TTTACAATAACTAACTACTGCATTTTTTCTGTTTGTTTCAACAAAATCTGTGCTATCAATAAATGTAGTATAATCATTATGATTACTTAAATTTCTAAGATATTTCATATTTATATAATTTTAAATTAATATATTCATTATTATTGTTCTACCTTAGTCCAACCATAATAACCTAAGTAATAATCTTCAGTATACATCCATACATTATAGCCACTACTACCACTTGGTACTGTTAATGTACCACCTATTTTTATATTATAGAATGTATAACTTTTTATTGTAGGAGCTGTTATGGCATTTGACACTATACTTGTTAGACTGCTACAACCCCAGAAAGCACTATCGCCAATACTTGTAACACTATTAGGTATAGTTATACTTGTTAAACTGCTACAATCAACGAAAGCACTTTTACCAATACTTGTGACACTATTACCTATTGTTATACTTGTAAGACCAGTACATTGATAGAAAGCTTTCGTGCCAATACTTGTAACACCACTTCCAATGGTTGCACTTGTTAAACCACTACAGCCTTGGAAAGCACTACCGCCAATACTTGTAATACTATCAGGTATGACTACGCTTGTTAAACCAGTACACTGTTGGAAAGCACCAGTTCCAATACTTGTAACACTATTAGGTATAGTTATACTTGTTAAACCAGTACAGTTCATGAAAGCGCCTTGGCCAATGTCTGTAACATTATTACCTAATGTTACACTTGTTAAACTGCTACAATCAACGAAAACACTTTCACCAATACTTGTGACACCACTTCCAATGGTTGCACGTGTTAAACCACTACAGCCTTGGAAAGCAGTAGTACCAATACTTGTAACACTATCAGGTATATCTATACTTGTTAAACCACTACAGTTATAGAAAGCACCTTGACGAATACTTGTAACACCATTTGAAATGGTTACACTTGTTAAACTACTACAATCAGCGAAAGCATAATAACCAATACTTGTAACACTATTACCTATGGTTACACTTGTTAAACCACTACAGCTACGGAAAGCATAATCGCCAATACTTGGCGTTGAATCGCCTATAACTAGAGTTTCAATGGCAGTAAAACCTGATACTAATGAAGTTATTATTACTACTTGTGCATTGTAGTTTAACGTTTTAAGACCACTACACCTATTGAAAGCACCATAACCAATACTTGTGACACCACTTCCAATGGTTGCACTTGTTAAACCACTACAGCCAGCGAAAGCACTTTGACCAATACTTGTAACACTATTAGGTATAGTTATACTTGTTAAACTGCTACAATCAGCGAAAGTACTATTACCAATACTTGTAACACTATTTGGTATTGTTATACTTGTAAGACTAGTACAATTATAGAAAGCACTACCGCCAATACTTGTAACACTATCAGGTATAGTTATACTTGTTAAACCACTACAGTCTTGGAAAGCACTACCGTCAATACTTGTAACACTATTAGGTATAGTTATACTTGTTAAACCACTACAGTTATAGAAAGCACTTTGACCAATACTTGTAACACTATCAGGTATGACTACGCTTGTTAAACCAGTACAATATTCAAAAGCATAATTACCAATTGATGTTACACCATTGCCTATAGTTATACTTCTTAAACTATTACAGTGACTGAAAACACCACTACCAATACTTGTAACACTATCAGGTATGACTACGCTTGTTAAACCAGTACACTGTTGGAAAGTATAGTCTCCAATACTTGTAACACCATTACCTATTGTAACATTTGTTAAATTATAACAGTCGTAGAAAGCAGAGATTCCAATACTTGTAACACTATCTGTTAATGTAAATAAAACAGTATGTTTACCCGCGGTATTAAATGTATATGAATTTGTAACTTCCTGTTCTACGCCGTCTACTTCCATTGAACTAAACATAGGTGTATCTCCACTACCTGAACCAGAACCAGAGCCAGAACTTCCATGATATAAATTTATTGGATTACTAGTATCAGTAACATTATATTTACATAATATTTGGTTTCCTTCTAATACTTGTTCATCAGAACCACTGCCTGAGCCTGAGCCACTACCTGAGCCACTATCTGATTTTTCTACTATTGTCCAATTATATTTACCTAAGTAATAATTTCCGGTACTCATCCAAGTATCATAATCAGCGCTACTAGCTGGTACTGTTAATATACCATTTGTCTTCACATTTCTGAATGTATTACTTTGTATTGTAGGCGCTGCCATGACGTTAGACACGATACTTGTTAAACTAGTACAATAAGAGAAAGCACTTTCACCAATACTTGTAACACTATTAGGTATAGTTATACTTGTTAAACCACTACAGTTATAGAAAGCATAACTACCAATACTTGTAACACCATTACCTATTGTAACACTTGTTAAATTATAACACTCGTAGAAAGCAGAGCTTCCAATACTCGTAACACTATCTGGTATAGTTATACTTGTTAAACTAGTACAACCTTGGAAAGCAGCATAATCAATACTTGTAACACCATTACCTATGGTTATACTTGTTAAATCACTACAATAATAGAAAGCATTATTACCAATACTTGTAACACTATCAGGTATGACTACGCTTGTTAAACCTTTACAACTATTGAAAGCATCATTGCCAATGCTTGTAACACTATCTGGTATAGTTATACTTGTTAAACCTTTGCAATCATAGAAAGCATAACTACCAATACTTGTAACACTATCTGGTATGACTACGCTTGTTAAACCACTACAACTATTGAAAGCATTATTACCAATTGATGTTACACCATTGCCTATAGTTATACTTCTTAAACTATTACAGTAACTGAAAGCACCAGTTCCAATACTTGTAACACCTTTAGATAATATAAATAAAACAGTATGTTCACCTACAGTGTCAAATGTATATGTATCTGTAACTTCCTGTTCAACACCATCTACTTCCATTGAGCTAAACATAGGTGTGTCTCCACTACCTGAACCAGAACCAGAACTTACATGATATAAATTTATTGGATTACTAGTATCAGTAACATTATATTTACATAATATCTTAATAACTTTAAGATTATAATAAACCTCAGTATTATCGTCTTTGCATATAGATACATTAGGTAAAATCATCTTAGATATATCAGATGTATAAGCTTGATATTCTGATGTTAAGTTAAATAATTTTAAATAAGTTCCCATTATATATTTGTTTTTAATTAAAAATAAATAATTAAAAAATATAAGATTTTGTAAATTATATCATATACAATATTATTTACAATTTTATATATAATAATGTCAATTAAAATTTAATATTTTAAATAATATTTGAATTTTTTTCAAAACATACTATATTTTTATTATAAATCAATAAAATTAATAAATATGGTAATTTCGACAAGAACAATTCGAGCAATTCTCAATAAGAAACGTAAAGAAGAGATTGAAGCTAAAAAATGCGAATGCAATAAGGCAGCAGACAAGCTTAAAGCAAAACTTAAGAGTTGGTTAAAGAAAGAGTTCGGATTTAGTCGATATGATTTCACAATCGGTATTTATACTAGTTGTTCTGAAGATACATATAATGCTTCAAAATATTCAATTAATGTAACTTTCTTCAAGGGTGATCCGTACGAAATTGGTAAGAAATTTATGGAGAAGTTTGGAGACTTTAATTTCAAAGGTTTTGAATGTCACAGTAATTGCTCTGGAAATTATGAAAATCCAGAATGTAAGAATTGGCTTTTTATTGATGTAAAAAATAATTAAAAATCAAACAATATGAAATATAATATTATAAAAGAACTTCCAGTCAATTCATTAGATTTTATTTTCAATGAACTTAAGAATGGTGGACTTAAGCTTCTCTATTTTAATGCTCGCGAGAATAATGTGAGTCAAGTAAGTTGGTTCCCAGAAGACAAAATTGAAATTATTACAGTTGAAGATGATGAAATAGTTGCACAATATTATCCTTCTTTTCCATTTAATTCAGTCGTAGAAATGAAATGTAGTGGATGTTATTCATTTACAACAACTAATGGTTGGTTTATTGGTCATATTGAAGATTAAATTATAAATAAAAACAGTCAGCCAGGGAGACTATAAAATTATTCACTGATGAGACCTGGACGAAAATATATTCATACGAATCCACTTGCTTGCGAAAGTAGGTGGATTTTTAAAAATTATAAAGATTTTATTTAATTATTTTTGAATTTTTTATATATTATTCTATTTTATTTATATAAATCAAACAAATAAAATATGATACATTTAATTGATACAAATCTTTTCGCCCATCAGAATCAAGTAAATTTCAATGGTGAAATACACCATTCAAATTATAATCATAATTACTATACTTCTCAAGGGGGAGTAATTATACTTGAGGAATGCGATGATGATAATACTTTTTATTATTACAATGTAGATCCTAATACTGGTAATACCGAATATTATGGATTAGTTGATTCAATAACTGGAATATTTGATAAGGATTATGATGGTTTTACTTATAAGAACGATGAAGGTATAATTGAACTTAATTCTAATTTTTGTTAAAATATGAAACTTATTACAAAAGCAATTGAAAATGAGCTTCTTAAGCATCCTTTATATTCAACAGATGGAAAAAATGAGAAAGATGTACTTGTAAAGTTTTTCAATCCATGCGGTATTGGTACCTGGTATGTTTTTGAAGCACAAAAGAATGGAGATGATTGGACGTTCTTTGGTTTGATAGACCTTTATGAAAAAGATCTTGGATATTTCACACTTGGTGAACTTAAATCAGTAAAGCTTCCATTTGGACTTTCAATTGAAAGAGATCAATATTTTGAAGGATATAAGTATAATTCAATAACTGGAGTAATTTTTTAAGCAATATGGAATTGAATTACAGAGTTTACGACAATAGTTTTTGTATTAACGTTGATACTGGTGTTAGTGCTCTTCTTGTGCAAGAGTATGACATGTTTTATCCATATCGTCCCGACAAAAATGAAGATGGAGCTGTATTCACTATTTGTTCAAACCCTTATGATAAGTATATTGACATCTATGGTTTGAAGAAGTTTATCAATGTAAAATCATCAAAGACCGGAAATATTTATCGAGTATTGTTCAAAGAATCAGCAATATATTAAATTATGACAAAGAAATTAAATGAAGTGAAAGTAGGAGATACATTATATTGTATTGACTATAAAAATGATTGTATTGTTCCATTAACAGTTGCAGAACATATTACTAATGGACCAGACGTTAGTCGTAAAATATATTCGAGGGAAGCAATTAGAATTAAAGAGAAAGTTCCTTGTACACCGGAAGCTGAAGGTGAGTTCGTTATTGATCAATTTTATCGTGGTGATGAATGCGCAACATGTAAATATGGAATTTTTACAACTTATAATGAAGCTAAAAAAGAATTAATAAAACAAATAAAAGATAATATTGATTATGTAGATAAAGAGATGGTTAATTTAAATAATCAAAAAATTCATCTATATGATTGCCTTAATAAATTAAAATAACATGGGTAAGAAATTTAATAATATCAAGCCAGGTACTATTTGTACAATGACTCATAATAAATCTGTGGTATTTCGTATTACTCATGTAAATGATCAAGGAATGCCATTTGCAAAGCATTCATATTTCCATTATGCTAACACTACTGGTGAGTATGAATTTCAGATAGATGATAAACCAGTATGTATGGCTTATACAACTGAATATGAAGAAGCGAGTAAAGAACAAAAAGAAAAATTTATAGAGATGGAGACTAAAGAAACAAACATTAAAGCTTTTAAGAAAGCACTTCATGAAGGTAAAGTAGAGTTTAAGTACACTAAGAAAAATGGCGAAGAGCGTATTGCAATTGGTACATTAAATATCGATGTAATGGGAAAGGAAAATGAGCCAAAAGGCACAGGTTATGAAACTACAGATTCTAATATTCGATATTATGATTTGAACTCAAATGGATGGCGCTCATTTATTACAGATAATTTAATTTCATGGTCAATTATTTAAATTTTTATAATTATGTACGAAGCAGTAAGAAACAATATTATTAATAATTTTTTGAATCGTAATTATCGATGGACATGTGTTAATAATAAGAAATCGGTTTTTAATGATATGATTGATCGTAGTCCATTTCCATTTACATATGATTATGATAAAGATATTTTGATGATTACTCTTGGAGATAACATTAATATTACTGTTCATTTTGTTTGGGAATACAAAAACGATATAAAGCAATATCGTTTGATTAATTTTAATTAAGGTTGAACAATTGTTCAGCCTTTTCTATTTTAATAAATAATGAAAGATATAATATAACATGAAAGAAGATAATTATTTACAATCAAAAGACGGAAAAATATATAAAATAATGTCTAATCATTTATTACAGCTTTCTCCTTGGAAAGATGGTGAAGATAGACGTTTATATGAATATGACGATAAAGATATGACTGTTATAACATATCAAAACGCATGTATGATTGTAAATAAACAATATAATGAAATAGATGAGGAATGGGAGTATAACGGTAAAAAATATAAAGCTAATGCAATAGTAAATAAAAATATTGATGAGCATACTGCAATGCTTTCATTATTGCCATCTCATTATATTAAAGAATCTGTAAAAATATTAAAGACACTACCAAATGAGAATTCAATATCAATTTCTAATGAAAATGGTAATGAATTCAAAATGATTAAAAATAAAGGAAAAATTTATTATTGTCTTATAATTAATCAATTTTTGCCAAAAGTGCAGCTTTACGACACATTTGGAAAGTTTTGTCAAATGGTTAATATAAAAAATGTAAAGCCAATATATAATCAAACAGATAAAAAATATGTATAGTAAAGAATATTACATTAAAGAAATTCAAGAGTATGTTATTCATTTTAATGAATACTGGGAAGATCCAATAACTGAGTCTGAATTAGTTAAAAATACTGAAGATACTATATCTGCTATTTCTGGATATTGCCAACTTATAAATACACAAATGAACTTAAAGAAAAATAGAGGCCTTTGTGAATATGATAAATTACCTGGTGTTGTTCAATCAGCAATTAAAAGTATAATTGATTTAGTTAATGATGGTCGTGATTTATGGCATGAAATTGAATATTCAAAAGTAAATTCCGGTCAATCAAGAAAATTTGATCATTATGTAGAAAAGAATGGGCATTTATCGTTTGAAAACAATCCTTTACTTCGAACATTTGACATTATTGAATTATGTAATACTTTATCAGAATTAATTCAATCAGAGAAATCAACAGCAGATTTAAAGAAATATGAAGGTAAATATTTTACAGGTGAATATTATGAATGTGGAGCATATACAATTAGAATTGATAAAATATATAAGAATAAAAAAGGAAAATATACTTTTGATGGTTATATAATTTGGTGGACAACAATAGATTCTAGATTTGAACACGATGGAATATTATTTGAAAAGGTAGAAGATTATCCATTTGAAGATTTATTGTTTGTCGAATATGATGATGACGAAGAAGGAAATACTTTTAAAAATTATATAGAATCACTTAAAGAAGAAACTAAAAAATCTATTGAAGAGCAAATCAAACATCGTATTAATTATTATTTAGAAGAATTATGAATGCAAAATTTAAACCAGGAGATATTATAAGATCAAATAAAGATAATGAAAGAATATTTTATATTTTAAATTCAAAATATAAAACATATGTTGATACGTCAGACCGTTATGATGAGACATATGAATATTATAATTATCAATGTTATGATTTAATAAATAATGAAGAAATAATTATTACTAGTTATGACGATAGTTCATATGATATTATTATGCATCGTTTTATATTTGAAGATATAAAACCATTTATGCAAGTATTAGTGTATGATATAACTTTTAATAAATGGATTGCCGATATTATATCTTCTTGGGGTCCTTGGGATATACATACAATTGGTCATGGTGAATTTTATTATAAAGAAGTAGTACCTTATAATGATAATACAAAATATTTAATTAATACATCGGAGAAACAACATAAGTATCATAACTTTTCTCAAATAGATGAAGTAAAAGAATATTTTAAGAATAATGATTTAACAAATGATAATATATATAAAAAATTAAGTGTATGAATGGAATTATTGGAGCAGTCATAGGATCTAGTATTGGTCTTTCCTATGAAATCAAAAAAACTAAAGATTATAATTTTAATATGATTTATGACAAGGCTAATCCATCTGATGATTCAGTCGCTATTATAGCCACTGCTGATTGGCTGATGAATACAAATCATACAAAAGATGAATATATTGATAAACTTCATTATTGGTGCAATAAATATAATTATGGAATGTATAATTATGGTAATGCAACAAAATTTAAAGAATGGGTATCAAATAAGGAACGTGAACCATATAACTCATTTGGAAATGGCTCAGCAATGAGAGTTATTCCTGTTGGTTGGTGGGCATGTTCACTTGAACAAGCCTTAAAGTTTGCAAAGATAACTGCTGAAGTAACTCATAATCATCCTGAAGGAATTAAAGGTGCACAAGCAGTTGCAGGCGCAATTTGGGCAATTCGTAATGGTTATACAAAGGACGATATTAAAGAATGGCTTGAACATGAATGCAAATATAACTTAAATATATCTTACGATACATTAAAGAAAAATCATAAATTTGAATGTACATGTCAAAATTCAGTTCCTGCTTCATTTATTTGTTGGTACAATTCAACATCATATGAAGATTGTGTTCGTAAAGCAGTAAGTCTAGGAGGTGATGCAGATACTGAAGCTGCAATTGCTGGTGCTTTCGCAGCAGCAGATAAGAATACCACAATTCCTGAAGAATTAACTAATGATGTAACAAGATTCTTTTCAATGGACTTTATGGAAGTATTAAACAAGTTTCACAAACAATTTGAAGTATAATTATGAAATCACCATACGGAATAAAAGGTTGGGTTGATCATTGTATGATGTGTGTTACGGAAGTTTGTGAATTCAAGCAATCAGATCCTAAAGATATAGATACATCAGAAATGTTACGAACTTGGTTTGAGATAATGTACAAATCAGCTCGTGAATGTGGTTATCAAGATGGATATGTTGAAGGCTTAGGTGATAGTGCAGCCTATTCTTGTGACCCATATACAAGAGGAATATATGAGAAGCATGCATATTACACAGATAAGGAAGGCAATATAATGTGTGATAGTAATCATGAACCAATGAAGATTGATTACAAAAAAGATTTAAAAAATTAAAAAATTCTTAAAAATAGTTCTATTTTATAATTGATAATTATTATTAAATACAAGGTAGAAAACATCTATCTTGAGCAACTAAAAATATATTAAACATAAATTATTATGAGCAACAAAGTATTTGGTATTGACCTGGGAACAGGAAATTCATGTGTCGCTATTATTGAAGGTAGACAAGCTAAAGTTATTGCAAACGCAGAAGGTTCTCGTACTACACCATCTGTAGTTTTTATTAAAGGCGATGAACGTAAAATTGGAGGTTCCGCTAAACGTGGTATGATTATGAATCCTAAGAACACAGTATCTTTTATTAAGAGATTTATGGGTGCTGAATGGCAAGATGCTGATGTTCAAAAGATGTTAACTATGATTACATATGAAGTAGTTAACAAGAACAATAAACCTTATGTTAGAATTGAAGGCAAAGATTATTCTGCTGAAGAGATTTCTTCATATATCTTAGCAGACCTTGCAAAGGTTGCTTCAGATTATTATGGAGAGGAAGTAAAAGATTGTGTTATCACAGTTCCTGCATGGTTTAATGATGTTCAACGTAAAGCAACAAAACTTGCCGGTGAACTTGCTGGTTTGACAGTACATCGTATTATTAATGAACCAACTGCAGCTATTCTTGCAGCAGGTATGGATAAAGAAGATAAAGAACGTCTTGTACTTGTAAACGACCTTGGTTGTGGTACTGAGGATGTATCTATATGTGAAGTATCTCAAGGAATGGTTGAAGTACTTGCATCAGATGGTGACGTATTCCTTGGTGGTCAAAACTATGATAATGAAATTGTAAATTGGCTTGCTGAAGAATTTATGAAGGATCATGCAAATGTAGATCTTCGTAAGGATCCTATGGCATATGCTCGTCTTGTTGAAGCTGCTGAAAAGGCAAAGTGTGAATTGTCAACATCAACAGCAACAGAGATTAATCTTCCATATATTACTGTTATGGATGGTGTTCCTCAAATGTTGGTTACAACACTTACACGTGCAAAGTTTGAACAAATGACAAAGAAGTTTACAGATAAGGTTGTTGAAATTGCAAAGCGTGCACTTGAAAAGGCAAAGAAGACACCTGCAGATATTACTGATATTCTTCTTGTTGGTGGTTCATCTCGTATGCCACAAGTTCAAGAGGCTCTTAAGAATGCAATTGGTGATAAGTTAAATAAATCATCAAACTATGATGAAGCTGTTGCACTTGGTGCTGCAATTCAAGCAAAGGCAATTGTTAATCCTGAGGAATCAGATACATTACTTCTTGATGTAACTCCAATTACATTAGGTATTGAGGTTAATGGTAATCAAATGGGTAAGCTTATTGAAGCAAATACAACAATTCCTGCTAAGAAATCACAGACATTTACAACTGCTGTAGATAATCAGCCTGGTGTATCAATTGTTGTTCTTCAGGGTGAACGTCCTATGAGTCGTGACAATAAAGTAATTGGTACATTCCAGCTTGACGGTATTATGCCAGCTCCACGTGGTGTTCCTCAAATTGAAGTAACATTTGATATTGATGCTAATGGTACTCTTACAGTAACAGCTATGGATAAAGCAACAAATAAAGAACAGCATATTACAATTTCTGATTCTAATGCACTTTCACAGGAAGAAATTGATAGAATTAAGAAAGAGGCTGAGGAGCATAAAGCTGAAGATGAAGCTAAGAAAGCTGAGTTTGATAAGAAAAATGATGCTGAAGGATATATTTATTCTGTTGAACGTTCATTAAATGACGATAAGCTTAAGGATAAGTTTACTGATGATGAAAGAAAACAACTTGAAGATATCGTGAATACAGCTAAGAAAGCAATAGAAGAAAAGAATGATAACGAGTTATATGCAAAGAAGAATGAGTTAGAAAAAGTTTATAATCCAATTATAACTCGTATATATCAGGAGAACATGCCAAAGGATGCTAATGGTAATCCACAAGTAGATCCTAATCAATTTACAAATATGTTTGGTGGTCAAGGTGGTCAAAATCCATTTGGAGGTAATCCATTCCAAGCAGGTGCTCCTTTCCAAGAAACAAAATAAACTCTCAATGGGATTCTCTTGAGAGTCCCTATATAAAAATATTTAATAACAATTAGAGGTAATTATTATGACAAACGCTTTAGATTTTTTTGGTGCAAAAGACTTATTTGATTTTAATTTTAATCCTATTAAAACTTTTTTAGGTGACTTTGTTCCATCAAACTTTACCAATTCCCCAAAGGTTAACGTAAAGGAAACTGATAAAGCTTATGAAATAGAAATTGCCAATCCTGGATTTACAAAAGATGAGACAAACATCAAAATTGAAAACAATGTTATTTATGTAAGTATGACTAACGAATCAAAAGAAGGTCAAGAAGACGAGAATCATAAATATCATGTAAAACAATGGAGTAAATCATCTTATCAAGAATCTTGGAATATTCCTGATAATGTAATTCAAGAACAGATATCAGCAAGTAATAATGATGGTGTTCTTACAATTACATTACCTAAGAAAGAAGAAGATCCTAAAAAAGAAGTAAATGTAAGGACGATTGAAATTAAATAAGAGTTTACTTGGGATTGGATCTCCAGATCCAATCCCATTTTTAATTAAATAATTTAATTAAAAAATGACAGTAAATGAAATAATAAAAAACGAAAATATTCGTTCTGATAGATATGCAATGGCTGCTATATCTTTTATATTTAAAGCTTTTGGTGATAATATACGTTCAAAAGAATATTGGCCTTGGGGAAAAGATGTTCAATGTGAATGGAGTCCATCCAAAGGAACAAAATATGATATTATATTAGCTGAACAATTACTTGAACGATCAAAAAATAAATATTTGAATGAAATTGGAGAATTTAATTTAATTAATGATAAATATGTTTCAATGTTTAAAATTAAAAGTGTTTCAGATAATACTTCAATTTTAGATTTACCTTCATATAAGATTAAATTAAATACTTTATATTATTACGAAAAGAATGATGCTTCAAATATTTATGAATTAAAAGTTAATGATTATTTATGTTTGTCAATTGATAATTATTATACGATTTATAAAATTATAGAAATTGATAATAAAACATATGAAATAATCGTTGATAGAGTATTTGGTGATTATGAATTAAATTCTAATTCAACATATGAAAAAGATAAAAATATGTATTTTCAAATATATATTATGAACAGAGAAAAAATTAGTGGAGGATCAAATAATGATTTTAATACACAATTAAAAGATTTAAAACGTCGTCTTAATAAAGTTAATATTAATATAAAACGTATTAATAAGACAAGTAAAGAAGCTTCAAATATATCAGAAAAGGCAAATAATATTATTGATTCTATTTAATATTAGCAATGAATAAAAATTTATATGAAATACTTGGTGTAAGTCAAAATGCAACATTAGATGAAATAAAAAAGGCTTACAAAAAATTAGCGGTTAAATGGCATCCCGATAGACAAGGTGGTAAATCAGATAAAGAAAAAAAGGAAGCTGAAGATAAATTTAAAGAAATAGGTGCAGCTTATGCTATATTATCTGATGAAAACAAACGCGCAAAATATGATAGATTTGGTACTGTTGATGATGATATGATGAATGGTACTGGGTTTAATTTTGATGATTTATTTAAAAATGTCATGGGTGGTGGATTTGATATATTTGGTGATATTTTTGGAAATAGACATCAACAAAGAGAATCATATCCATATGAAGCACAATCAATTCAAGTTCACATACCACTATCAATTGAAGACATATTCAATGGATATGATCATGAAATCGAATATATGATAGAAAAACGTTGTACAAGCTGTAATGGTACTGGTGGTACTAATGTTGAAACATGTCCACACTGTCACGGAACAGGTGTTATTGTAAAAACACAACGTTCTGGTTTTGGTATTATACAACAGCAATCACAATGTCCATATTGTAATGGAACTGGTAAAATTATAAAAAATAAATGCTCTACTTGTAATGGTACAGGTCTAATTAAAGCAAAACAAAAATGCAAAGTAACTTTTAAACCAGGAGTTAAAAATGATTATTATCAAATTTATTATGGTTATGGATGTGAAGGTAAAGATTCTCGTACAAAAAATGGTAATTTAATTGCTATAGCAAAATATGCATTTGATACATTAAAATACCAAATTATTGATAATACAGTTTATGAATTAATTGAAATACCTTATTATAATTGTATTTTAGGAACTGAAATTAAACATAAAATTCCAAGTGGTAAAGAAGTAATTGTTAAGATTCCTCCTTATTCTAAAGATGGTACACAAGTTGTTTTAGAAAATGAAGGACTTAAATTACCTACTAAATATGGACGTAGTAAATATATATTTATTATTAAGCCTAAGTTACCAACATATATTAAGTCAGAAGAAAAAGAAATATTAGAAAAAGTTAAGAAGATAAATGAACATTGATAGTAGTAATTATAAAGAATATTGGAATCTATCATTAAGTTCAATATTAGCAGGATTATGTATATCTATTGGGTGTATTGTTAATTTAATGACAGGTGGTGGTGTTATTGGAGCAGTATTATTTACATTTGGTTTGATAACTGTTGTACATTATAAATATGCATTATATACGGGAACCGCAGGATTCGTTAATTCATATAAAGATATAATTAATTTATTTTTGATAATTTTATTAAATAATTGGCTTGGATGTTACATAACTGCTGGATTAGCAACATATGCCATACCAGATTTAATAGATAAAGCAAATGCAATTGTTATATCACATTCTAAAGTTAACGTATGGCAAGCATTTATAAGAGCATTATTTTGTGGGTTTTTAATGACAACTGCTGTTAAATTTGCAAGAGAAAATAAATGGCTACCTTTAATATTTGCAGTTCCAGTATTTATATTAGCCGGATTTTATCATTCTATAGCTGATGCATTTTATATATGTGCATCTGATTTACATAATATTGTAAGTTCATATGTTGTATTTAAAAATTGGTTTTTTATTATTCTTGGTAATTTTGTAGGATGCAACTTATATAGATTAAAATTTTTAGATTAAATATTAAGGAATGCTTCAAAGCATTCCTTTTATTTTTAAACAATTTAATTTTTATATTATATTTGAAAATTTTAATGAAATTACTATATTTATAATATAAATTAAATATGATGTATTACAAAATTTACTTTTAAACATTATGACAAATTATCCTTATTATAAAGCAGTTACTTTTGATGCAGGTATTTTGAAAAAAATTGGCTTTGGTGTTCAGGATGGAAAGAAGTTCAAAACTTGGTATGAATGTGCAGGTGCAATCAAAAGTAGATATAAAAAGCTTCCACAAACAATGAATCAACAGATTTTAATTCTTGAATATACAGATCAATACGAAAGTAAAATTATCGATGTATGTCAAGGAGATAATTGGACATCAGTTGCTGCGCCTATTAAACTTATGTAATTATGAATAAACAAAAATTTTATTTAGCAGATCCACATAAACTAGAGATCACAGAAAAATATTTAAACACGACATCCGAATATTTTGAATATTGCTCTCCTTGGCGATTTGATACAATAGAAGAAGCTAAAAGATATATTAAAGAGAATGTAAAAAACAAGATAAAAAAAATTGATAAAGAAATTACTGAACTTACTTTTAAACGTGATGAATTAGTAAACCAATTATTTAATATATAAATAATGAAGAAGTTTTATTGTTATAGTAAATGTATTTTTGATATGCTAATGGAGAAAGCAGGATTTTTTGATTCTGAAGATCTACCTCATAATGTAGCAATCATATCTATTGGAGCTCATTGGAATGAACAAGAAGATCATTGGTTCAAAACCACTAATGACAGAGTTTTGAACATTGACTTTGATGATGTTTCACCAGATCTTTGGTGGCATGATGATATGTATGATAAAGCAATGAATGACAGTAATCAAAACAAGTACTTTGATTATTCATATGTAAATTCATGCGGAAAAATTACTGAGTTACATGCATTAAACTATAATCAGGCTTACACTATTGTAAAGTTCATTGAGGATCATAGAGATTGTGATTTCTATATTCATTGTTCAGCTGGTATAAGCCGTAGTCAAGGAGTTGTAAGATATGTACTTGATACTTATGGAGACTATGAGACAAATCCAGATAATCCTTGTATATGTCCTAATATGCATGTAACTAGAATGCTTAAGAGAGTATACAGAGAAAAGTATAATTCAGCTTTTACTGATGAAAGTTGTAAGTGGGATTGTAATTATAAATTTAAAAAAAGAATAATTCGTTATGTTTAATTTAAAAACTTGGATGATTACCATAATTACATGGGTAATTATATTATTTTGCTGTTCTTGTGAATGTAATTATAAAGATAAAGAACATCCTACAAACGATACAATCAAGTGTGAAATAATTAATAAGAAAAAAGATTTTGTTTTTGATGTAACATTAAATATGCCTACATATCATAATTATATTGTAATTAAATATAAAGATAAGACAATAAAAAATGATGTAGGTGTCAATACCTATAAAAAATACAATATTGGAGATTCTGTTCTTTGTATAAAACACTATTGCCCATTTAATTATTATGAAATTAAGTATTAACAAATAAAGAAATAAATAATATGACACAAGAAGATTTAAAAATTGCATATAAGGTTGTATCACAGATTATGAACGAAAATCATTTAATGAAAGATAATTCATTTAATCGTGTTCGTAATTGGATATCTAATACATTAGCAGATGAGTTGACAAAGAATCAATAAATTTTATGTTAAATATTAAATAATTTTTTATTAAAAATTGAATTTTAAATAAAAATTTCTATATTATTTATATATTAATCAAACAAATAAATAATTTATGAATATTAATAAGATTGATATTTTGTGCGATAATGTAATTGATGTTGCATTGGTTGGTGGAGATGCATTGAATACTATTGATAATGCAAATTTGACTGAATACCCACAGAAATTTGTTAACCGGATTAATTCTGTTGTTAATTATTGCTATAATATGTTTATGAATGCTAATGCAAATAAGCATACTGATGAGCAGATTAATGAATTACTTGTTAATCTTTTGAATAATCTTATTATTTATAAAAATTCTTATCGTAAGAATTCTTATGGATATAAAGTTATGAATTCATTATTTGATATTGTGAAAGACACTTTTATTGAGTTTAATAAATAAAATATATATATATGAAGAAGTTTGAGATTATTCGTTGTATTTTTGATACAGTAATTAATTCTGGATATAATGATGACAAGCAAGACGCAATTAGTTGTTATACTCGCGATAAGCTTGAAAATATTGTTTATGTAAGAAAACTTGATTTGTCATTACCTAATATTGATTCTGTTGCTGTTACTGCTCTTGAATCTAATTTTTCTGATGCATGCGATGCTGACGTTAGAATTGCGTTTAAAGATAATAATATTGGACAACGTGTAATTCTATATGCAAATGAGGTTGAGACTTCAATTCTTGAAAAAATTCTAGAGAACATAAAAGGTTAAATATGTTAAGATTAGCAAATGAACCAGAATCATTTAAGACGATATTAGATCGTAATGGAATGAAAATTCATATTGGTGAACAAGCACTTATTATTGAAAAATCTAAATATTTGAAATGCCAAGTTGTTGCTTTTAGTATAAATTATAAATATGTATATTTAGTATCTAATGAAACATTATTTAGAAGAAACCCAGATAATATTGTACTAATACATAATTTGAAAAAGTGGAAAAATTAATAATATGAGTAATATTTCAGAATTAGATAAGAACAAGACTGAACAATGCGTTGTTAATGAGACAATTCGCCTTGATAATTGTAGAGTAACACTTGATAAGCTCAAGAATGAATATAATCATAAGAAGTATATGTATATGATAGAACTTTCAAACATGGAAGATAAAATTACTACACTTGAAGATTCAATAGCTTCTGGAGAAAAATTTCTTAATGATTGTAATAATCATCTTAAAACATTTGATTAATGAAATATATTGGAATTAATGGTGGGCGGTTAGTTGAAGAGTTTGTACCTTGGCCCAATTGTGGTATTAGGTGGATGACTCTTAAAGATGGAACATATGTCGATGTAATGTTCTCTATATTCTTTTGGTATTTTACCATTGGACAAATAAAAAAGAAACTTAAAGAACAAGGATATTAAATTTTTAAATTAAAATTACATTTAATTATATTAAATAAAACAAATAAAAATATAGGAGAAAATAATATGAGTAAATTGAATTCCACAAAGAAGAGTACTACTTTGAAAGTAAATCAAGTAGCTGTTGGTGAAATTGCAGGCGGTGTATCTTGTGCTGTTGCTGCACAGTCAAATATACAATTGCTTCGTAGAGCAGTTCTTGCTAACTTGCTTTGGGAGAATATTGCATATATGAATGGGAAGAAGGTTACAGATGAGATTGCTCGTCTTATTCCTCTTTGTGATCCTATGGATGTAGCAAACCTTACAATTGAGGCACGCACTATACAGAAGCTTCGTCATACACCTTTGTTCCTTGCAGTTCAAATGTGTAAGCATGATGCAACTCGCCCTTATGTTAAGGAAGTACTTCCAAAAATCATAACTCGTGCAGATATGTTAACTGACTTTATGGCACTTTATTGGATGGACGGTAAGTGTCCAATCTGTAATGCAGCAAAGCAAGGTTTGCGTGAAGCATTCCATAACTTCAATGAATACAAGTTTGCAAAGTATGATCGTGATGCAGAAATCAAACTTCGTGACGTAATGTTTATGGTACGTCCAAAGCCAGCAAATCAACTTGAGGCAGTTCTTTACAAGAAGATTGCTGACCGTACACTTGAGACTCCAGAGACATGGGAGGTATTGCTTTCAAAGGCACATACTTCAGCTGAGAAGGCCGCAGTTTGGGAGAAACTTATCAATGAGGGTAAGATTGGCGGTAAGGCAATGCTTATGAACCTTCGTAACATGCAATCTGCTGGTGTTCCACGCCCAACAATTGTAAAGGGTCTTAACGAGCTTAAAGGCGCAATGTTACTTCCACTTGACTTCTTGAAGGCAATGCGCGAAAGTAACGGTCTTGACCGTGAACTTGAGGATGCAATGTTGAATACTTACAAGAGCCTTCCAAAGCTTCCAGGTAAGACATTGTTCATTGTTGATGTATCTGGTTCTATGGGATCACTTACAAGCTCTGGATCAAAATTCTCAAGACTTGATATTGCATGTAGTCTTGCAATGATATGTGCAAATAAATGTGAAGATTTTGAGCTTGTATGTACTGCGGGTGATGACGGTCGTCGTATAGAGAGTCAAGTACGTATCAAGTACCCAAGCAAGGGATTCAACTTGTTTAAAGAAATTGCAGCATCTCGCGATACTGTAGGTAATGGTGGTATCTTTACATATCAGTGTATTGAAAAGCTTCGTAAGCAACTTGGAAATAAGATACATGATTATGCTCGTATAATTGTGTTCTCAGACTCACAGGATATTGATGTATGCTATGGTTCATTAAATAAACCACGTCCATTTGGTAAGTATAATTATATTTGTGATGTATCTTGTAATACCAAAGGTATTAATTATAAAGGTGTATGGACGGCAGAGATTTCTGGTTGGTCTGAACATATGCTTGATTTTATAGAAGCTTTTGAAAATATTAACCAAACACCTTTAATTGAAGAATAAAATTATGAACGTTACAGTAATCATATGTACCCAAATAAATATAAAGATTAAATGATTACAAAGAAAAATTACATGATTATTAGAACTAAAGAATAAAAGGAACTCTTAAGAGTTCCTTCTATTTATTTAATGATTCTGTAATTTCTGTATCTATTCGTTGTTGTAATTCATCTTTTCGTTTATTAAGTTCTGCTAATTCATTTTCAGCATCCTCAATTTGCTTAATTAATGCTTTAAGTTTCTTTGAAGATGAATTTTTAATAAATTCAGAAATAGCTTCTTTTGATGTTCCAATATATACTGTACCTATATCTTTTATTGCTTTTGTATCAACTTGAATAGGTTCATCTAATTTAGGATCTGCATAATGCATTGTTCTCCAGCCAGTTACGCCAATTGAATTATCTTCAAGTTCTATATCAACATCATATCCACCTGAACGTCCATACCAAGAACTTTTTACTTTTGAAACATTAGCAACCTTAACAGGAATAGCCTTTGTTTCTCCATCTTTTAATATATATATTGTTGAACCTTTACGGGGAATTTTAACATCTTTTGCAGCTGACTCTATAATCATTCCTTCATTTATAATTTCACTTAAGTTTTTCATATTATTTCTCTAACATTTTTTTAATATCTCTTGATGTAAATCTGAAAAATTCAATTGGATATTGTTTCCATGATTCTTTATATTTCTTTAAAAATTCATGGTGATTATCTAATTTTTCTTGCAGTTGTTCATCTGTAAATCCCTTCCAAATAGTTAAATGTTTTTTAAGAATATCATTAACTTTTTTTAATGTTTCAATATCATCTTCATAAATATACACATCATATAATTGTGTATAATTTGCTTTTCCAGATCCTATTGTAACTTTATCACCAAATTCTTTCTTAAATTCTGCTTTTATTTTATTAACAAATGATGTTGTTGATGCTTCAGTTATCAAATAAGTTTGTATATCTTTCATAATTATTCATTTTATTTATTTTTCATTCCTATATGCCATTTTCCACATACTTTACAAACATATGCAGTATATTTATACATTTTATGTTTCTTGATAAATAATAAAGCTTCTTGTTCTGTTTCAAACTTTTGTTTTGGCTTCCATTCTCCATCTTTTCTGGCATAATGTTCACGTTTAATGATATGCTTATTGCAATCTGATCTTGCGCCTATTTTAGACAATATAGTTCATAAATTATTTTGGTATGTATCACCTCTATATTTTATAAATTATTATTTTAATTTACTTTTTTATATCTTTGTATTACATTTCCTCTAGAATCAATACGAATACGTTCTTGAACTGCAACATGATTCATACGTTCACCTCTAAATATTGTCTTTATGATTATATCAAATTTGGAGCCATTTTCTTCAAGTAACCACACTGCCCATAAATTCATGTTTTTTGGACGACCGCCACAATATTCAACTTTATTTTCATCATTTTTATTGTTCAACCAACATTGGCATTCTATTGTCCATGCATCTACGCGACGTTGTTGATATTCAAATGGTTTTAATTTTCCATCATAGTTCATTTCTACAATATCGTTCCAAGCCCATCTAAACATGTTGATTATTTCATATTGACCAATTCTTTTTCCACCATCTCCGCCTTTTTCTACTGGTCTGTCTTGACGTTGTGTTGCATGATCTCCCATACGAAGATTATCACCATCTTTAGAAGTCCATATTATACGATTACCACCTTTAGATTGATACCTATAATCTTTACCTTCTAATATAAATTGCTGAAAGTCATCATCTAACAATTCTAAAGATGACTCATCTAATTGAAATATAATTCGTCCAAGTTTGTTTTCAAAATTATTTCGTTGCAAATATTCAAGAATACTTTTCATTAATTATAAAGACTATACTTTATTAAAAATAAATAAAAATAGAAATAATTAACATTTATTAACTTTATAATTAAGATAAAAATTGAATAATATATAAAAAATACTATATTTTAATTGTAATAAATAAATTAAATGAATATGACAAAGAAAGAAAAGCTTGCAACGGAGTACATCAATTTGAAAAGAGAGTTTGATGGTAATGATTTCAAGGAGAACATTACCGAGAATCAGATTTGGTATTTGACTCGTGAATTCAAGATTGTTCATTTGGAGACCAAGATTGAAGCTATTAAGAGAGCAATCAAGGAGAAGGAACTTCGTCTGAAGAGGGAAGCTTACTTTGCAACTCCTGAAGGCCAGACATATAAGAAGGAAATTGAAGATCGTCTCGAAACATATCGGAGAGAGCTGAAAGATATTAACAACTCATTTGAGAATTGGATCATTAAGAAGGTAAATGAGATGGCTCCTGGCAATTGGACTGCTAAATTGTCTATTGGATCTTATGGATCATCACATGTAGAAATTGGTTTAGTTAATCGCGATCCGGAAAGAAATTTTACTATGCAGTTCGGGCATGAGTTCACAATCTACTTTGATGACTACAACTTTGGTAAGAAAGCTCCCAAATTTGAATTAAATTATGGGACTCTTGGTTCTTTCGATCTATTCAATGATGAAACACGTCCTCTCTATCTGAATGGCCTGGCCACTATTTCAAACAATAAGGAGTTCCTCCAGTTGCTTATGGCAAAGTTCATTGAAAATTGCAATAATGTAAAGAAAATTTCAAAACAAATGGATGAGCTTGAGAGAAAACTTAATAATCCTGTAATTGCATAATAATATAAAATAAGAAAATAAAATTATGAAAATTCTAGAAACTGCAAATCTTTTAGAAATGCGTCGTTGGCTTAATGAAGCTAAGACTATGAAAATTATACCAGATAATGAAATACCTATTCATATTGTATGCGATGATGATCCTTTGAATCGTGAATGGTATGATATTATTGGCATGGAAAATTCTGGTGATTCACTTTGCATTAAAGTAAAAAAACATAATGCTTAATAAAGTTTTTTAATTGTAGTAATTCCTATAAAAAATTCATTTTTTCATATTATATTTGAATTTTTTATAGGAATTACTATATTTATATTGTAAATCAAAACAAATAAAGAATATGACTGAAAATAAGAACAAAGGATTTCGCGATGTAATGGTTGGTGATAAGCTTTACTATGCTAATTTGGAAGCTTACGGCATTTATGAATGCCGAGTAATATCTATTGAATTGGATGAAAATGCTTTATGCGACATGGATCACCGCGTACCTGATGTTATTTTCAAAACTAACGAATTGAAAGATTTCAGTATTAATAAAGGTTGTCTTTTACATTTTGATACTAAAGTATTAATTAATGAAGATGGTGTGTACATCAGTCCATCACGTTATGCATTAGCTACTGCTATTGTCAAAGCTATAGATGAGAAACTTAATTATTGGAATCTCAAAAAGAGTCGTATTCTGAATGCTTATTATAATGCTGACTAAAAAATAAAACATTATGAATAATACTTTACATATGCGAGTTGGCGAAAACATTGGTGATATCATGCTTGATATTGCACAGACAAATATTCAGAAAGGCAATGTTGAGTATGGAGTCAATGTATATAATGAAGGTTTTGGTATTCCTCGAGATCTTAGCATAAAACTTTTAAAAAATGAATTAGTAATGATTGTTGATGAGGATGGGGAAGGAGTAAGTCTTACTGATGATCCAATGACTATTACTTTTAATTCACCTAATATTGTTGATTGGAAATATATTATCAATCATAAAATTGAATATATTAATAGTCTTTTAGAAAATCTTGCTAACACTGAAATAGATTTTGTTAAAATTTATCATGGTGATATTGAAGACTATTCAATTCTTGATATGATGGAAAGATATTTTCATAAGGATGAACTCAAAAATATTGGTAAGCATACTATTGCTGCTAGACTTTTAGGAGATCCAGATTGTAAAACTTGTGACAAGGGTTCTAGTAATCCACAGGGTATCTGGGATTCTTTTGAAGATAAATTTGCTCATTATGAGAATATTGAAGATACTGATACAACAAAATGGGAAAAAATTCTTTATCTTACAGTAAGATATAATAAACTCATTAAGATGCTTCATAAGGAATATATGAGTTTTGAAAAACTATATCTTTTCCTTGAAGATAATGGATTTATCAATCACATTTATATGATTGAGAACACTTGTGAGAATGTTGTAAAGAAACTTTGGAAATTCTCTGATACTAATAAAGGATATTACCATCCATTATGTAATGAAGGTCTTTATAATTATAAGTATAAGCTTCAAGAAGATATTCTTAATACAAAATTTGGAAATGAATTTGCAAAATATAAAATTGTTAAAAAGAATATCATGGATGGATATGATGCTGGTTGGCTTTCTCCCGAAGGTGATTTTTATGGAGGAAACGGTTCTACTTCAGCTATGATTCATGCAAATATTGCTGAACAAATTACTGAAGATTGGCTACATGGTGAAGAAGAATTAACTAACAAGGGTTGGATTAAGATTCATTATTCAGAGGTTTATGGATATTTCAAATGGTCTAAAGATGATACTGATGATGCAAAACTATATTGTCCAACACCTATTCAGATTAAAATGATTTGTGATTATGCAGATAAATTTCATAACGGAAAAATTTATACACATCCACAAATTGTAAAAACTACTGAACCAGTATCTACATATAAACTTAGACAAATGGATGAGTTTCAACTACATGAATTATTTAGAATTTAAATTATAATTTGAATATTATATATAAAAAATTCTATATTATTTAAGTTAAATAAATAATTAAAATATATGAATAAAGGATATTTTTACAAGTTTTTGACATGTGTTGGTAAAGGAGTTGAGAAAAAACATCTTAACTATGATGAATCAATAATTGAGCATAATATTCCACAAGAATTAATTATTAATTTAGATGATATAAAAATTAAGTATTTAACAACAGAATCATACATATATAGATATATATATGCATATGTAGATAAAAATGAATATGAAAATATTATAAGTAATAAATTAATTTTTCCAACATTTTATAATACAGAATATGGTAGTAATTATATTGGGGCAATAATTGTACGATGCAAAATTGGAGATATAATTACATATATCTATGAAAAAAATGATGAAATTATTCTTAAACCTGTAAGATGTTTTGACACAAAGAAATATTGTAAAACTTGTGGAGAACTACCTAATCGTAGTATAAAAGTATTTTTAACAAAGGAAGAATTTGAAACAGACCAGGCAAAGAAGAAAGAAAATAATGATGCTCGTCGTAAGAAAGATAGAGAACTTACAAAAGATCTAACAAGACAAGCTCCAGTATTTTCTTTCACTACTCCAAAATTTAAAGTGATTGAAGTTGCTAAAGAGACAGCATATTTGCCTGGTGTAAAAGTTGGTGATATTGTTTATGGTGAAATTCCAGTAATCAAAGGCACAGATGATCGTAAGTGGGGTTCTATGAAAGGAATTGGAACAAGAACAAATTGGATTTCTATTTATATTAATGGATCAAAAGTAAACACAATTAGTCCAGTGACATTTCCGTCTCTGTTCTTCAATAACATAGTTGTAGAGGAAGTAAAATAAATTTTTGAAATAATATGAATAAAAAAGATACATCTTGGTGGCTTAAGCATTGCCCTGGTACAACACTTTGTGAAAAGGAAGATTTTCATAGAGCTAGAATCTACCTAAATAAAAAGATAATGGAAGATGGATATGGATTGATTGTTTCAAATCCTATTATTGAACATCAGTTTCCAGATGAAACACAATATAGGTATATTATTTCAAATATGATTAAGACATATACTGGAGAAATAATTCTTGAGCCTATGTTTGAATGGGAATCATATCTTGAGCAAATGATTATATATGATCATTCTGATATTGATTTCTATGAAGAGAATTTTAAGAATATCTATAAAGAGCTTAGACCAATATTCAATGTAGGAGATGAAATAAGAGAAATTGATACAAATTATGAATCTTGTGCAATTACTGGAATTGATGAAGATAACATTTGTTATTTGATTCATTCACCAGAAGCTGAAGAACAGATTCCTAGTCAATGGGTTATAAAATTTGAAGATCAACATATGTTTGAAAAAGTATGAATTACGCTGAATTGTATAACGTAAAGCCTGATGAGACAGATTTTTATGGAGCCATCAAAAGATGGAAAGAATCAGGAATGAAAGTAAAGCATTTAGATGATTTTATAAAAGAACTATATGCAAAAAGTTAAGTTTGAAACAAAGAAGATTTTAATTAAAATTTAAACTTATGAATATTATACAAGAATATATTAAAAACGAAAATCGTAATGCTATTATTAGTAAGTTTCTTGACCAGGGTGCTTGGAATTGGATTCTATATAATGTAGGATTATATGATTTTAGAGGTGATACTGCTAATCAAATAGGCAAAGCATATATTGGACCAAATCCCAACTTCTGTGATGATCCTGAGCAATGCAAAGAAAGGTGGGGATACACTTGGAATTTTACTAATGATAAAAAACATATTCGTATTACATATAACATGATAAAGAATCAATATTTAGATATTAATGAAGATACTGAGGTTGTATTGACATTTGATCAATTTTTAAAATATATAAATTAAATATTAAAATGAGACATTATATTTTTCAATTGACTTGTAGTGGTTGCCCAGAGCAATATGATATATGGGATAAAAATAAAAATATCAAAGTTGCTTATGCAAGGTTTAGATGGGGATATCTTCAGGTGCATCCTTATAAACCTGAAACATATGAGTATATTAATACATGGACTAATAAAAAAGAAATTGAACAAGAAATATTATGGGATATTGACATATATGAATGGGAATGCAATGACTCATTACTTGGTGTTCTGCCAGCAAATAAGCAAGAACATATTTTAGACGAAATAGATGAAGCAGTATATGAATATTGGAACACTGATAAAGAAAATATTCAATAAATTATTAAATATTCTTAATATTCATAGTGATGATAATCAAAAATGGTTATTAATAAGTTTATTTATTTCAGGATTATTAGCAACATATTCATCACCTCCTATTACAAAAGCTGTAATATCGGAATTACCAGCTGAATGGATTGCATTTGAGGCAGTATTTTCTTCTATAGTAGCTTTATTACTTGGAATGGTATGGAAAGGTAAGTTTCGTAAAAATATTATACATTATTTTTCTATTTTTTGTATAACCGAATGTGCTGCTGGATTTTTAATGTCAATGTATCTTGTATTTATTAAATATAATGTGTGGGTGCTTGCTATTACTGAAATTATATATGGAAACTTTGTATGTTCATTGGTTGGAAAATGCATAATGACTTTTAAAGCAAAACTTTGGCCAGAAAAAGAACGAGAACTATATGATAATAATTTCAGTATTGTATCTAGTATAACTTGCATTGTTGGATTTGGTATTGCATTAATAGCAATGCCATCATTAACAACCGCATTATTAATTTGGGGATTATGCTGTATAATTGATGATTTTGGTTGGATTATTGTATATAATAGAAATAGAAACATATTAACAAAAATTGAATAATTTATGAGTGCTTGGACTTGGACACATATAAAAATTGATGTAATAACTAAAAAGCAAGGATTAAAGTATTGCGAATTAGCTGAAAAGAACATCAATAACATTTGGTATTATAATAATTATAAGAAATTATCTTACGATGAAGCATTGGAAAAATATAAAACCTTTATATATAAGAATAAAAAATATTTTATCGATGAATGCAATATGCCAGAATATAAATTTTCTAATAATTATATTAATAATGAATTTAAAGAAAAAATTGAAAAATTAAATAAGCTTCAAAACTATATTAATAAATATAGAAACAATGAAATTACATTTGTACAATTAGTTAATGAGTCATCATTATCTGAATGTTCACACTGTAAAGTTAAAATATATAATGGAGATAAATATATTAAACAATATGGAGAAATATTTCGTCTTCGTCAATATGATACATGTGACTTAAACTTACATACTGTTGAAGATTTGATTGACTATCTTCGTTCAAATAAGCGTCAACAATTTATTTGTGATTTTGCTGAAGATCTAGATAAAGATGGTAATATTAAATATGAAGGTTTAACAGATGAACTTGTTCAAAGAATAAGAGATCATTACGGAAAAATTGGAGATAATAACTTTATAGTAAATTTTGGATAATGAATTGTAAATTTTTAGTTATAGGATTTGATCAAGAAAATAATGAATATCGATGTCCTGATATTGTTTATTCTGATATAGATGATTATTACCAAAAAGATTGTTTTGATAAAATTATGTGTGATTGTAAAAAATTAGCAATTAGAGCATATAATCATGAAAAAAGAGATGAAGGTGTTAAAGGTTTATTAGTTGCAATATTTGGTAATGAAAGTAAGTTTTTTCCAGGTGATCGTAAAACTATTTCAAAAACATATAATGGATTTACTCTAGAAGAAGCTAAAAAAATATATTCGCAATGTTGGGACGCAGGTATTGGTGGATTTTTAGGCAACATAGATGCTAAATGGTCATTATCTGATATAGCTTTAACAGATGAATTTATGTCTGTAAATGAGTGTTTACCTGAAGATGTTTGTTTATGTATTTACGGAAGAGATGAGAAAGTCTCATTTACAAAAGATTGTATCTGTAAATTTGATGATGGCACAATGAAATTTGCTCATCGTAAAACAATTAATTCAGAAGATGAAAAAATTGAATGGATTGAAGAATATTCAAAACGTAAGTTAAAGAATGCTAAATCTTATGCAGATTTTAAAAATGGTAAATCTTTTAGTTATGAAGTTATGCCTGCTTATCATTGGGTAATGCCTAAGGAATGGGCAGATAGAGTTATTTCCTGGAGATGGTTTAAAGAAGGAGAACCTAGAGAAAAATATATGTGAATTTTAAAGAAACATACAGAAAAGGGTTACGAAAAATGGAAATCTGTAAGAGAGAATTATTTAAATAAGATGAAACCGATTTATTAAAGATATATGTCAAAAATAGAACAAACAATTGTATTATATAGTCGTAACGGTATTAAAATTAATAAAACTGATTTTTTAGATATGACAAAATTGTCAAATCTAAAAGATAATAATACGTTTGTTTTTAATGAAGTTAAAACAATATTAAAGAAGAAAGATAAAAAAGCTGAAGTAATTCCAGCACAAAAAGCATGGAATGAAATTATAACTAGAAAATCAAAGCTTGGTTTTTATTATTATGAGAAAATACATCATAATGCAAAAGATCAAGAAGTTAAATATAACGATAAATATGGATTTGCTAAATTCAAAATATTTAAATTTCAATACGATAATAAAAGATTTGAATTATCATATCCAATAAGTTGTGGTGATATAAGTATTAATAGAGAAACTAGACCTTGGGATATATTACCAGGATATAAAGGAATTACAGATCATTTTATAACTGATTTATATAAAGAAGTAAATAAATTTTTTGAAGTAGCTGAAGTTAATAGAGTTTACTATAGAATAAAAGAATCAAACTATGGACATAGTGCAGAATATGCTAAAGATATGTCATGGATTTATGATGTAAAAAAACAAGTAATGATTGATTTATTTGGTGATGCAAATGGTCCAACTATCAATTATAATGATATTGAAATACTTCGTCATGGTTTTGATTTGAAAGAATCATTTAGAAAAAGAAAAGAATGATAGTATGACATTAAAAGAATTTAGAGATTTAACAAAAAATTTTAATGATGAAATGGCTGAACACACAATATTAGCCATAGGTATAAGAGATGAAAAAGATATTATTAAAGATAATACATATGTATCTTTTCCAAAATTTATTGAAGGATATAATGTAAATGGAGTGAATATGATAGCTGAAGGTACAATGGCTCCTAAATTATTTTTTATAGGTATTAAAAAAAATAAAAAGATAGCTTTATTATAAAGACAAAATATGAATGAACATTATAAAAAATTTAATAATTGTTGGTTTTGTGAGCATCCTTGTATAAATTTTTTTACATTTGAAACTCATAAGATTAATATATTAGATCATATATGTATTATTGAAAAATATCAAGATGGTGAGATATGGTCAGATTATGAATATTGGGGATCAACATGTTATGATTTCGATAATGATAGATATGTTATATTATGTACATATAATTGGTCTAAAGAAACTATTGAAAATTTAGTTAATAAACACGGATGGTATGGTAAAATATCTGAAGAATTTGATGAACCAGAACAATTAAAATCTATTGAATTTTATAAAGAATTTATAAAATCAAATGAAGAAAACGTAGATAAGTTTTATAAAGATAATTATGGAAACAAATATTAAAAAAAGATATTTTACATATTGGGAAAACTTCAAAGGTATTTGGAATTATCCTAAAAAAAGATATGTTGTATTATTTAGCTCATGGACTAATGTTATTAAAAGTAAAACACGAAATGAATTTAATACATTAGAAGAAGCTGAAGAAGAATGCAAACTTATTAATCAATTATATTCAACAACACCAAAACCCGAAAAAAAATTTAATAAAAATGGTAAGTTTGTTGGAAGATGGTCATTTGAAAAATATGACTGGGATTTTTCTAATGGTGCTTATTTTTGGGGATATGCATTACTTGACATGAAGGAATGCAAGTTTTTAAAAATAGTAAATGAATTTCATAATGGATATTGTTCCATAAAAAAGAAACCAGAATTAAAGATATATGATTATTATTTTAGAAAAGAAAATGAAATTCCTAAAGACTATGAATGGGATGAAAGAGGTGAATATGAAGGATGGCTTCAATTTAGATGGGGTGATGGAAAAAATTCTATAAACTATAAAGAAGAACATAAAAAGGAACGTCCCGGAGTAATAGAAATTCGTGAAATGTATGATGATGCAACAGATAGTTTTGTACGTCGTAAAGTAAGAGTTATATATGTAGACTGGAATGATCCATTACCAAAGAAAGAAAAAGGAATTATATATGAACGTCCTAATAAAGAACCTGTAATATTTCCTGGTGATTTTGGATATGATAAAGATTATTCTATGAATGAATGGACATTGCCTGAAGAAATAGCTGCTGATGAATATTATGTAAATAATGGAAGAAAATTTGATAATGCTAAAGTTGGAAAGTCTTCTATTGGTGATATTCTTGGAGATAATAATCCTTTACTTAAATTAAAATTTGATGAATAATATGAACAAAAGAAATAATTATAAACCTTTAATAGGTAACTGCATTGGAGTATATAGATATTTGGAAGGAGAAGATCATGAACAATTTTGGATTGATTTTCAAAATTGTGAATATTATACATATAATGAAGATGAAGGATTTGATAATGATACACATTTAATTAATGGAAAACATTGGTGGATTCTTTGGCCGCATATACCAATTAATGACAATAATATAATAAAAAATAATGACGGGACATCAAATGTTGTATGGTTTGTAAGTGATACAAGTGAATTATTAGATATTGACAAAGAATGGGATTTTCAAATACATAAAGTTAAACAATAATGAATTACTAAAATAAAGACACACAAAATAAACTTAATATATGAGTATATTTAATAAACGTCGTAAGATTGTTCGCAAAAAACTAGAAGAACAACATAAGCAGTGGGAAGAAAATTTTAAAATACAAAACAAGTCTATGCAATTATTAATTGATACTGCTAAATATATAGATGAACATCATCCTGAATATGAATCTTTAAGTGAAGAAGAAAGAGTAAAGTTATTTGTAAAAATATATGAAGAATTATCTAAAAAATGATACTTAGTATAGATTTTAGAACAGATATTCCTGCATTTTATTCTGAATGGTTAATAAATAGGTTTAATGAAGGATATGTATATTTTCGTAATCCTGCATATCCACAAACAATACATAAGATAATTTTAGATAAGCAACACATAGAGGGTATTATGTGGTGTTCAAAAGATTATTTACCTATTCTTCATGACTTAAAAAGTATTACAGATAAATTTCCAAGTATATTTCATTATACAATAACAGGATATGGTAAAGACATTGAACCAAATGTTCCAAATTTGGAACAATCTATTTATACCTTCAAAGAACTTTCTCAAAGATATGGAAAAGAAAAAGTAATTTGGAGATTTGACCCTATCTTTTATTGTAAAGATTTTGGAGAAACAGAAACATTAAGAAGATTTGAAAATATATGTAAAGAGTTACATGATTATACAGATAGAGTTGTAGTTAATTTTGTATCTCCGTATGAAAAAGTAAAAAGACATTTACCTGAAATGGTTACAATGCAGTCATTAATGAAGAAGATTCTTTTATTGAATATGTATGGTATTTGCCAAAAATATGATTTTAAATTACAAACTTGCGGCAATGGATTACAGTTTAAAGATTTGCAAGGTATTGAAGTTACAGGTTGTCTTGATGAGCACGCTTTGAATTTAATTGGAATATATCCTAAACCAAAAAATAAAGCGACAGAATGGGGATGTTTATGTTATCCAAATACTTGTATAGGAGAATATAATACTTGTCTTCATAAATGTAAATATTGTTATGCATCTGCTGATTTTGATAAATGTGATGAGAATTTCAAAAAACACGATCCTAAATCTCCATTATTGATAGGATGGCCACGTGGTGATGAACAAATAATTGAAATGAAACCAAAGCTTCTTAATACAAAACAATTGAAATTAAATTTTTAATTTCATATATTATTTTTATTTCATTTATAATATGGTATTTCATATGAAATTTTAATTTATAAAAATTAAATAATATTTAAATTTTTTATTATGAGTACTATATTATATTTGTAATTAAAATAAATAATTAAATAATAAAGCTATGAAAGATAGAATTTTAAGTTATTTGCCAGAGAACGTTCATGTTAAATTTGGTTGGGATAAGGAACCTTGGTGTGGAAGGCATACTTATGGTCATATAGAATATAAAGTAATTTGTATTCCTAAGGATTGGCTAAAGCATGGTAAACGAGGTGCTTATAATGAATGGGAAATTAAAGCTGCATATAAAAAGAAACTCGTAAGTAAATTTGGTGATGAATTCATTCATACAACAGAACAACTTGAAGTTCTTGAGTGGAATCAACTAGAAACCGTAGTTAAAATACTTCAGAAAGCAAAAGGAATTGATTTTGATTTGATTTCATATGTTGATAGAGTTAATCCAGAAGATGCAATTTATATGAATACTGTAATGATATGAAAGATTTAATTGAAGCGCTAAATATTCTTGTGATTCTGTTAAAGATCAAATAACAGATTGTTTAGATCTTATAAACTTGGAAGTTGCTAAATAGAAAAGGTATAATTTTTAAATAATATTTGAATTTTTAATTATAAGTACTATATTATATTTGTAATTAAATTGAATGATATGAATACAACATTTCAAATTCAGATTAAAACTATCAATTATGAAGGTGGTTCTCCTACAATTACAAAGGAGATTACATTGAATGATCTTACTAAGTTTTCAAATCTTGCTGAAATGATTAACCAGAATTCTGGTAAGCATACATGGAATTGGTTTGGTAAAGGACATGGTCTTCCAGAAAAATGGGATGGTAACAGATATGTTCTTGATACTTGGAGAATTTGCAAACACATGAAGGAAAATTTTGATTATAAAGTTGAAGATATTAATCTTGTTAAGGAGTTCTTCCTTCGTTTTACACCTCATAGCTGCGATGGTATTGAGTGGATTAAGTTCTTTAAGGTAGAGGAACTTTAATTAAATTCTTAATCATTAAATTTTCAATAAAATTAAACAATATGCATAACAATTTTTCCGATTTTGAGATTTCAAATCTTGTACGAGTACTTGGATCTGATTTTAATGTCCGTCGTAATCGAGCTGGTAATATTACGGTTGAATATCTTCCTGAGTTCAGTGGATGTAAGAAGCCCAATCAGAAATTTTGGACTTTGTATTTTACATCAAATGGAACATATCTTTGGCGTCGTTGGACAAGCAATTATTATTGTTTTCCTTTGCATGGTGTAAATCGTAAACGAATTGGAGAGATTCATCATGAAAATTATAATGGTCATAAGTATACTTGGTATTATCGCGAATGGGATATAAAGAACTGTGAGTTTGATACTTATGAGGATGCAGTTAGTTACTTTGCTTATTATCTCCGCAAGTATCGCAATATTGATTTGAAGACAACTCCTATTAATCCTACTGCAATTGCTGAGGAATATGCAAAAGAGCATTTCACACAGGAATATGTAGACAGTTGTACTGACTCTGATCATTTTGATTGGCTGGATTGGTTTGATAATAAATACCCTTATCGTACAAAAAATGAACGTACAAAGTTTGCAATGGTAATTGAGGATTTGTATCAAGCAAAGGTTCATGAATTTTATGGAAAAGAAATTGACTATTCCTCATTGAGAGAAGCTGAACGTTTGTTTGGTGAAGCTCATAAGTTGCTTCTTACAGTTTATCATAATAAAAACTTTGAATATCATATAAAGGAAATTGAAGATTGTCTTCCTTACGTCAATATTGGGAGAGACAAAGTAAAGACAATTGCTGATGAAATTTTTCATAAGTATATTAAATAAATATTATGAGTTTTTTCAAAAAGAAGTCAATTAAAGTTTGGGCAGGTGTTAATAAGAATGGACATTTGTCATTACATGCAGAACAGCCAGTACGTGATGAAGATCGTGGTATTTGGGTATCTAAGTTACCATTTATTAATTCTGTTTTGTATAAACAGATATCTACAATGTTTGAAAAGGCAAATATTGCATGGACAAATGACTGTGAATATTTGGAATTCCAATTATGATAATTAAATCGTCCAGATGATGGTTATAATGATGCTGGTCATCATTTAATATTAATAATTATAAAACTATTATATAGTGAAATCATGGTGCTAGAATCTTATGATAAATACGAATACATGTGGCCTAATTTATCAGGATATACATTAAAAGCAATATTGGATAAGTTTAATCAGTTAGGCAAAGAAGGCTGGGAAGTTATATCATTTAGTTTAGATAATTGCCAAGCATTATTAAAACGCAAAATAAGAGTAACAAAATATGAAAGTAATATTCCTTGATTTTGATGGTGTAATTACTACATACCAATCTAAATGGCACATCAGTCTTGAACATGTTAAAAGAGTTAAAATGATATGTGACAAGACTGATGCTAAGTTAGTTATATCTTCATCGTGGCAAAGATATGGGCGAGAGGGAGAAAGCAGGGAAGAACGAGTAAAAAATTGGCTTGATGGAATTTTAATGAAAGAATATAATGGAGCTATCAAAAAATTCTTTGCTAAATATACTTATGATATGTCAGGACGTTTCTATGGAGAGTTTGGAAATGTACGGGGTAGTGATATTAAGTCATGGTTGACACGAAATCCTGATGTTGATAACTATGTAATCATTGATGACGAGGCAGATATGCTTGATGAACAAATATTCAATTTTGTTCAGACAGACATGTCATTTGGTATTCAAGATAGAGAAGTTAATCTATGTATTGATATATTAAATGGAGTCAAACCAAGGAACACACTTACACTTAATGACAATATTAAGTTTAAGTATTGGATATCTCTTGGATATGGTAAAGTTAATAATTACAAAGAAATTGTAGAAAAATACAATCCTTGGAAAAATGAAGATTAAAATTGAGGAAATATTATAATGGGAGAATACGCAGACTTATATGATGAATATTCATTGAATAATGAATTAGAATCATCAGATGATCCTGAAGATATATTTGATGAATGGGGTACACCAACTATTAATACGCATTATAGTTGTGAAAAGGATTATATATTTCCTATAGAATATAATTTCAATTATTCTAAAATGGATCAATCATTATTAAAAATTAATGATGAATGGTTAATAAGAAAACTAAATCCTAAGAAATCATTAAGAATAAATCAAACAGTTACAGTAATAAATATTACTGAAAGAGCGGTTTTATTTGAATTTAATGAAGAATGGGAAAATACATATCACTGGCAAATGAAAGGACTTAGATTTTGGTTGCCAAAATCTGTATTGTATATGCAGAAAAATGAAAAGAAAGTTTTATATATTCCAAAATGGGCTAAAATAAAAATTATAAATCATGTATGAATTTATATAAAGTTATATTTTTAGATATAGATGGCGTTATTAATTCAATTCAATATGATATATGGAATCATAATCATAAGCATAGGTATGGATTAGTAGATCCACGAGAAATACATCGTCTGGTTCGTTTTATTGATAGATATAATATAAAATTAATAATATCTTCATCCTGGCGTAATGGAAATTCATATAAAGATTGTATTGATGAATTTATTAAAGATAGTAAAATACATCATGATTTAAATTTATTAATTCCTTATATTATTGGAGTAACACCATATCATAATAGTAGGCATAGAGGTACTGAAATAAATATCTTTATGGATGTACTTTATGATTATAACTGTGAAAACAGTAATAAGATGCAAAGTTATTATCCAATTTATAAAGAGCATTTTAAAATTGATAAATATGTTATTGTTGATGACAATAATGATATGCTTGATGACCAAATGAAAAATTTGGTACGAACAAACCCATGGACTGGACTTACAAAAAAAGATTATAGAAAAATAAAAAAAAATATTACAATTATGATTTAAAAGAATTATATTTGTTAAATATTTATGATGCAAGATAACATAAAAGAAGAATATATAAAATGTATTAATGATCCTTATTATTTTATATCTAAATATTGTTTAATCAAAGATAAAGAAACTGGAAAATCAATAAAATTTCAGATGTCAAAAATACACTATAAAATATATGTCGAATACATTAATAGAAAACAAAGACGTATGCGTAGTTATACCAATATATAAAGATAATATTAATAATCCTTTATTGTATGATGAAGTTGATTCAATATTGAATACTATATTAAAACTTAAAGATAATGATATATACTTGCTATATGATCCTAGTTTGAATATTTCATTTTATAAAAAATTTACACAATATAAAAACATATATTTTAAGACATTTAGTTTCAAAAATAGAAATGAATATTCTAATATGTGTCTTAATTATAGGTTTTATGAAATGTTCAATAATTATAAGTATATGCTAATATGTCAAACTGACGCATATATATTTAATAATGAATTATTATATTGGTGTAATAAAGGATATGATTATATTGGAGCGTTAGGATTGTTTACAGAAATATATCCAAAACTTAAAGGTAATTGGGGTGATGAAAATGTTGGAAATATATATGATTATAAATATTTTGTAATGAATGGTGGATTTTCATTACGTAATATTCAATCAATGTATAATCTTTGTTATAATCATAAAGATAAATTAAAAAACGAAACATTTAATGAAGACTGCGTAATATTTTGGAATTATAAAAATGAATTAAATATACCATCACTTGAAGAAGCAATTAAATTTAGCGCAGAAAATCAAACATATGCATTTTATCCAAAATATTATAATAAATTACCTTTTGGGTGTCATACAAGAAATACAAAATATAAGTTATTTGATATTTTTGGAATAAAATAATAATAATATTTGAATTTTATAAATTAAGTACTATATTATTTATGTATGGATGGTAAACATAAAACATTCATTATATTTGTAAAAATCAAATAAATATGATTACAATTAAAAAGCTTCATAAAAAATACGGTAAACGTAAAATTCAAGTTTTTGAAGACAATAAGACGCTCGGCGAAATAATTGAATGCTGGCATTGGATTTCATTACCAAGAGAAAATCATGAAATTCTTCGAAAAATTGCAATGGAGAATCTTTGGTGGTTACTTCATTCAGATAATATTGGAGAGGATTATACTGAACTTGAGGCTTGGGAAGAAAAAATTGAACGTTGGGATAAAGGTCATTCTTATGGAGCTAATAATGAATCGTTATTCTTTCCTGGAGAAAAAGAAATTGCATTAAATTCAATTAATAACAAGTAATATGACGTTTCCAGAAATATATAAACAAGAAAAAGAAAATAATTTAGAAATTTATTTATTAGATATTTTAAATAATTATATAAGTTAAACAAATTAAATTAATTAAATTATGGGAAAACAAAAACGTAGTCCAAACACTTATCAGAAGATTAACACAATCTTTATGCGTGATGCAAAAAATGTAATCATGCCTTATGATGGTTTTACAGAACCAGAATTTGAATATCTCCGTGGATTGAAATGGCGTGGAGAGGAAAAAATTGATGGAAGTTGTATGCGTATTGAAGTAACTAAAGCTGAAGTTTGGGATGATCCAATGGAGCCAAGCAAACTTGAAGGTGTAGAATTTGCTGTACGTATTGCTGGAAAGACCGATAACGCACAGATTCCTCCAAAGCTCAAGAAGTTTATGGAAGAAAATTATCCAGATGAAAAGGTTTTTGCCGCTCTTGGACTTAAAAAATTTATTCCAGTAGAAGAGTGGGTAGAACATAAGTGGGTAACATCTGATGGTATTACACCAAGTTATGATGCTATTCCAGAAATCTACACTATTTATGGTGAAGGCTATGGTGCTGGTATTCAGAAAGCTGGTGGAAATTATATTTCTAATGGTGTAGGATTCATTGTGTTTGATGTAAAGGTAAATGACATTTATTTGCTTACAAGTGCACGTGATGAAATTGCTACAAAGCTTGGTGCTCCTATTGTTCCATTTATGGGATATTTTACCCTTGATGAGGCTATTGATTTTGTCCGTAAGGGATTTATTTCAACAATTTCTGAGAACAGAGAATACATGGCAGAAGGTCTTGTTCTTCGTACTGATTTAGGTCTTCGTAACCGTATGGGTAAGAGACTTATTGTAAAAATAAAGTATGAAGATTTCCAAAAGTACCGTGCAGTTTATGGTACTGATGAAAAGGTTGACCAGCCTAAGAATGAAAATTATTCACGATAAAGTCAGCCAGGGAGACTATAAAATCATTCTCTGATGAGACCTGGACGAAAATATATCCCTCTGAATCCACTCGCTTGTGAAAGTAGGTGGATTTTTTCTTATTAATTTTTGAATATAACAAGTTCATAAATTTCCTTGTGAAATTTTGAATATTATTTATTTTTTACTATATTAATATTGTAAATAAAATTAGTAAACAATAAAAATTTAAAATATGAACGATTATCGCACTGTTATTCTTACTTCCCGTAACATCAACTGTTCAACCATTACTTCTGAGGAGTTTATCCGTGCAATGTTCTCTGATTTTCTTGAGGCTGAGGAGAAATACAATGACCTTTATATTCCTGAGTGGGAGGCCTCTAAGGTAAGAAATTTCTTTAGCCGCATGGAATGGACTCGTAAACGTGCCACCAATTTTGCTGAGAAGAAGTGGAAGACTGAGAAGAAACGTACTGCTTATATTGAATCTGAGGTTGCAAAGGCTCGCAAGGAGTACAAAATGAGTGATTTCTATTATGGCCTTTCGTTTTTTGATTTTGATGTAAATCCTGGAGAAATGGGTATCTCAGGCGACTGTTGTATTTCATATAAGGAATTGACTCCTACCAAGCTGGGTCGCTGCTTTGAGGCTGTTAAGGATAACAAATATTTCAAGAAGGCTATTGGGTGGAAATTCACTTATGAAGCTTCAAATAATTCACATCAGGTTTGCTTCCGCCCACATATTGAGCTTATCGTCGATGCTGAAACTGAGGCTCAGATGAAAAAGGATGCTGAGGACTTAACTGAGTCTGTCCGCAATTTTTATAAGGATTGCACCTATTGGGGAGATTAACCAATATAATTTAATACTTAATTGAGGAGGTTAAATTTAATCTCCTCTTTACTATATTATAATATAATTTAATTTGTATATTATGAATAGAGCTGAAAGACGTAGACGTACAATTAATAAGTACAATTCAAGAGTTAAATTATTCTATCAAATTGGGTGGGGTAAAAATATTAAAGTATCTGAAGAGGAAGCATATCCAAATGACAAACGATATGCAGGAACACAAACAATAGGAGATACTCATTGGCATAAAGCTGAATCATGGAAAGAAGCAAAAGAAAGATCTAACTGGATTTATTTGTATAAGAATACTGGTACAATATGGGATCATGGATATTGGACTAAATATGAAAGACATCGATTGAATAAACAATCAAGAAGAAATGCTAAATTAGATATTAAAAATGGAATAGAAGTTGCATTTGAAAGAATAAATATAAAATAAAGAGGAACTTATTGTTCCTCTTTTTTGTATGTACTAAATGGAAATTTATGTATATTGTTTTCTTTCATGTAATTAATCATCATTTTGTAATTTGATACATCCTCTTCAGTAAAATCATGAAAATTATTTATTAATAATATTGTATCAAATCTTGCAGAAAAATCTGTATTTGAGTTTTTATTTAATTCATTAAGATATTTTTCACATTGATAACGACTTTTACCATATATCTTATAACGCGGACTATTATAATATTTTGATTTAAATTCTTTAACCCAAATATCCCCTACGACTTGCATCATTTGATAAATGCTCTTTTTAATTTTTTCAATTGATTCTGCATGATTTTTTAATTGACCAACAAATTCTTCAGTAGATAATAAATTTGTATTTTCTCCAGCAAATTTTTTTGTCAATACTTTTGTATTATGTATATTATTAAATTGTTCATCAAGAATTACTTTTTTCTTTTCTAATTCCTTAAATTCATCTTCTGAAATAATACGAGGATATGATATCATATCTTTATCAATACCTATTATGTCTGCATATTTTTCTTTATCTACTTCATACATTTTATATTCTAAAATGTTATATGTTTGATCTGCCCAAGGTTCAAAACTAAATAATAATTCTTTAGATTCTAAATATGTTTCTGCATATATAATTATTCTTGCATGTGAATTGTATTTTCTGAAAATAAATATCATATTATATTATCTTTATATTTTTTTACTTCTTTAATTAATTCATTTATATTATCTAATGGCATAACTAATGGAGGATCTATCTTAATAAGATAACCTTCTGATGTATATTCAAATTTTAAATTTGGAATTATTAAATCTAATATACTTCTATATAATGAATAATCATTATCAGGTTCTTTTTTTAATAATGATATTGTTTCATTAAGTTCTATTATTTGATTTTCTAATTCTGTGTTTTTCTTTATTTGTTTTTTAATAAAATCTGATGCTAATCCATTTTTTTCAATTTTATCCATTAATTAATATACGCCATATTTTTAAATCACCCAATTGTGCAATCTAGGTGTTCCTCCTAATCCATAAGTAGAACTATAACTTTTATTAACTCCAATATCTGGTGAACTAATATTATAATCTTCTTTAGTAATTATTTTAATTAATTCTTCTACAATTAAATATTCATCAGATGATATTGGATATTCATCTATTGATAATGTATAATCCGTGTAACTATTTACGTGATCACGATTAATTTTTCCATATTTTAACATATTACAAAGTATATTAAAATATTTAGTTTCTGAATTATTATCTTTTAATATTTCAATTTCTTTATTTAATAAGTATATTTTATCTTCTAATTCCGATTCTTTCTTTAAATGTGCTTTAATAAATTCACTAGTTAAAACACCATTTTGATTATCGTTTTCACTCATATTATTAATAATGTTAATTATATTTTAAATAGAATTAATTATTATATAGATTCAAATAAGTCTTTTGTATCTTCTTTCTTCTTTTTATTGTCTGGTTTATCATTATTTACTTGTGCAAATATATCATCTTTTAATGTATTTGTGTTTTCTTGTTTTCTCATAAATCTATTATTTGATTCATCCAAATCAGAATATTCATAATATCCATAAGGTCTATGTATAACATTAGGTAATTCTCCAGTTACGTCAACAAGTCTTTTCTTACTGGTCAATTCAAATGGTTTATTGATTTCATCTTCATCCTCATCATAGTTATCTTTCATTTCATCAATTAATTCTTCAATAAAGAAAGTCTTAGTCTGTTCAGAACCACCATAAACATCAGTTAAATCAGTTTTCTTATCCCACAATAATTCAAATGGTGTTATTCCTATTGTTCCTTTATTTGAACGACCTTGTAACACAATTATCTTCCATAAGTCTTTAGATAATTCAAATATAGTTTCAAGATATTCTTTATCTTCAACAACAACATCTTTAATAGAATTTGCATATCCAACAGCATAATCAGCAAGATATTTGTTTATTTCCATTTCTGTTGTCTTACTATGAGCTCTAGCCCAGTCTTGAGATTGCTTAACAAATTTCAATACTGGAAAATCTAATCTTTTACGTTTTCTATTTGATTCTATATTTACAAATTTTCTAATACGATTAAGTTTAGTATAATTAATTCTATTTTGTTTTTTATCAACACAATATTGATATATATCTCTTATCGTATCACAATCATAAAATTTATAAAGGCCAAGAACTATTGGAATATTCTTTTCTAGAATTTCAATATCTTTAGCATAAAGATTATTTTCTTCTCGCTCAACTTTATATTCTTCATCTTTAAAGATACTATATGAACCTTTCAATAATTCTTTATATACGTCAATATTTCCATCATCTAAATGATTAAGAAAATTAAATGTTTCAGCAGTATTATAATTATATCTATAACTACGGCATTCACGTAAAAATGAGTCTAAATCATTGCTTATATCTTCATTGACTTCATTATTTGATTCAATAATATTTACAGTATATCCATAATATTGCATACCTTTTTTTAATACTTCAAGTTGTTTTGAATACTCTGTATATCTTTCTTCAAATACTTTAAGCTTATATGTTGTTTCATCTATATAATAACGACAATCATTTTCATCATACTTAAGATATCTATTTGATGATAAAAGAGACTGAATTAATGGATTATATTTTGATTCTTCATTATTTCTTTCAAGCATATCATTACATGTCTGTATTAAGTCACGTGCAAACAATAAGTCCTTTTCACTAAAACTTAAGTCAAGTGGATTAATATACTTATAGTTTATTGGAACTCCAGTTGAATCTTTTTTCTCCAAGAATAACTTAATATATAGATCATTATTACGAAGACGATTTGCAAACTGCTCAATATCTTGAGCAATCCAAGTTTCATTAAAATATACTGAAAATTTATATCTATCGCAAATGTCGACACCAACTGACAAATAATTTGTACAGAATATTATATTATTAAGACCAATAGATTTATCAATATTGATAGTCTCCATCGTTTCTTCTCCATAATTTGATTTCTTATAATAAAATGCTTTAAGTTCTTTTGTATATTTAAATTCATCTAATAATACCTTTTGAATTCTTCCAACAACTTGTTCAAAATATAAATTTCCTTTATTTGTTGGGAATAATATTTTCTTGCCTTCTACAATGTCTTGTGCCATAGATTTACACATATCAATAAACTTTTCAGTTTTTGTTGGCACCATGTGTATTTCAAAATCTTTAATTCGATAATCTTCTTTTATGACTTTTATATGCTTTATGTTTGGAAAAAACAGCATCTCACCAGTAGGTGTTCCTGTCATCATTATTATCTTTGCTTTACAGTTTGCTAAACGTTGAATTGCTGGTGACATAACATCTCTATATGAACTAGTAAATAATAGATGTGATTCATCAATTACAATATATTCAAATCCAGCCTGATCTAATTCAAATACATTAAGACGAGAGAATTTGTCAATAGTCATAGACATATTTCTATCACCTAATATATCCTCAAGTGTTGGTCTTTTATTTCCATAGAAATATAACCAATCTGATGTTTTTTCATCTGCTTCAACTTTAGCTTTAATTGTTGATGTAAACGGAAGAATCAATAAAGTCTTTGCTTTAAGGCTTTTAATCATTTCAGTTTTACCATATCCTGCACCTGCTTCAAGCAATGTTATATGAGATAAGTTAGCAATTATTTCATCTTTAAGATCTGAAAGATATTGATTACTTTTCATATTTAATATAACTGATGTTGAAGAGTCATTCAATATTTTTGTAGGATCTAAACCTGCAACTGTAGCATTCTTAATATCTTCTTCTGTTTTTTGCTCTTCTGTAAAAGTGTCATCTGTCTTTATGTTCAGTTTAAAACCATGATTCTTATTTAACTCTTTGACAGCCCATATTGAAATTGGCTTATCATGTATTGCTGCTGTTCTTACATCACCTGCCAACTCTCGTCTTGATGTGCCATCACAAATTTCAATCATAATTTGCAATGCCTTTTCTTCTCCATAAATAGATGTTAATGTATTTGCAAGCTGCCAACGTTGCGCATGCTTGTAATGTCGTCTACCTTTACTTTTAGATACATCTCTATCATTAATGCCTGATATATTAGTTATTTCAACATCCTCAGTTGTATTTGTATTTAAGTTAAACCATTCAAGTTTATGAAAAATATCTTTTAAATCTGGGTGAGATATCCAATCAATACTTGTTATACCACTTTGAAATGCAGATTCAAAATTAACATCTAATCTTAAATCTCTAAAATTCGTATTTAATAATGCATTATTATCCGATGATATAAAAATACCTTGTTGTGGCTTACACATTGCCATATCCATATACTTAAATATATCATCTTTAGTATATCCATATTCTTTAGAATGTTTCATTAAGACAATATAAATATATGAATATTTATGTCTAAAATTACATATATATTCAATACGTCTACTATTTAAGTCAATTGATATTGGTGTAATTTTTGTCCAAACGTGACATGATTTTCCAGATGCAGAAATACAACAACCTAAAAACCAATGATATTGTTTTAAATCGTCAAATAAGAACTGCTTGATAATTTTCGCAAGTTCAGCATCTTTAATATCAATATCTATAATCTGAAGTCCATTCCAAATATTATAAGATATATCACCAATAGGACGTTGGTTTGAAAAAGATGAATAAACAACCTTACGATTAATTTTATCAATGCCCTTATAAGATGGATCTTTCATTAAATTATATATGTCTCCCCAGTTCCATATAATACCTGATTTTTCATAGATACTATTTACTACAAGTGTTTCTATAAATTGTAATTGGTCTGAAAAGAAATCCTCCTGTTCCTCTTCAGTACATTCTGCATAATTATTTGAACTATATTGTGTTTCGATTTGATTCTTAACTTCATTTAATTCATTATATTCTGAACTTATTTGACTAAATGACTTAAGAATCTCTGTTAATGATTTATCTTTACTATTATATTGATCATTAAGTTTCTTTAAATAATTACCTAATTTATTATTAAATAATTCACCCACGTATCATAATAGATATTTTTATTTGGTTTGTTCCTTTAAATATAGTTAACAATTTTTAAATGTTTAAAACATATTTTAAATTATTTTTATATATAAATTAAATTAAATAATAGATTATATGAATAATTGTGTTCAAACGAATAATCAGAATAATATTGGAATGGAAGAATATTTAAAGCAAAAGGCACAAATAGAAGACCAAATGGATTATAATTTCATTAAACGAATAATACAAGAAATTACTCAGTCATGTGCTTTGCCTATGCCTTTGCCTGCGTCTGCTATACCACCATTGATTTTACAAGCTGCTCAAAAATTTTGGGAAGATTACGATGCAGCCTGCGAAGAAAGGTATTATTGTGTTAGAAACATTGATTTTTGTAGATGTGGCCCAAACAATACTATAACTTTACCACAAAGAATAGTTTCCGTTTTTGGCGTTTATAAGACAACTGATAGTTTTAATTATGGAATAATGGGAGACTTTTCACTTGAACGTATGATACTGAATAATTCTGCGTTAGCTTCAGGAGCTGGTGGTTCATTATCTGATGTTTTTGGTTCAGGAACTGGTTATAACTTAACAGATGTAATGGGAGCATTATATGAAGTGCAGACATATAAAGCAATGTTTGATGTACCGTTGACATTCAATTATAATCCAAATTCACATAAACTTGTAATACTTGGTGCATTAGGTCATTCAGATTTGATTTTACAATGTTTTACAAGATGTAAGATACAAGATTTATATAATAATTATTATTTCTTTAGATATTGTGTTGCACTGGGTATGAGAGGATTAGCAACAATTATAGGGTCATACGAATTTAAAATGCCAGGTAATGTAGCTATCAATTATCAAAGATTTCATGACATGGCAGTTGAAGAATTAGATAAGATAGACGAATATATAAGAACACAGCATTCAGCTGATTATTTCTTCAATAGTAATACTATATAATTAATAAGAAGAATATGGATATAAAACAAAATTTAATATATAGAAGTGAAGAATTAAAACAATTTGAATTCTTAGGTGAAAACAAATATAATTATGCTAAAAATGGCATATTGAATAAAACATTACCTAAGATATTATTTAAAGGAAATTCTATTTTGGTGACATTCTTACAACTTATAGACTTAAGAATAATAATGTTATTAAAATATGTTGATCGATTAAAACGATTCAAATATATAACATGGTATGATTAAAGAGGTTCTCATGAACCTCTTTAATTTTCTTGTAATTAAATAAATTAAATTATTTTAATCATACTGAAGTTATGATATATAATAATATAAAATTATTTTTATATATAGTAAATAAACAATAAATCACACTTAATGGAATTTGTAGATAACACTGGACATATTTTTAGTTTACCTTCATATAATGAAAAACCTATAGGATATGAATATGATGAATACTCATATATATTTTGGATAGATAGTAATAATACATCAAAACTATCTATAAATAATTTTTATTCTAAACCAATATATGCATTATATGAGTTAAATAAAAATTTTGATATTGAAGACTTACAAGATGATTATAATTCTGTATTAGATATTGAAATATATTTTTCAAATTCTAATATATATAAGTTGATTTCTTCGAATGAATTACAAAAATCAATATCAAAAGAAAATTTTAATTTAACTGATTATGTTGATCTTAATATATTTGAAAATAATAATGAAAAATATAGTTTCTTACGAGATAGATTAACAAATGAAGATCTTTATTGTATTAAGACAACAGAAATAAAATCTGTTGAAAATGATACTGGAAGTGTTGAAATCAATTATCTTATGATTCCTATATATCCAATTGCTATGTCTAAAGAACCAGGCACTTGGATATCAAACTTAATGATTCATATATATAATAAATCAAATAATACTGATGAATGGTGTTATATATCTGTAGGTGGAGAATTTATCGATGAATATGAAGAACTAATTATAAATGGACGTAACATGGGTATATCTTTGCCTAAAGACATACTTAAGTCTATTTATTCTGAAAGTTTGTATAATGAAGAATATAATGAAGCATTATTTAATGAAAAAATGAAAGAGTATATGCTTAATTATATGAATATAAAAGGTAACATTGGTAATTTTAAATCTGCAATTAATTCATTAAAATGGTTTGGTTATGGAGATAGAATAACAATATCGAAATTATTAAAAACTGATAATGAATTCAAACAACAATATGTATTAGATTATTTTGATATATCATATGACATAATTGAATCATTTAAGACATTTGTTGCTACTGCATTTATTTCATTAATGATAATGATTAATAAAGAAACAGATTACCAATATCCGTTTAATTTCAAAGATAGTGATGATAACTGGGATGATTTGTCATTAATATCTTTAGAAAGAAATATGAGTACAAAATCATTCTTTTATGGTGAAAACAAACCAAAATTATTATCTTTATTAGATTATTATCAGAAAATCAAAATAGGTAATCATGATATGCCTATTGAAAATGATGATGAAAAATATTGGTATTGGAAACCTTATTTTGATTTTTCATTTAATGAACTGGGTGTAAAACTTGTATGTTTGTCATATTATTACAAGAAATATTTTCTACCAATACATTTAAATATACATTCAACATCATTAGGATATAGAGTATTTGCTAATAATATAAAGTTAACAAATACATTACACATAATTGAAAATCAGCCTTCAATTATGCTAAATGATAAAAATGAAGTTATATTTAAAGGAAATGGCATACATTATTTTACAAAGCAAATACATTATATTGATGAATATTTTAATGAATTTAACTTAAGTAATTTAGATATAGAGAATGATATAAGAGAATGGTATTATATTAATGATACATGTGTAAATATTCCTATTAGCTTTAAGACAAATGAAGTTAACAAAGGATATTTTAACTGCGTGCTATTACTTCAAAAACAATCAAATAATGAAGTATTATATGAGTCACATTTTAATTTTAACCAAAACAATAATAAAATATATCATAATTTTATAATATATCCAAAGAAATTAAATGTTATAGTAAGTAAAAATAATGTAGAAACTAAATATTTTGAATATTGGGTTAATAATGACTTTAGAATTAATTTATTAGTCAATAATAAATGGTATACTTATGATTTTAAATTAAAGATACATAATCCAACTATTGATTTTGGAACTCTTAAATATCGTTATTATTTTAATGATCATAATTATCTATTTAGTAAAATTATAAATAATAATACAAATAATATACATAATATTGTATTTTGTGGAACTGAAGATATTGATAAAATCCAAAATAAAAAAATTAACGAATATAAAGGATTATTCATAACACCAAATATATTCAATAATTATATATTAGGTCTTCCTGAAAATTATACATGTTATTTATTAGATTCTACATTTATTAAAGAAAAAGATGAATATGACAATGATATTGATTTATCATGGTCTATTAACTGGGATTTTGAAACAGAAAATAAGACATGTTATTTATATGAGTACACAAATGATCCAGTATTAAATATAAATAATGCATCAATATATAATGAACAAATAAAATATATAAATATTGAAAATCAAACATTATTAATATGTCCAAATGACTGGGGAACACCATTATTTATAAAAAATGATTTATTAAAAATCAATGAATATATATATTATACATATAATTTAAATAATGTATCGTATAATGAATGGAATCAAAATACATGGATTCAATCATTCAATTTAAATGAAGCAGAACATATATATCAGTTTTTTAAAGAAAACTATAATTTATTATCACCATTCAAACAAATAAGACACATAGATAATGAACATAATCAGATTATGTTTAATTCATATATGCATAATAAACAGTTAGTAAATATGAATGATGTTAATTTTGACATTAACTTTTCAATAATATTAAAATATCATTTAGATCATAATCTTCTTTATATTGATGGAACACTAACTGATGGAGAATTTTATCAATATATTATATATGAAGATACTATGGGTAATTCACATGAAGTATATATTCATAAAGACTTAATAGGATATGATATTAGTTTCTTCCCAGATTATCTTAATGGTAATGATAAAGTCTTATTATGTGCATATCAAGGAAATATATTTATATTATCTGAAAATGCAGGAGATTCAAATAATGAAAATAACTATGAAATATTAAATATTAGTCAAGATGATCGAGATCTTTTATTTATTACAGAAGATACTAATGAATATTTGCAATATGATACAATTGATATTAAATATGATTATTTAGATAATACATACAAAGAATATAATGAAAATGGACATATTATTCATACTTATGAAATATATGATAAACTATATTCTAATACTGATAAAATATATTCAAAATATTCATCATTGGTAAACTTACCTAATAGTCCTAAATATAAAAATTCATTACATTTATTTGGTATTTATAAAAAAGAGACAAAAGAATCTAATATATTAATATTTCATAATAATATTGATATGCATATTGATGGTCTTCGTTTTACTCATGGAATCACTAAAGATTTGAATGATGATGAACAATTGAAAATATATATACAAGGAACATTAGATTCTAACATTGATACTAGATATCCCGATACTTACGGATTATATTGGACTCACCCATTATCTGATGGGTTTAAACCAATTTTGCCACAACAAGTAACTGAGATAAAAGATAGATTAGGATTTTATGTTAAACGTAATGCTAGACAACATTATGATCCATTAATAGGACAATCACCAATAAATTTATGGGAAGTATCTAATTTGTATGAATATGATACTAATGAATTTACATATTATACAGAATATAAAGAAATATGCATAGGATCTATTTATTATAAAACATTAGATGATTTTTATAATAATCGCCAGTTTAAGAATGATCTTTATAAAGAATATAGTGATATAAATATTTATTTAAAGAAAATTGGAGATGAAAACATATATTGTTTTGATGATACAGAAATAGTAGACTTAAATGATTTATCAAAACCTTATGCAAATAAATTAAGTTATTCAATTTCATTTTTTGATGCTTTAGATAATAAAATAGAAAACGTAACATTAAATAAAATAGATAATATTGAATATAATAAGATAATGGTTACATTCTATTATAATAAAACTCATATAGTTAGAAATAGATTCTATATACTTAGTGATTATATAAAATATTTGGATGAAAATAACATTAAGAATAATTCTGTTATTACTATAAAAGATGATAAATATTATTTAATATTAGAAATTGATGATTCAGAGTATACAATAGAGCTTATTAAATATGACAATAAGTTTATGTATAAGAACTTAGAATATAATCATTTAGTTTCTATACAAAATCCATCAATGTATTGGTATAATGCAGATAAGTTATCATTAGAATCATTACCATCATATTTGAATGAAATTGAAAGATACGTATATAATGAAAATGATTCTTATGAAGACATTAAAGCAAGTTTAGATAAATATTTAATAGAATTTAATGGTAATAGATATGTTAATGATGAAGATATATCAAGATATAGATTTAAGAATTATTTAGTAAAAGACTTAACTGGTATCATCGGTAAATATAGAATGGAATTTTTAACAAATATTCAAGCGTATGCTAGAATGCATGTTGAAGTTATAGATGAAAATGGAAACATTAATAATTATATTGAACCAGGAACTAAGTTTGAATTTAATGGTAAAGAAAAGAAAATAACAATATTCATATCTATTAATAGTAATCATAATATTAATTGGATTGATAGAAAAGATATATATGTTATTCCTAAATTTATTAAGATTGATGAATATGAGCAAAGATTAAAATATACACCATCAGATTATGGAAAATCTATTATTAACACAAAATATTTAAATAAAGAATTCCAATATGGTGATAATGAAAACAAAAAGACATATGACTTATATAATGAATTCTTTAAGTTAAAATTTAATATATATGATTCATATTTTGATAATAAGACAATAAAAAATATATTATTGCATAGTGTATATGAATATGATGAATCAATTAAGTTAAATACATATTTGAACTATGATTTTTATTTAATGCATGATGAACAATATTGGTATGGAATTTATATATCTCAAGAAACTTGCGATAAAATACGAAATAATGATGATCTTAAGTTAAATGATGATGATAAGAAAAAAATATTAAATAATAAATATATATTAAACTATGAAAAAAGTTCAGAGGAATATTTATTAAATAGATTAGAGTTTAATACATCAAATGGGTTTAACCAATTTAAGAATGATGATATTATATGCTGTTATTTACATAATAATGATAGACTTCCATTTAATTCACAAATAAGTTCAAAATGGAATATACATCCAATGTCATTAGGTATGTCAACAGATACACATTTTGATTCAAATGGTGAAATGACAATTATATCATTACCTAAAAATGATTCAAAATATGAAAAAGGATATTATCAAGTAACTGTCAAATATTCATTAGATAGAGATATACAGCATCAATTTAAAAATACAAGTATACTTAAAATATCATAAATCAGAGTAGCTTCGGCTACTCTTTTATTTTTAATTATATGGAAATTATTACTTAGCCAAATATAATTGGACTAAGGTAGAACAATAATTTATACAATACAAATAAGAGAGTAGCTTCGGCTACTCCTTTTTATTATTTTTAAATATAGATTTTAATAAAGATTTATGATATCATTAAAAGACTACATAATTAACGAATCGAAAGAAGACTATGTAAACTCTTTCGCAATATTAAAACCAGGATTTTTAGAACATGAAGAAGCTTGGCTTAAAATGTTAGAAGATGATGAATGGGATATATTAGACAAAAAGAAATTAACATTATCTAAAGAGCAAGCTGAACAATTATATATGATGCATAAAGGAAAAGACTTTTATGATGATCTTGTTGAATATATGTCATCTGGAGAATGTTTATGCGTAAAATGCTATAAGGAATGCGAAGATCCAATTGAAGAAATGGATTCACTTAAAGATAAAGTTAGAGACACATGGGGAAAGAACGATATGAAAAATGCTATGCATAGTTCTGACTCAATTGAAAATGTAAAACGAGAGACACACATAGTTTTCAAATAGTATAATGTATAAAAATATATAATATTTGATAAATGATAACAGATTTATGTGGAAATTGCAAATTTTTTAATGAACGTCAACAAATGATAAATGGGAGTTACATGTGTGATTATCATATGTTAACAACACTACCAACAAATTTAGGATGTTATAAGATACAATTTAATAAAAAATCAATATAATATATAAAAAATAATCCAGAAATTTGAATAATTTCTGGATTTTTCTATATTATATTTATAATTTAACAAACAATATATAATATGAATAAGATCACAGAACAGCTTGCAACAATTTTCAATGATAATCAAATTCAGGCTATGAAGGATGCCTGGAGATATGGACAGTGGGGAGACTGTGAAATTTCATTCAATGGAGATGATGAAGATTCTTGGGCACTCGGAGCATGTACTAATGACATCAAGAAAGGTAAGAATTTCAATGGTCGACAGATTTCTGGAATTATGAGTGGTATTTCCAAGAAGATTGCTGAAACCAAGACAAACATGGTTGAGAATATTCCTGATTGGTGGGGAGATGGTTCTGGTGATATGATTTTCTTCAATTATGGAGTATTTGGGCTTGGTGATTCAACTGTTGCATGGAATGCTTTTGATGAATGGTCTAAGTCTAACGATTAAATAATTTATATGACACCAAATAAGTTCCTTAGTATAGTTTTTTGCGGTGCAATATGTTATCAGTTGTTCTGTGTAAGTTTCATGGCAGCTGAAAACAATACAAATTTTATGAAAACAAATAAGTGTTCAAATAATTCTATAAGTTCAAAAATTCATGAACTTGGTGAAAATATTGAACATCTTAATCGTCCTAAAAAGTATAAGTTATCAAAAACAGGTAAAGATTATATTAAGTCACATGAGACTTGTGTACTTCATGCATATAATGATCCAGATCCAAATAGACGTTCTGTTGGATGGGGACATCAAATACAACCTGGAGAAAAGTTAGAACATATAACCCAAAAGAAAGCAGATGAGTTATTTGAAAAAGATATTGAATGGGTTAATGATGCTATTAATAGATTGATATCACAGAATGATAAAAGATTCATATATACACAAGGATTTATTGATGGACTTGGTGATATGATATATAACTGTGGTGAACGTGGTGTTACATTAACAGTATTCTGGGAACGTTGGCAACGATGTAGATATGACAAGAATGAACCAGGATATATAAATAAAAATGATTTGAATTTTACTATTGCAGGAATTAAGACATCTAGAATATCTGCTCCTGGACATATTGAACGTAGATATAATACTCATAAGATGATGCTAGATTGATAAATAATTTTTCTATATTTATAGTATTAAAATTTTAAATATGAAGGAAAAATTTGCTGAAATATTTGTAGTAAGTTTGTTTATCTTAATATTTGGGTTTTGTTTATACTTAATTTTTGGAAAAGCTCTTCAACCTAAAGATTTATTAGTTAAAGAGACTAAAGATTATCTTTATTATAAAGAGTATACTTTATATGGAAAAGATTCTGCAATATATAAATATCATAAGCCAATAGTTTATAATGGAATTATTTCTAAAAAAGAACGAAGTTCGCATTGGGTAGGCCCGTACGGTAAGGGTGGTCATATGAAGCGTTATTATAAAATAATAATTTCTTATCATAATAAGACAGTTAAAGAAACCAGTCGTCAGATGTATAATGATGTTGAGGAAGGACAGCATATAAAAGTTATTGAAACATTTTATCCAGTATATAAAATTACATATGAATATTAATAAAATATTAAATATGAGTTGGATTAAGAAACATTTGTTTTTAATTATAATGACAATTATAGTTTCAATTATGCCTTTATGGGTAATTGCTGAAATAATACATTATAATTGTGAACAAGATAGCAAGGTATATGTAGAATGGACTGTATATGATGGTTTTTCTCCAAGACGATATTCAGGTACTTATGATATGAAAGGCTCTGAATTTGAAATACAAAACTATTGGCAATCAGCTGGTAAATATCAAGGTTCATATAGAGTAGTTCGTATTGTAGATAAAGATGTACGGGGTTCATATATTGGTAAACAAAGCGTATGTATTTATACAGGTATGAATGATGTAGAAGTTAATGCAATTAAAATTATTAAATAAGATATGGAATTGACACAGAATATTAAAGATAAGATTAACAGTTATGTTCAAAATCATTCTAAAGCAGAAGTCAAAGAAGCTTTTGAAAAGATAGGATTGAATTTTGATGATACTGAAAAGGAACCTGATTATGACGAATTGAATCTTCATGATGCATTGAAGAAACTTCATAAAGAAATCAAAAAATATGGAGAGTATCTTGAGCAATCAACATATCGTCCTTATGACAAAGTACAAGATTTTGAAAGAACATTGAACAGGATCATTAAGAAACATTGGCCTTATGAACTATAAAATACGTTTTGAGATTTTTTATTTAGATGGTTCTTCTAGATTTAGTGATACTAAAATTGAAACTAAAGGAAAGAGCAAGAAAATATTAAGAGCCCATATTAAAGATTATATAAAGAATACCTTTGTTTATGAAAGAGAAAATCATCCTGTTGATATTCATATAGTAAGAATAGAACGTATTGATGAATTGAATATTAATAACGTATGGAGTAAAGACGGTAGAAAATCATTTATTGATAAGTGTAATTACTTAATAAATTAAAATATGGATAAAGAATTGAAAAATAGATTGTTTAATTTAATCAATCCATTGTATAATATGGTTGATGCATTTGATATGCTATTAACTGAAATTAAATCATTAGAAGCAGAAAACAGAAAGCTTAAAGAACGATTATCTTTGTATGAAAAATCTTTAGAAGACAACGCAAAAGCTAGTGGAGAAGCTATGCATCATTTTATTTCAGCATGTATTGAAGGTAGAATTAAAGTAGAAGATAATAAAACAATTATAGAGCATGAAGCACCTTGCAGTTCCAAGTAATAATTATTATGAATTAGAAAATGGAAGTATAATATGTTTAGATTATATTGTTGCAATTAATCCTACAGATTTAGAAAATTATACAACGTATGAAATTATATTTCCAAATTATAAATTAACAATTAGTGATGTTGTTTATGATGATATTGTAAGCATAATGAAAGATTACGCAAATTCATTTCGTGTACAGAAAACATATTAAAGTAAGCATTATTTTGCTTACTTTTTTATTTTTATATATAATAAATATGTAGTTATTAATTTAATGAAATCATTTCCAAGTACATTAAATGAATCACAAAATATGTACGGATCTAATAGATCTCAATCATATGAATCAACATTTGATATTGAAAGAATTAAACATGGTGCATTAAATCTTAATAAGAGTGTACCAGTTGTACAAGAAATGCTCAAGCAGCAAAATATCAATATTTCTAATTATAAGAATTATCCTAGTATGCTTGGAGTTACAAACCCATCAACCATGATTACAGATACTAATCAAATTAATATGACAGTATCTCAAGGAACCATAACAGAAGAAATTACAGATAAAGATGGTAATGTAACACAAACAACTAAAACTGGTAATTTTGGTGATTTAACATCTACAAAAAGAGAAAAAGGAGAAGCAATATTCTATGAAAATCCTTTGATGTTGCCAGCAGAAATAATTGCATTAGCTAAAGATTATGACTGGGTATATAAGAAAAGAGTAAAATCGATTATTAATGCTGAAAAGGAAGGAGATTCAATGAAAGCAAGAATATCTGAAACTGCAGTTGCGCCTTCAATGTTCAATCCAATGTATGGAGTAAGTGTATGTGGTATAACAAGAAATACTCCGCTTCTTAACGATACTGAAGATATTGAATTAGATCCACAAATAACAGACTGTTCAATTCGTACGTTATGTACATTATCAAAAACAGCAAATTCATCATTAGGACAAGCAAGATATAAATATGCAGATTTTATGTATTGTAAAGATCTTGGAAAAGTATCAAACAATCATTTGATTACATTAAGAAAATTTGCTCACCCTATTGGTGATCATATATTTGAATTGACATCTCCTAAATATGTTGCAACTTCTGGTGAGCATTCATTTCAAGTTGAAGGTGATGTTGGTCGTTTAGTATCATGGTTTGGAACAGATGATAATAGATTGGAAGATATCTGCAAATATAGTTATCATGCTACTTGGAAAGAACTTAATGCACAGATTGAAGAACAAGTATCAAAATCGGATGATTCAACTTCAGGCATACTTGGAATGATATCTAATTCATTTAACCCAGTATATAATAATGCAGTTAATGCTGGTCAAGCAGGTAATCATAGTATATGGGGATGGCTAGGCTCACATTTGTCTTCACATACATATCAAGGTATTGGTCAGAATAATGGTCTATTAAGAAACTATGACAACAATAAAGTATATACACCAAAAAATACAGTTCAATCAACAAATATATATGAAGGAAAATTAGAGTTTTCACATGAATTCACGTTGAATTTTTCATATCAGTTAAGAGCATATGATAATATCAATCCACGAAGTGCATTAACAGATTTGATTGGAAACATACTTGAAGTAACATATAGACGTGGTAAGTTCTGGGGTGGTGATAGAAAATTAATAGGTCCACCACAAGAATTAGGACCTTTTAATAAGACAAGTGATTTTATTGATAATGCATTTGATAAACTTGGCGGATTTTTCCAGTCATTAATTAATGGTGGTTTAAATTTCGAAAACATAATAGGAACTATTGGTGCATCGTACGCTAATATACAAGGTGCAGCAATGAACTTAATGAAAGGCAATGGAATATCTCAAGTAGCAAATGAATTATCTGGTAAAATAAAAGATTTTATTACAACATCAGGTTTTACAGAAGCAGCAAAAGGATATTTAAAAAACGCATTAGGTCGTCCAACCTTATATGCATGGCAATCATTATTAAGTGGAGATGATGTTGGATTGTGGCATGTAACAATAGGCAATCCTCGTAATCCTATTTTATCAATTGGAAATCTAATATTGACAAATGCAACTGTACAGCACTCAGGTCCTTTAGGAATAGATGATTTTCCATCAGAACTTAAAGTATCTGTTACATTGAAACATGCTAGACCTCGTGATTTAACAGAAATAAGTCGTATGTATACTAAAGGTGCATCTGCAATATATCATCATTTTGGTCATCATGATGTTAATACATTTTTTGGTAATGGTGCATCAACAGTATCTACTGACGGAAAAGATGCTAAGAAAAAGATTAGTGAAGCCTTTAATAAGGATGTTGAATTATACAGTACTACTGATAAAAATAATGAATATAATTTCCAATTTAGACCAGAAATCGATACTGAAGGATTAGTTTCAAATCCATTCTTAAAGACATCTGAAAATATTAAGATAATGAGAACTAATAACTGGTCAGATACAATGTTTAGTGTTTCTGTACAAGAAGCAGCTTAAATATTTTTTAATATATTTTAACTATATGCATATATTATCTATTTTTATATATTAAAGATAAATATATGCATATATTTTTTGATGAATAAACTTTTATACATTGGTCTTAATGGTCTAGCAGGATCTGGTAAAGATACTGTTGCAAAAATGCTTAAGACAATATTATCTAAAGACTGGGAAACTTTAGATGAATGTAAAGAATATTATTTCTCACGATATACAAATCCTACGCAATCTGCAACATTTCCTCCTTCACAATTAGATAAAGATTCTTCAGTATTGTGTATTGCATATGCTGACCAGTTAAAAGAAATATGTTCAACTATATTTGGTATTCCTGTACAAAGATTTTATCAAAACAAATCAAATGCTTGGATCTGTCTTAATGATAAATTTCAATATACAGAAATAAAACCTGATGAAGAACATCTTGTAACAGCTGATGATTACTATTATAATCTTTCAGGATATTCTAATACAAATGATATTAAATATTGGATGTCATTAAGAGAAATATTAGTTTACATTGGCACTTATGTATTACAACAAAATGTAAATAAACAGATTTTTGTAAATATTGTTCGTAATAAAATAAGAGAAGAACAACATAGAAATCCTAATTTAAAATATGTAATTATAACAGATAATAGGTTTAATCATGAGCTAAATTATATTTATGAGAATAATGGTATTACAATAACAATTAATCGTAATTCAGTTCAACAGTTAGATAATATTGCAGAACATGAACTTGATGATATTGAAGATTATAATTATATAATTGATAATTCAGGTTCTTATGATGAATTATTTAAGACAACATGGGATATTGTTCATAATGATGTAATATTTAAGAATAAGACAATTGAATTATATACTCGCGATAACATTGATAATTATCTTAGATTAGTGCAATATGGAAATTCTGAAAATACAATTTATCAATTATGTTTACCTTATAAGATACAAAAATTATATAAAAATGAAGGTAAGATAACAATGATAGATCCTGTTGGTGGTCCAATTATATGTGTAGGACAAGAAATAGAAGGTACTAATATTATTCCAGATTATATATCAATTGATGAACATGAAAATAGAAATGAATTTTTAATATGGGTTAGCAAGGAGAGTATTTAGATACTCTCCTTTATTAATTAAAAATACTAATACATAAATATATTATTTTTATTAAATCAAATTAAAAAAATATAAAATTTAAATGATATAAATGGAATTATCTACTCTATTTGAAATAATAGCAAAATATGGGTGGTGGAGTATTGCTATTGCTGCTGGTATAGGTGCAGTATATCTTTTTGTCAAATTTTTGGCAAATAAATTGACACATAGTATGAAACATGGATTAGAAGATATGGGTGGCAATATTACAAAATCAATAACAAAACAAATGGAAACTATGTCTGAATCAACAGCAACTCAAGTTGAAATGCTATCCAATAATATTGCTAAACAAAATAATGAATTAGTAAAAGCAATAAGTAATCAAAATGAAAAGTTACTTTCTTATATTATGCATAGTAAACAAGTTGCTGATGAAATACATGATAAGAGAGTTGAGTTAAGAATGGATATTGCTGAAACTATTATTAATAGGTTAAGAGAGATAATGATGACAGCACATGCTCAAAGAGCATTTATTATTGAATTCCATAATTCATTTAAAAATTTAGGTGGAACACCTTTTGCCAAATATACATGTACATATGAATGGTTTGATAAAGGATTAGACCAAATAGGTTCAAAATGTGTAGCAATGCCATATAGTTCAATGGCAAGAATTGTTGGTGATGTAAAACGTACAGGTGTTCATCAAAAACTTTATACAGATATTGATTTAATGAAAAATGAAAATCCTCAATTATTTTCATTATTGGGAGATCCTAAAACATTAGCAATATTTTATAATATGCTTTATGATGATAATAATAAAATGACTGGTATGCTTGTTTTAGAATGGCAAACAGATTTTGATATACATGTATGGAATAGAGCAAAAATGCCAGGATATCTTTCACGTGAATCAATACAAATATCGACATGGCTTAATTTGAAATGCCAATCAATTGAATCTAATGAAACAGAAGAATAATGCTTGACGAATCTGAAATATATATAAAAGAATTATCTCATGCAATTATAAATTTATATAAACTATGCATAGAAGATATGGGATATGATATGGGAGATACTAATAATAAAATTGAATATCGTAATTATCTATTTGATAATCCAATTAAGCTTAAAGATCCATTTTCAGCAGATGATAAATCTATAGACGATGGAACTGGTGGACCACCAACAGTATCTGCAAGAATTTCTAGTGGTCAAACAAAAGCAAATGCTCTTAAAGTTATTTCAATGCTTATGAGTGATTTAGGATTGACTAAAGCACAAGCTGCTGGAGTTGCTGGTGTTATGACTGCAGAATCTGGTGTTAATCCTGGCATTGTTAATATTGGAGAAAAAAGAGGCACATACAAGTCTTCAGGGGCAAATAATGAAGGTACCCCTTATGGTACTAAGCATTCTCCTTGGAGCTATGGAGCTGGCATATGCCAATGGACATATTGTGATAGAAAAGAAAAAGCAATAATGGGAGGTCTTGGTGTTTCAAAACAAGAAGCAATAAATATTATAAAGACAAAAGGAATTGAAGGATTATCATTAGAACAGCAAATTAAAATGCTTGAATATGAATTTAAGACTTCATATAAATATACATTAACTGGCTTAAAGAAATGCACTACTGCTGAACAAGCAGCTGCGACATTTTATTGTCATGCTCTTGCTGGATATTCTACATCAACAGAACCAGCAACAAATTCAGAAATAGCAAAAAAGAATGCAGCATATTCTAAAGTTGGAGCTAATTCACAGATTAATAAAGGCATGTCATATGCCAAAGGATATATGACATAATATGGAAGATACTAATAAGCAAGAAAAACACGAAATATATTTTGATAATGCAAAAAAACAATATTATACAAATGAAAGTATATTAAGAGGCATTATGTATCATATATTTATGAATACTTCAAAAACGAAAGATCCGAATAATCCATATAGTTCAAATAAACCAGTAGAAAATTTAGATCCTGGTATATTTAGAAAAAATCCTAATGGTTGGAATATTCAAAATGCATGCAATTGGATTCATACGCATGCAGCATCATGTTCTAGTCATCAATGTGCAAAATATGTTAGAATGGGAATTGAAGCAGGAGGCTTATCAACTGCTGGTAGACCTACCTGGGCATGGAAATATATAAATTATTTACCAACAATAGGATTTAAATTTATTGATAAAGTTGATAATTCTTATCAAGGAGAAAAAGGTCCTTATAGACCAGAGCCAGGTGATATTGCAGTATATACAAAAGGAGGAGATCAAAGTGTGCCTGGACATATATGCATGTGGACTGGAGCTGAATGGGCTTCTGATTTTAGACAAAAAAATATGATTGTATATAAATCAACACATCAAGCTTACATATTTAGATTTGATTAATTATGGATTTTAATAATTATAATTGTTTAGGCGGTTGCAATCCACCACAAGAAGTAATATTAACATATGCTATAAACGATATAAGTAAGATTACAATTAACAATAATTGTAATCCTTATGATGTGTCAGATTTACAATATAGTTACAGTATTGATGACTTATGCTGGTCATGTTATATGTCATATGATGATTGTTTATCTAATACAATTGAATTAGATTCTGATTTTTTTATTAAGGTTAAAGTTTCAGGTCCGATATGTAATGTAACTTATGATAATGAATCAGTAGATTATAATGTTCAATTAGTACAAGGATTCAATTTCAATAGTGATACCAGTTCAAATACATATGATCCTTATGCAAATTTAGAAGGCGCATTACAATTACAGCAAGCATTAGCAGAAAATGTTTCAAATATTGTAGGATTACCAATATATTATTTTAAGTTAAAACCAGAAGCAAATTCTAAAGATTTGACATTTAAAGAATATACATTAATGAATGTTGATTCTGTTAAGCAAATAAAGATGGTTATACAAGATGGTGTTATGCCATCGTCAAAACCAGAATTTGCTGATTGGGGATTAGATTTTCAGAATGACTGGGAACCTGAAATTACTAAACAGTCATTTGCAACTGCATTTGGAATCAATGCACAGCCAATGGAAGGTGATTTTATATATGTTCCTGTAATGAAAAGAATGTGGATGGTTAATGGAGCATATGAAGAAAAGAATGGTAATTTAATGTGGCAAGCAACAACTTTTAAAGTAATGCTTTCAAAATACCAAGAAAAAGATTCAGTAAATTTACAAGATACCGAAGATTTAGTTAACACATTAGTTAAGAACAAATATGAAGATTTGTTTGGTGATGATAATAATCAGACATATGATTCAGGAGAATCTAGCAATTCAGCTCCAATATATGCAGCAAACAACTTATATAATGTATATGAATCAGATGCAACAAGAAAATACATGACTTGTGATACAATATCAATTGAACCAAACAATATATATTATAGAGGTACATTAATTTCAGACTCTAAATATATGTTTATGACAAATACAGTAGAATCAAAAGTTATATATCAAAAGCAATTTTGTGGAGAAGAATGCACATGTTCTTTTATTATAAATCCTTTAATTGGTGATTATGAAGGCACTATTGTTCATATTGGAAATATTAATATAAATATAAAACAAGATATTAATATTGCAAAATTATATATAGATGTTGATACAAATAATACAATAGATTTATATTTGAATGAAATATATTTAGTTATTTTACGATTTAGCAAATGCATGAATCTAATAGATTTTAATGCATATAAATATACATTTAATCATAATATTCCATTATATAAGTTGCAAAATAATCATTATTGGTTTGATATGGATAATCCAATTTCAAGTTATATAAGTAAATATAATATTGAATATTCAACTACAAATAAATCTGATGTTTGGATTAGCAATTTATATGGAACATTAACAAATTTCAAGTTATTTGATGTATATAATGATACTCTTTCAGATATGCTTGAAATGTATCCAACGCATCAGCATTTAATGATTAATGATACTGCTCGAAAAATTGTTGGTCTTCCAGGAGTAACTCCAAAATAAATATTATAAAATATTATATAAAAAATATCCCAGTATTTGAAAAAGTACTGGGATGTACTATTTTATAAATATAATAAAAATAATTTATATTGATGGCTAAGAACAAAGGATATCAAAAAGAAGGTAAACATGATTATTTTAATCATGGAATATCTTATGCAGGAGGAAAAAATAAGTCTATACAAGATATTATAGATGATAATGATAAAAGTTTAAAATTATCTTTAAGTAGACTTAAGAAGGCATATGAAATAGCGGAAGAATACGGAATTACTAATACGACATTAAGAAAAAAATATTCATTGGATCATAATACATGTTCTATTGATTTATTAGAGTTTGATTGGGATTATAATAGTAAGACGTATTTGCAGTTATTGCCTTATGAAGTAGCTAAGAAAAATGTTATTAATCGTCATCATCGTTGTAATAATATTTATTCATATCAAAAAAGGATAGTTAATAAAGATAATCAAAAGTTTGTATATAATTCAGGTAGTGGAAGCTCATCATGGCCTATTGTAAGAATTCCATCATTAAAAAGATCTAAACAAGTTTGGAAAAGATTCTATGAATTATTTCCAAGATATGAAGAGATGAGTCATGATCCAGAATTAAGAAAACGATATTCTTTAAAGAAAATTTAATAATTAAAATTTATAATTAAATATGAGAAATTTGGATTATAGACGTAAGCAAGAAGCAAAGCATTATAAAAAGCGTTTAGAAGTTGCTGTAGCTATACGGCGTTACAAGAAAGTCAATAATATGATTATGCCAGTGTCAGAAAATAAAAATGATATCCCAGGATATTATCAATGGAGTCATAATAATGTAGATGAAAATAAGATATCATATAAACGTTGGAAATATGCATTAAAGAATAATTCAATTAATTCAGATTTGGATCCGTGGATGAAGCGTCATTGTAGGAGAACCAGAAGACATTTTCAGAAAATGGTTGATTATAAGTTGCCTGATAAGAAATTTCTAGTACGAGCACAAGTAATTTACCCTCGAGATATTGTTTAAGGTAGCATAATGCTACCTTTTTTGATTATTATTTTTTATTTTTAATTATATAAATTAAAGCAATAAATATTATATGTAAGGTGCTTATGGAATATAGAGGTATTAAAGCATCGGAGCTTATAAAAGAACTTAAAAAATATATTCATCAATTTGGTGACTTATATGTGGTTAAAAATAAAAATGGAGATATATGGCCAATTTATTTTATTAATCATTTTCCAAATACTAACTATTTTGAATTAACATGAAATAAAAAATATAAATCAAAACATGAAAAACTTAAGTAATTATATTTTAGAATCATATAACACTGAAAAATGGAGTGGATATAATCCGGCATTTAATTTATTTAGCGAAGATCCTATTGATTCTTTTAATTATAATGATATTATTACATATTTAAAAAATTTTCTTAATAATAATATTTATTATGAACAAACATTTATAATAAAAGATAGAAATTTATCTGGATTTTGTGATATAACTGATAAACAAAGTAAAGAATGGTTAGATACTAAAAATGATGATCATAAACGTAAATTTTCATTAGAAGATATTTTGAGTGTTAAATTATCAGAAAAAATATTTTTTGGCAAATTTACTCAAACAGGAAAAATAACAAAAAATGTTTATGGTTATTTAAAAATTGGTAAATCTAATAATGAAGTATTAATATTAAGTTATACAGAAAATAAAGATGAAGCAATTTTATTTGATACTGTTAAAGATTTATTAGATGAAATCAAAAAATATAAAGAAGTAAAAATAGAATTACCAAAAGGTTATGCTGCAAGTAAACAAAACTATGCAAATAGTGTTGAATTATATGCAGATTTTTCTATAATGAATAAAAAATTTAAACCTAAACACGATACATGTGAATTAGGTATATTTATATATAAATGATATCATTACAACAATTTTTATTGGAAAATTATGAAATTTCCAAAATTACATTAACTGAAGAACTTCATGACGTAATTGTTAAAGTTGGAGATTATTGGAGAATAAAAGGTCATGCTGGAAAAGGAACAAATACACCTAAAAGAGGATATTGGAAAGCAAAATATGAAACAAAAGAAAAGGCTGAAAATGCATTAAAAGCATACTTTGCAAATAAATAATATGATTTAAATATGAAGGCATTTAAAGATTATATTTTAGAAGATAAAGTTACAGAATTTAATTATGCTTCTGAAGGAGATCATAATTTTATTGATGAGGTAATTGAATTATTGGAATCTAATGGATTTAATAAGACTGAAAAAAGGATATTAAAACCAAAAGAATATAAGATAGTAAATAATGGTTATGAATTATTTGTACGTTCTGAACAGCATAAAACTATAAAGAATACTAAATTAGTATGTATTCGTAAAGGAGATAATGGTAAATATGACTATTATTATAAATTTTCAAATGATTCTTTTTGGAGATATACATTTTCTAATAAACAACAAATAGTTAGATTTAGAGATTATCAACACGCACAAACAGGTATATTTGATGTAAAAGATTCTAAATGGCATGATAGAATATTACAATCAATAAGAGGAATATTTAATATTAAAAAGGATAAATAATGAAACCAATAACTGCATATATTTTTGAAAAGATAAAAAATCTTCCTGAATCTATTAAAGGATTGATTGTATTCGATATTGATGATACAATATTGAGAGTTGATCCTTCATTAATGGGTGTCTATAAGAAAGAACCAGGTAAAGATGAAATACGATTAACAACTGATGAATTTGCTAAAGATCCAGATGCAGAAGACGAATCTAAAAAATCATGGTTTGATTATAGGGATTTTAGAGACCCTGTAAAAGTATATAATTCAATTATTTCAGGAACTCCTCTTATAAAGAATTTGAAGATAATGGATGACTATATTAAAGCTGGATATGATTTTTGCTTTTTGACAGCTCGTGGTTGTGAAGATACAATCAAGAAGGCTATAGGAGATTTCCTGAAGTTCAGAGATAAAGATGGTGCACTAAAAGAACTGGGTGATTCATTCAAGAAAACATTTTCTCATGCTGTAAATGATGAAATAAAGAAATATCCAGGTAAGACAGATGCTGAGAAAAAAGGAAATGTATTGAAAAAACTTTGCAAGAAATATGACAGAGTGGTATTTGTTGATGATGACCAGAAAAATGTACGTGCTGCTCGAGGATTAAATATAGATAATCTTAAAGTTATCAAAGCATGGGATGAATAATATTAAAATTAAAATTTGGGATAAATAAAAATCATGAAAACATTGCAATTATACATAAATGAATCTTTATCTAAAGAAATAATCGAATTGAGAAATAAATTAAAGAAATTGGATAAATCAAAAATTTTTGATGGAAATTACAATTTAGATGATTCTTTAGATAAAGAATTTTATGAAATATTAACTTCATTAAATAAGCCAAATTCATCAAATACTACTTTAATTAATACATGGAGAATGTTATTTTCAAAATTAGTTGTGGAACCATTAGTTGGTGAATTGATTGGTGATAGCAAATGTGAATATTCCTCTATTGATATTGACAGAACTGAAAAATGGGACATTAAATATAATGGAAATATATTAATAGATGTAAAAGCAACGTATAATAATCATACACATAATTTTGGATTTGCAGAAAAAGATGCTAATTACATTATAAATTACAATAAAAATGACATTAATAAAAGATACACATTATTTGTTTACCCAGAAATAAAGACATGGGAAGATGCTACAAAATTATATAAAAACAAATCTGAAGTTAATATGTTATTAATTAGTTTTTCAGATTTTAAGGAAATATTAGATGACAATAATTTTGAAGTAAAAAAATCAAATATAATGATTCCATATTCTTTTATTAATGAAAATAATAAATTTAGAAAGTTTAAAAAATGAAAAACATTGAAGAAATTATAAGTAAAGAATTACTAGAAATGTTTTCTAAAAATTATTTACAAGAAAGATTTGTAAATAAATATAAAAAAATTAAAAGTCATTAAGGCTTGGTAATAATAAATAAAATTTTAAATTAAATATGTTTAATAAACTTAGAGAAAAAATTGGTAAATTTATATTACCAAACACTGTAAGAGTAGTTGATGCAGCAGATATGACTGTTGATGAATTAATGAATAATCATGTTCAAAAACTTGAGCAATTGCCTGGTGTATTTACTAAAGATTTTCTTGAAGATTTAATTAAAGAATATCCTAAATTTGATCATCCAAATATTGTTGAATCTGATGGTAAAATAAAATTTACTGATGCTAATGGAAAGACAGTACAACTTAAAGTTCCTCTTTTAACAATTGTTCCAATCCCATATATTTCAAAAGATAGTATTGATTTAGATAAATATTATAAAGAAAATTTTGGGGAATCAAATCCACCAAAGAATATGGAAGATATAAAGGGTGTACAAGTAAATGTTCCTGCATTGAATATTGTTCCTATACCTTCAATTCCAATTAAAGAAGATAAAAAGAAAGAAAATAAATAATGAAACACTTAAGTGAATATTTTTTTGAATCATTATCAAAAGAAAGTATCAAAAAATTAGAAGAATATATTTCTGATGATAATATTGACGAATATATTAAATTAATAAAACGTCATGGTGCATCATTAGGAATAGATAATGATTCATATGATAATTTTTTTGAAATACATGGATTATCAAAATTAAATTGGGGTAGAAATAATTCTGCAAAAAAACAGTTTGTTAAATTATTTAGTGAAGAAGACCATTTAGATATATTGACATCAATTGTTAAAAACAATGGTGTTTTATCAATAAAAGATGTTGAAGAAAATGGTAATATATTTAATTTATGTAAAATAGAAGACAATGATTTTTCTGATGAGGCAAAAACAATCGCAACTTGGACAAATTCAACATCAGCAAATGCAGGACCATGTGAAATGCTTTTAAAATTTATATTAAAAGAAGGTCGTACATTTAAAAGTGGAGATGTGGGTATTCACGATGGCGAAGATAAAGAAATGGAAGTTAAAGCTGCAACAACTGGTAAAAATGCAAGTGGTGGTCATGCTGCAGGTCAAAAGGAAAACAATGGTCAAAAAATTAGAGGAGCATGGTCAATATATTTATACTTAAATAATAATTTATTTAATTTAGGAGATGATAATGCAGCTGCAGATAAATCAGCATATTTTCAAAATGATAACGGTATTAAAAATTTTAATCAATTAATAAAAGATAATAAATTAGATAAAGATGATCAATCGTTAAAAACATTATCAAATGGTATTGTTGATGCATTATGTTTTCAATATAATTTTATAACAAACGAAAAGGATTCAAAAAATTCATTAAATACAATTGATAAATTATATGATGCTGCATATGTTTATTGTAAAAGTATTTATGATAATGGATTTAAAAGACAAGATTTATTTAATTTAGTTGGTTGCATACAATTATATCTTTATTCACAAGTAGAGAAATTCGATTATTTCTTTTGTGTACAAGTAGATAAATCTGATGAATCAACAAATGAAAACAATGGCAATTATTGGTGTGCAAAAAACTGTAAATCACAAGATACAAAGCTATTAAAATTTAATATAGTAACAAATAATTTATATTTTGGACAATTAGATAGTCCTACATCTTCACAAGGTCGTACAGGAAAAATTTATATGAAACTTAAATAATAAAATTAAAGCTTTATGAAACAAGTAAAAGTTTGTTTAGGAAGATTTATGCCCTTCACATTAGGACATCTTAAGATGGCAACATATAAAGATCTAAAAGGTCCAGATAAGGAGCAGAAAGATGCTTTAAGAGAACAACCAGACTTAAAAGAAATAGCTAAGCAAAAAACTATTATATTGTCTATATTGACTACAAAGGATAAAGTTGACACAAGACACCCATTTGATGCAGATTTGATGAAAGATGAATTAGAATTACTTAAGAAAAACTATTCATCTGAAATTGAAGATATTCTATATGTTAAGTCTGCTGATATATGTGCATGGGGTGAAATGCTTAAAGAAAAAGGATATCAAGCATCAGTTTGGTTAACTGGCTCAGATGAGTTTGCTATGTACAAAGGCATGGCTATTAAGGTGCCAGAATATGAAGAACATAATAGAAACAACTATGACTGCAAAGGTGCTTATACGAATTCATTCTATGTGGAAGAGATAGAACGTACAGATGATGGTGATTTTATATCGTCAATTTCTGGTACAAAAGTTCGTCAAGCTTTATTAAATAATGATAAAGAATTATTTACAAAAATGATGCCAAAGGGAGCTGACAAGTATTTTGATAAATTTAAAGAAGCTGTTGAAAATGCTCCAGAACCTAAGAAAAAGACATCATCTAATAAAAACAAAAATAATAAAGTTAAAGAAGGATTAACATCACTTAAGAAATATATATTAGAATCAATAAAATGAAATCATTAAATAATTATATTAATAATGAATATGTTAATGAAGGATTAAAAGATTCTTTCATTAATATTATAAAAAATTTTTTTAGTCATGGAGAAGTTTCAAATAAAAAATTAGTTACTATTGAAATGGATCCTAAGATATTTGGAAAATTAGTTCGTGATAAAGAATATTTTAAATATACTAATAAAGAATATCCTAAATTAGTGCCAAATCAAGATTATACTGTTGATGATTTATGGGAATTATATAAATGTGAATTAGGTGAAGATAAATATGGAAATGAAACAACTATCTTTACTTATATAGGGCATGCAGATTTTAGAAAGGGCAAAAATGTAATTGAAGTTCAAGAAGAATATAAAGATTTCGTAGAAAAAATTTTTGCAAAATATAAATAAAAATATGAAAGCAATAAGTCAATATATTAATGAGTCTCAAGATACATATTCATTCACATTAGACGAAACGAAAATGCTATATTTTTCTGAAGATGAAATTGGAAAAATTATGAAAGATACTTGGGATAAGAATGGAAAATTTTATAAATTATTAAAAGAATTGGATTATAAGCCTGTTAATAATGATATAAAAGATTTTTTAGAACAATGTTTAGATGATGATAGAGTAGCTGCACAGTTTGCTTCTTATATTGCAGACATAATTGGTAGAGACAATTTTAGTATTGAGCAAGTTCAAAAATTTATAAAAACAAATGATATTGTTGTGTAATGAAACATCTATTAACATTTATAAAAGAATCACTTGGCATATTTGAAGGTGGTAATGCAGTTAAAGCGAATCCTATACCTGCGGTTATTGCACCTAAAGTATATGATGAAATATACAAGAAGGTGCAATCTAAATTTAAAATAGACATGATTCCGTTAGGCAGTATTGGTAAGAAAGCTGATGATAAGACTAATGGAGATATTGATGTCGCAGTTAAAATTGATAGTAAGGACAAACTCAATGAAATAGTTGATACTTGTTTTAGTGATTGTGAAATCAATTACACAACAATGGGTACTATTACATCATTTGGATATCCTTATGACATAGATGGTTATAAAGGAATTGCTCAAGTTGACTTTATGATTGTTAAAGACATTAATTGGGCAAAGTTCAGATATCATTCACCAAATTTTAAAAAGAATGAATCAAAATATAAAGGTGGCGCAAGAAATTGTATGTTATGCGATGTTGTTGCATGTATACCAGTAGAAGATGCAAAAGACGAGTATTTTGAAGATGGGAAAACGGTTAAGCGTCATTGGAAACATACATTCAATACAGAAGGAATATTTATACAATTAGTAGATTTTTGTGGTAAGAATGGCAAGCCATTAAAGACTGGTAAAAAGTTAAAAGAATTTGAGAAATTAGTTACTAATGATCCAGAAAACTGCATTAAGTTTATATTTGGAGACAACGGTACAATAGATGATGCTAATTCAGCTGAATCAATTTGGAAAGCTATTCATGATCCAAAGAAATTCAAATGGGGTGATGACATTCTTGCAAAAATTGAAGAAAAAGTGTACAATGATAAATCACTTGAAGAGTTTGGTTTAGATTTAGAAAACGATTTCCCAACAAAATTCTATAATAAATAATATGAATCATTTAATAGATAAGTACTTAAAAAAACCCGAATATGTAAAAGAACTTTTTAATAAAGAAGTATCAATATCATTAAAGGTTGATGGTGCTGCATTTCAAATATCTTATGATAAAGATCAAGACAAGATAACATATCATAAACGTGGTGGTAGTTCAAAAAGTCTTGGTCCAATTATTGATGAATACACTCAATTAATGAGAAAGAATGTAAATGATGCAATTGAATATTTTGATAATAAAAAAGATATATTAAAGCAATATAAATTCTATGCTATTGAAATGTTTAATGATTCATATATTTTATTAACTGTAATTGATAATGATAATAATATTATAGATAATGTTTCAAAACTTAAAGAAATTTCAAAATCATTGAATATTGATTGTGTTCCTATTTTATTTGATGGTAAATTAAATAAAGAACAAATAGATTCTTTATTAGAAATGATGTCATTAGATCCTGAAACAAATAATGATACATATAAAGAATATTTAACAAATATTTTTGGTAAAGGTGAATATCAGAAATTTTTAAATGGAGATGAGGTAGAAGGAATTGTACTTACATGGAATACTGATAAGATTGAACAATATAAGATAATAAATCCAGCATTTAAGACTAGACATGATAAAGAAATTAAACAAGGTAATGAAGAGTTCCAGAAAGAAATGGAAGAACTTCGTGAACTATTTGAGTTCTTTTATGAAAGTCTTAATAAGTATGGAAAATATTATGGTGATAATTGGATTAAGACATTAAATGATAATTTTATAATGATGAATGAACAATCTGATTTTCAACGCAAATTAAAAGAATTTAATAATTCTATTAAGCCAAAATTCAAAGATTTCTTTACATTACAATCAAATAAAATCGATAAAAGAATACAAAAGTTAATTGATGAATATGGAGATAACATGAAATTTTATTATGAAAAATATTTATCATTATTTAATAAACAAAAGAAACGTAATTTTACAATTTCAAAAGAATTTCAAATGAAAGTCAATGATTTGATTGAAAAATTACAATCAAAAAATGAATCATTAAAATTATATACAAAATATCATATAAAAGCATTAAATAATTATATATTAGAATCAAAATATAAATAATTATAATGAAAAATATTATTAAATTTATCTTAGAAAAATTATTACCATTTAATGTTTGGATAATGGTTGGATTACCAGGTTCAGGTAAGTCAACATATATTAAAGAAGAACTTCCAAAGAATATTGAAATTATAAACCAAGATTCAATTAGAGTTGAACTTGGTATAATGAAAGATGATGAGCATAAAGCAATTGGAAATTCCGAACAAGAAAAAGAAGTTGCAAGAATTTGTTTAGAACGAATTGATAAAGCAATTAAAGATAAAAGAGATTTTGTTATTGATAATACAAATATTAAAGCAGGAAGAGTACAAAATTATTATGATAAGTTAAAGAAAGCTAATGCTAATGTTCAAATAATCATTATTGATACTCCTAAAGAAATTTGCAAAGATCGTCGTAAAGAACATATACCAGAAAAGGTTATTGATGATATGCAATTAGGTCTTGATAAAGTAAAGGATAAATTTAAGAATAATAAAGATACAATAATAGTTACAAATAGATATTAAATAATTATTTTTAATAAATAAATAAATTATAATATGAAATCAATAAGTAAATATATTTTAGAGTCAAAAAATAATAAAGAGTTAGTTAATTTTATTCATAAATTTGGATCAAAAGATGAGCAAAAATTTGATAAATTTATTAATAATTTAGATATTAATAATGATGCTATAAATTTATTAAAAAAGAATTTTAATAATGATTCAGAATTTTATTATATAAATAGTGAATATTCAGATTCAGATTCATTTCAAGATAAATTACAAGATTTAATCGATGAAATTGAAGATAATGGAGAATTAATTGATGAATGGGATAATGAAGAAACATATATAAAAATATATAATCATTCTGATTTTGGAAAATTAATTTATATTGATATGTATGTACAAATAATTTTAATAGAAAAATAATTTTAATAATATATGAAATTTTTAAGCTGGAATTTGAATATTTCCAGCTTTTTTCTATATTATATATATAAAATAAATAATTAATAAACAATAAAAATTTAAAAACAATGAACAAGACAACTGCACGTTATTTCAATTTAAATGAGTTTAAGGCTGGTAAGAACGCTACTACTAAGCTTGGTAACCCCGTAAAGTTTATTACTATTACAGCCGACGGTAAGTTGCTCGTAAAGGTTAATCACCGCAGTAAGATTTCAGGTTTTTCAAATAAGGTTATTGTTCCGATGTTTGAAGGTACTGTTGAAAAATATAATATGGATGGTAGCAAGTACCGCGGAACTGAGACGGAGTTCGACTTGGTAATGGAAGCTCCAAAGCGTCCACGAAATGAAAAGGGACAGTTTGTAAAGATGGGTTAAAACCCATCTTCTTTTATTCTCTAATTTAATATGCAATGAAAATTTATCAAATAATTGGGTATCCTATTGATTGTGAAAGGCCGTTCTTTGTTACCTAAAATGATGAAAGCTTATACATCATATAAGGAAGCTGAAAAATATAAAAAAGCTTGGCTAGATCTTTGGGATAAACATACTGATAATCATGATTTAATATCTCCATGTTGGTATGATTATCGAAGATACCTTGATATTAATGAAGTTGAAGTAGAAGAAAAATTTACATAAATCTAAGAAAATATATATAATATATTGAATTTTTTAAATCTCATACTATATTTATAATATCAAACAATAATTAATATGAAAAAGATTTTAGACGAAGAAGCAATCCGCAGGCAAGAATGTGCTAAGGCATATAACAATGCTCGTCGTAAGGTGTGGGATTTAGTTCAAGAAGATTTTAAGATTGATAAAAATTTTAATTTTACTCATGCTACTTGGAAAGGTGTATATGCAATGGGTGGAAATACTATAATAGCAACTGTTAAGATTATTAATAGATATATAGATGAATGCAAGAAGCCTTATGGGCAGCGCGATTTATCATTTATTCACCTTGTAAAAGACTAAGAATATGGAATTTTGGGAAAAGTTTGAAATTTTGAGAATTAAACTCGGGGATGAAACTATATTGCAAGAAGTAATCAATTATTTTACTGCTGACCAAATTAATGAATTTTGTGATTCTGTTGCAACTGATTATGATATTGAAAATCAATTCAATGAAGAATAATGGTACTAGGATTTGATATTGAAACTGATGGAATGTTTCCTGAAGGATTTCCAACACCACAAGTAAAAACTCTTAATTAGAGTTCAGAGATGAATAATTATAATAAGTTTTTTGCAAAATTTTATAACAAATGAATATAGTTGAAATTAAGACAGGACAATATTACGATCCTGAATATTCAGAGTATCATTTTAAGACTAATCATCCTAAAAGAGATATTTATGACGAGAATTTTAATTTAACTAATGAATTTTTAACATGGCTGCATGTAAATTATCACAATATTTATCGAGCATATTTTGATGATCGTGATAATTTTGAAATTAATTATCTTCATATTGATGATATGACTTTAATCCCATAAAATATGATGATATTTTTAATCCCATAAAATATGATGATATTTTTAATCCCATAAAATATGATGATATTTTTTAATTCAATAAATATAAATGTTTACTAAAATGGCTGAAAATTTTAGAAATAAACAATGGTTTAAGAATTTGTCGCAAGATCGTAAAGATGAGATCTGTAAGAAGTTCGATATTGATGAAAAGACTCTAAAGAAAGCTGGACGTCAAACTGATGATGGGAGAATTGTAATTGATATTCTTCGCATAGATAATATATTATATACTCCAGAAATTTGGGATATATGTTTTAAAAACCTAAATATTATTTTACCTAATGATTATATGAATGCATCAGATGTTTTTAAAATGATATCTAATATGGAATATATATATTCATTCATGAATAGAGACGCACATTATGCAATATATAAATCAAATCTTCATAATGATTTACTTACTAAACAAGCACATATAAATTTCATGTATTGGTATAATGAAAAAAATAATACTTTTGATGAAGAATATAAAAAATTTTGTTGTTTTCAAATGTATACACATTGCAAATGTTTATTAGAATCAGATTTAAATTTAATTAAATAATTACAAAAGATATTAAGTCTTTTATGATTTATATATAATTAATTGATGTTACAAGAGTATAAACATGAAACTATAGATTATTATACTTATAGATTAACATTTGGAAAATATTTAAAAAAAGAAATTAGTAAATTGAAAATTTAATTAATAATTAATAGTTTCTATAATTTAATTTAATATTATGGAAAATTTTGGAAAGATACAAGAACTAGTTCATGAATATGAAGATTTAGAGTCAACACTTAAACTGCTTGCAAATCAGTCAACTGATTTAGCAATTGCATTTAATAATTGTGATAGTGCAGGTTTAAATTATTGTAAGTGTTCAAAATATGTAAAAGCTTTATTAATAAAATCCATAAATATACGTTTAGAAGATATTTGTAAACAATTTAATTAATAAAATTATTATGACTTGGTATACTATTTTATTTATAACGGTAATTGCTTTATTTATTGTTAAGTTAGGAATATCATTATTTGTCGGTGATTTTGATATGGATGTTGATTTTGACGGTGATAGTGATTTTGATTCATCTAGTGCATTTTCATTTAAAGGTGTATTACATTTTTTGGTAGGATTTAGTTCTTATTTATTTGCTCGTTCTCATTCTGAGACTATAAATATTGTTGATGGAAAAGCACAATTTAGTTTTGGAGATTTTACTTGGGCAATTGTTGTAGGATTAATAGTAATGTTTGGTTTGTTTTATGCATATAAATTAGCGCTAAAAGCAAATAATACAACAAAGAATCCTGAAGATTTTATTTTCAATAAGAATTTAATTAATAATTTGAATGGTACAATCTATATTAATTTAGGAAATGGTTCATATTCAGTTCAAGTTAATACACCTGCTGGTACTACAAATGTAACTGCATATTATTCAAGTGATGAGTTGGAACCAGGAACTAACGTTGAATTAGAGAAAGATGGAAATAATTTATATATAAAAGATATAGATAGATGACTATAAAAGATTTATTTTGGAGTAACCCAATAAGATATTCTGTTTTAGGAACGGGTGCTATTTTGACATTATTAATTGGTTCAAAAATTTTATATGATTATTCTTTATATACAAATTTGAAAGATGTAAAAAAACAATTAGATAATATAAAATATGACACTGAGTGAATTAATTAAATTTTTATGGAATGGTGTTGATATTCCATTAACTAAGGATGAAATACAGCATTCAGTAAATGTTGCAATATGGGCAGCTAAGAGAGATATAGTTGAAGATAAAGAGGTAAAACAATGTAATGATTTGTATAATAAATCAAAATTAACATTAAATAACAACATTATTAATTAATTAAATTTTTAAACTAAATGAACGAAACAATTTTAACTTTGTGTTTGATTGGTGGTGGTGTACTTTTATTTGTACTAACACTTTGGGGAATTCTTTCTCGTTATCGTCGTTCTGCGCCTGATGAACTTTTGGTTGTATTTGGTAAGTCAGGTAAGATTCAGGTAACTGGAGAAGATGGTAAGCAACAGACTTTAGTTGTGCCTTCTAAGATTATTCAAGGTGGTGGTTCATTTGTATGGCCTATCATTCAAGACTTCAAAAAGATGTCAATGAAGCCTATTCAGATTAAGGCTACAGTTGATGGTATTGATTCACAAGCAATTCAATTGCACTTGCCAGTTGTATTGACAACCGCAATTTCTCGTGACAAGGAAATTCAACAGAATGCTGCAACTCGTTTCTTGAGTGCAACACCAGGTGAAATTCAATCACAAATTCAAGAGATTTTGATTGGTGAAACTCGTGCTATTATGGCAACAATGCTTATTGAGGAAATTAACGCTGACCGTGATAAGTTCTTGACAAAGGTTCGTAATAATCTTGAACAGGAGTTGACAAAGATTGGTTATGATGTTACTAATATTAACATTTCAGAAATTACTGATGATGCCAACTATATTAAGAACATGGGTCAAAAGGCTACAACTCGTAAGCAAGCTGAAGCTGAGGCAGATATTGCTGAACAGAAGAAGCAAGGAAATGTAAAGATTGCTAATACAAAGAAGGAAGAAGAAATTGCTGTTGCTGCTGCTGAAAAGGAAAAACAAGTTACGGTTAGTCAAACTCGTCAAGAGCAAGAGGTTAATGTTGCTGCTATTGAAAGAGATAAGCAAATTCAATTGGCAGAAGCTGAAAAGGAGAGAGAATCTGGTATTGCTGAACAGGAAGCTGCTAAGGTAGCAAATATTGCTGAAGCTCAAGCAACAGCTGAATCTGCAAAGGCTACTGCTAAAGCAAAACAGATTGCAAATGTATCTGCAGCAGAGGCAGATGCTGAATCTAAGAAAGCTGAAGCTGATGCACGTAAGGTAGCTGCAGTTGCTGCTCGTAAAGCAGAGGCTGAATCTAATAAAGCTAAGTCTGAAGCTGAGCAAACAAAGGCAATTGCTACTGCACAAGCAGATGCTGAAGCAACTGAAAATGAACAGGAAGCTAAAAAGCAGACACGTATTGCTCAAGCAAATCAGTTAAAGGAAGCAGAAGTTATCAAGGCTACTCAAGAAAAGGAAGCTAAGGCTGCTGAGTATGAATCTAATAAGAGACAACGTAAAGCTGAGCAAGATAAGAAGGCAGGTGTTGCTGAGCAAATGGCAAAGATTGAAGTTGCCCAAGCTCGCGCAAAAGCCGGACAAGCTGAAGCTGATTCTATTAAGGTTGCTGAAAGTGCTAAGGTTGAAGCAGAAATGGCAGTTGAAAAGACTCGTCAGGATCGTCAAATGGAAGTTAATAAGGCTGCTGCAAAAGCTGCAGAGGAAAAGTTAAATGCTACTGAAATTATTCCTGCGCAAAAGGCTAAGGAGAAGGCAGTTATTGAAGCCGAAGCAATCAAGCGTAAGGCTGAGCTTGAAGCTGAAGCAATTAAGGCTAAGATGCTTCGTGAGGCAGAAGCAGAAGCAGAAGCAACTCGTATTAAGTTGAATGCAGAAGCTGAAGGTACAAAGAATAAGTTGATGGCTGAAGCTGAAGGTAAGCGTGCATCTCTTATGGCTGAAGCTGAAGCTAAACAACAAATGGAACTTGCTCCTGCTATGGCTCTTGAACGAATGGTTGCAGCTGTAGGTGGTAATCCTGATCTTGTTGTTCAGTACAAGATGGTTGATCAATATAAGGGTATTGCTGAGGCTCAGGCGAAAGTGCTCGAGCATATTAACATGGGAGAAGTAACGATCTATGGTGATACAAATACTGGAGCAGATTTTGCTAAGAGTTTCATTAAAAACTTTGCCCCTGCTGTGGATATGATTAATGGTGGAGTTAAGGATCAATTCAAGAATCTTTTTGGATTGAGTAATAAAAAGGATGAACTTCCTGCACCTGAAGATCCTAAGCCAGACAATGGTTCAAAAAGGAATAAGAAAGATACAACATCTTTTGAAGAGGTAAAGTAAAATTTACTAACAATAATTAAGAGGTTACTGATTAGTTTCAGTAACCTTTTTTTACGCTTTATGCTTAGAAAACATTATTATTAATAAATAACTAAAAATACTGTAAAAGGCACTTATGGAATTAAATGACGAATATATAATTAAATTATGTTTTCAAAAAAATTGTGGTCGATTAATTAGAAATTTTAGTTTTGATAAATTAGATAATAATGTTAAAGATTACATAATAAATAGATATAACGATTCATTATCAATTGAAGAAACACTAAAAAGAATATATTATAAAATTGAATTTCATCCAAAATGTCCTATATGTGGAAAATTAGTATCTTGGGGTAAATGCGGAAATAATAAATTTTTTCATAATACATGCAGTTTAAAATGCGCTGGAAAATTAAGTTTGCAAACAATTAAAAAAAAATATGGTTATAGTAATCCAATGGATTTTCCAAACGCAAAACAAAATTTAGAAAATACATGTTTAAAAAAATATGGAGTTAAACATGTATTACAAAATAAAGATATAAAGAAAAAACAAGAGCAAACATGTATTAAAAGATTTGGTACAAATAATATTTTTTCATCCGAAATTGGAAAACAAAAAATAAAAGAATCATTAATAAAACATTTTGGTGTAGATCATCAAATGAAATCTCAAGAAATAAAAAATAAATTTAATTGGAAACAATCAGTAGAAAAACAAATTGAAACAAAAAGAAAAAATAATTCTTTTCATATTTCAAAACCAGAGGAAGAATCTTATATATTATTAAATAATAAATTTAATGATGTAAAAAGACAATACAAATCAAAAAGTTATCCTTATTGTTGTGATTTTTATATTCCAAGTTTAGACCTATATATTGAATGTAATTATCATTGGACACATGGCGGTCATCCATATAATGAAAACGACATTAATGATATAAATAAAGTAAAAGAATTAAAATCTAAAAATAAAAAATTTTATAATAATGTTATAATAACATGGACAGTAAGAGATGTTAATAAAAGAAACATAGCCAAAGAAAATAATTTAAATTATTTAGAATTTTGGAGCATTAATGAATTAAAAAAATGGATAAATATATATAAATAAAATATGAAAAATTATGAAGGAAAATATGGAACTGAAGATCCTCAAGATAAAGATTCATTAAATGATCTTTTTTTAAAAAGTGAAGCACCTGATTTAGATGATACAGATTCAACTTTAGAAACACCAATATTAGTTATTGATATGAATGAAGTTGATGAAAGAACATTAGCAAGAGCAACTGATATAACTAATAAACTTGCAGCATATTATTTTGATCAAAAATATATTGATAATCATCCATATGTTACATCTAAAATAACACAAGAAATTGATAATATTAGACGATTATTAAAAATGTTATCAGTTAATGAAAAGGCTCAAGATACATTAATATCATCTATAACAATGAATTCTGGTCGCGGGACTCTCTATTCTTCTTTAACATCATTACAAAATTCAATGCTTCAAATGCAAGCACAATTAAATTCATTAACGACGAATCTTGAAAATATTTTTAAAGAAATGCAAGAAAATTGTGATAAGACATTTGCTGAAAAAGATAAAGAAGAATCAGAAGATGGATCCATGGTTGTTCGTGGTTCTCGTGACTTCATTAAACAAATTGAAAATTCATTAAAAAATAATCAAAATAATAATATTGAAAACAATTCAAATGTTAACATAACTTATTAAAAAATTATTTTTATATATAAAGAAAGATATTTTTGTATATTATGAATTTTATAGATAATGAAGTAACATTTAAAGATATACTTAATCCTGGACTTATATCTGGTGGTCCTAAAATTGCTAAAGGTAAATATATTAAAGATAGTAATGATAATATTACTATTAATATGCCTATTGTTAATGCAATTGATATAGATTGGTTGAAAGCAGAAGTTCCAGGAATAGATGCTCCAATAACTTCAACTGGGCAATTATTATTAATAATTGGTAAAATTAAAGGAATAGTAGGTAATATTGATAGTGCTGATGGTAAGTCATCAATTTTAGATAGAATTACAACTATTGAAAATTCTATTAAGAATTTACCTACAGGAGAAATACCAGATGATTTAGCTGAAACAATAACTAATTTAACTAGTGAAGTTTCTGCATTAAAAACTTCAAATACTGATATTTTAACACGTTTAACAACTGTTGAAAATAAAGTTAATAATCAGGGTGATGGTTCAATGCAGCAACAAATTATTGATCAAGTTACTTATTTGACCAATAAAGTTGAAAATATTGATAATATTAAACATGTAATTATTGAAAAGGATAGATATGATTCAATGACATCATATGATCCAAATACATTATATTTTATTATTGGCGAACCTGATTATATTATAGTTGAAGGTGGTGGTGGCGGAAATACTCCAATATCTACAAAAATTGATTTAGACTCTATAACATCACAATTAACTGTTAATGGTCAATTACATAGAGAATCAAATGTTGTATTAGAACCTGGAAATACTTATATTATATCAGGTACATTAGCAGGAACATTAACTATTGATGCTACACAATATACAAGTACTCAAATGGATCTTATAGGTAACACAGAAATTATATTATCTGATGTTATAATAGTATCTGATGAAACAAATTATGGAATATTATATAAAACACCAGTTGAAAATAAAGGCTTTAAAGATTTAGTTGTAACAGTTAATAAGAATACTGTTAATATAATATGTTGTAGAAATGTACAACCAAAAGCTGATGATCAATGGGGAGCAATTCATTCAATGAATAATTTAACCGTTCGCGGAACTGGATATCTTTCAATTAGAAATGATGGAGGCCATGGTATAAGATCTACTGAAATTGAATATGCTGGACCACATATGTATGCATCTGTAATACATGATGTTGTACATGCTAAAAAATTATTCTGGAATTATGGATCATTATATACAGTAAAAGCAAATGATGTTTTAGGTACTAGTGAAACTGGACGTTTAATTGTATTAGGAGGTACATTTAATTCTTCCGGAATTGAAGGACAATTGTTTGATTGTAAAACACAAGGATTTTATAATTCTAATACTTCAATAACTGGTTCAACCTCAATGAATGGTATGGTAGCTTTAAATGCACAAAATTTTGCTTCTACAATGAATGTTAATTATCCTGGATATGTTTATAAATTTGCAAATAAAACTGATTATAGTGCTGCTGCAAATGGTGTACAAGTGCAATTAACTAATGGAGTATATAAAGTATCTGGAAATACTCATCCAATAATATCAATTAATGGTACTATTTCAAATCCTATAGAAATTAATACATCTGGTGGCGTTGATGCAACAGTTTATTTAAATAATGCATATTTAACAAATAATACAGATTATCCAACTATATATTATAATCCAACAGATAAAAGTGGAAAATTAAAGATATTCTGTATGCAAGATAGTATAAATGTAATAGAAAATACATATAGTGAAACATCATTTAACACATCTAAAGATTATGAATGCGACGCAGTAAAATCAGAAAACAATATAAATATAGAAGTAAAAAATGGATCACACTTATATGTATCATCTAAATTTGCAGATGGTATTGATGGTGGTACAATGAAAATTACTGATTCAAAAGGTACATTAGTAGTAACACATTGTGGACAGCGTGGATTAAAAGGCAATGTTATTGTTATTGGACCAAACTGTGAAGTTACGGAAAGCCATATTACAGAATTTCATCAAGATGATACAGATACAGATAATTATACAACATTTGATGGAATATGTGTAGTAAAAGATAATGGAACATTAGGTGAACATGGTCCAGCAATAAGTTCAAATCCAAAACATACAGGATTTGCTGATATGTATGCTAGAAATGGTAAAGCATCTAAAGGTGAATTTGCATTAAAAAATGCTGAACTTAATGGAATTGTTATAACAGGTACAGTTGGTGCAGTTGTTTCTATTGATATGGATAATGCATCAAATATGAATTTTAATAAAATTATAACACCAACAGTACAGCAATCAAAAATTGTTACTGTGTCAAATGAAACAACAGTAGCATATAATATATATAAAGAAGCAATAGTATAATATGATATCATATAATAATATAAAGAATACAAAGTATAATTTGAATCGCGTCATGATTGGTAAAAATAGTATTGGCGCGATTTATAAAAATGGTATTCAAATATGGCCAATAGCACATAAAGCTGCTATGATACTATCATGTTATTACAATGGATATTGGATTGATGAATATCCTTGGACAGATGAAACTGCTTGGAAAGATTAACAAAATAATAAAATATTTAATATATGGCTCTTTTTGATGAAAGAATTAATGAATATGTTAGCTGGAAAGATGGTAAGCATTATTTTTCAGGAAAAAATGTAACTGATAATATGCAGCCTTCGGGAAGGGTTATTCGTGAATTATTACAAGAAAGATTAAGAAATCCAATTTTTATACCAACAAAAGAATCTGTTGGTACATCTACATTTATTGATGATGGATATTGGAGAATATTCTCAAGTAAAGATGCATATGATTTATGGCTTACTGATAGAGTTGCATATGCAGAATTAGAATTAGCAAAATTCCCAAAGCAATCAGAATATGAATTCCAATTAACTGGATTTGAAAATAATGCAAGATATGTTATTGAGGGTAGTGGGAATCAAGCAAATGCTGAATTAAACTATACTTGGGATATATTTAAAGGGCAAAATCCAGTAAATGATAGTATTATAGTTACATATACAATTACAAATACAAATACTAGAAAGACACAATCTTTTACAAACATGTTTACAAATGCACAAAAGAATGTGTCAATTAATCTTTATGAATATTTAGGAGAAGGTCAAAATGTTGTAAATATTAATTTGCAAGGTATTAATACATCTGTTTCTGCTGGGCAAACAATATTTATTACAATGTTACAATTTAAAATTGAAGCAGAATGGAATTATTCTGCATATCATAAACAAGGTGATCCTTTAATGATTCTAAATTATCGTGTTTTAAGAAACGATACAAATGCTGAAGTAACAGTTTTTGGAACTATTGATAATAATGATACTGTTATTACTGATACATTTGGAAAGGGTTTTTCTGATATTCAAAAAACAAATATAGCAATACCAAATAATAACAGATGGGTATCATCAAGTGATGGAAACCCAGTTAAGCACAATTTACAAATGTGGGCTCAGACATCATATAATGGTACATTATTTACATCAAATATACTTTATTATGAATTTGAGTTTGCATCAGAAGAATCATTAATTAATCACTTTATTAATTTATCGACATCAATTTCATCTGAAGATAAATCATCAATACCTGTTATTAATCCAACATTAATAGCAACTCAATATATTTCAACTAAAATATCTTATGGATATTACACTGATAGTGCTTCCCTTGATGCTTCAATTTCAGTGAATTGGAAATTAATTAAAGAAAATTCTACAGATGAACAAATAATTGGAACTTACGATATTTCAAAAAATACAACAAGTGTTTTAGAATTTATACCAATTATAGCAACAGAAGCTAAAAAATCAGTATATTTAGTTGCCACTTATGGAAGTGGAGTAGATGAAGAAGAACTTTTGAAAATATTAATATCAATTACACCTAATACTGGTTTTATGGAGCAAAGCGGTTATGTATTAAAGTTAAATGCATACGGTAAGCAAAATAATGATAATGTAGAACAGACATGGGAATATGGGTCAAGTTCAAATAAAATAATTACAAGATTTGAAGGTATAGATTGGACTGATAATAAAGGATGGTATAATAATTCATTTAGAACATTTGGAACAGATTCCTATGCAGAAATTCAATATGCACCATTAGTAGATATATCACAAGGTAAAACTATTGAAATTGATTTTGAATCAGAAAAGGTTAGTAATCTTAATGATGTATTAATATTAATTGGTAATAAAAATGGTGCTAGAATTGAAATTACACCAAATAGTGCTACACTATATAATGCAGCTAATGTAAATGTCATTGAAACAAACTTTAAAGCAAATGAACGTCTTCATTTATGTTTTATCTTTAATAAAACAGAAACTAATTCAGATAAGAGTGATTTGATTTTTATAACAAACAATGGTATTCTTGAACGTGCTGTTTCTGGATTAGGTTCAACATTTACATCAAATGGTAATATTAAAATTGGTGGAAGTAGATCTGGTGTAAGGGTGTATAGTATAAGAGTATATGATTTTGCATTATCTTATACAAATGCATATAATAACTATTTATTTGATTCAGAAGATAAAATTGCAATTAAAACAAAAAATGCAGTAATTAATGAATCAACAAATATTATAGACTATGATTTATGTCGTAACAAGATTGATACAATTTTAATTAAAGGTGATTTAAGTAATTTATTAAAAGCAACAACAGATAAAGACCAATCTACAACAGATGTTGAAATATTACGTGTATGTCCTTATGATTCAAACTATAACTTTACATGCACTGGTGGTATGATTAGAAAACACGGTCAGTCAACATTGAACTATCCTGTTCCTTCAATGAAAATTTGGTTTAATAAGTCAAAATCTGGAGCAACTCCAGTATTTCAATGTTCTGGCCAAGAAAGCGAAGGATATGCAAAGAATAGATATAGAATGAAAGCAAATTCTATACCTTCAAATAAATTTGTATTACAAGCAAACTACTCAGATTCATCTGGTGTTCATAATGGATCATTACAAAGATTAATTAATGAGACATGGTATAATGCAAAGATTAATGGTGAATACAAATTAAGAACAATACCTCAGTTATTTACATCTAATCAAAAAATTACTAGAAATAATTCTAATCTTTATGATCAATTAGATACAAATAGCAATCTTACTTTAGGAACAAATACTGACGGAAAACAATGGAAAGATTATACAAATAATCAATTCCCATATATTTATAGTGATTCTAATAACAAAATGCATAATGGATTACAAATTGGCCCAGATTCGTTCCCTTGCGTAGTTTTCTATGAAGATACATCATCAAGTGGTAACACAACATTCTTAGGATTATATGTATTCATGGAAGATAAAAAGGCAGATTTCATATATGGAGAAAGATCTATTTATTATTACGATAATGGTTCTGGACATACATTAGCTGATGATCCATTTGTCTTAAAAACAGAAAACACCAAAAAAGGTAAATATGCAATACAATTGCCAACTGGCGATACTCAAGCTTTAGATAATGATGATAATAAAGTTTGGGATAACGAACATGTTTTAAGAATTGAAGGTTTGACAATTAATACACCATTTTCTTCATTTATGTCAAATACTGATAGTGCAGGTGTTTCATTTGATGCTGTATATAATATTGTAGATAAATCAGGCAATGTTACAGATACTATTTATAGATGGGAACAAGACTTTGAATTAATTTATCCAGATCCTGACGATATAGTAGGTAAGATTGATAATGTTACAATGAAAGATACGACTAAGTTTGGTTATGATTCTAAATTTAAACGTACATGTCAGCCTTGGGTGGATTTCTTTAATTGGGTTACATCAACATATCAAAATCAAGAAAAATTCGAACAAGAAGCTTCACAGCATTTTGATATTTATAAGATGGCTGCATATTATATTATGTTCTTAAGATTTGGTCTTGTTGACTCTGTTGAACGTAATGCGCAATGGAAAACATATGATGGTAAACACTGGCATTGTGAATCTTGGGATATGGATATTGCTCTTGGTAATATGAACACTGGTGGTATTGCATTTGATCCACCTATTGATCGTAATTCTACATTTAAAACAGATACCACTACATATGCATATTCTGGTAAGACAACATCAACGTCTAATTGGATATGGGATGCATTTGAAAACTGGACTTATTGGAGTAAAGAAGTAGTACCAGCAGTAGCACAAGCTTTATATGAAGCTGGATTAACATATAATAACATTTCTAAAATGTTTGATGAAGAATACCAAGATAAATGGTGTGAAATTCTTTATAATGAATCAATGTCTTTTAAATATATTAAATCAAGAGGTAATAGTGATCAATGGTTAGCATGGTTACAAGGAGCTCGTACATCACACAGACACTGGTGGTTAAGTACATCAATGAATTTCTGGGATTCAAAATGGACATGTGGTGATTATAAAAACCACAAAGTAACAATATTTGCAAACCATAATAAGAGTACTTCAGGTAAAGAATATATTATTTGTAAGACAAATGGTTCAACGTATTTGTCAATGGTAAGAGAATCTACTACAATTGATTCTCAATACGCAACGTTATCATCTCCAGCAAATTTTGATATTACTGATGTTGAAATGTCTAACAAGGTACAATTCCATATATATGGTGCAACATATATTGAAGAATTCGATGGTAGTGCATTTGCCAATGGTATAAGTACAATTACATTTGCTGGTGCATATGATGATGTATTAGGCGCTCCTTTAAAGAAAGTTAATTTAGGATGCCCTTATGAAACATTAGCAACTGGTGAAATGATAGGTACATTTAATGGTATTTTAACAGGTATTACATTCTCAGATAGTTTTGGTAATGATGCTGCAAAGGGCTTACAAGAATTAAATGTAACTGGTCAAATTAATTATGGAAGTAATTTATTAGTTCCTGAAATTGAAAAATTAAATAAAACAGAATTAAAGAATTTCTATGGAAAGGGTTCTGGTATAACATCATTCCATTCATCTCTTTCAGGTAATGCATTTGTCAATATTGAATTACCTGGTCATTTACGTATGTCTGATGGATCAAAAGACATAGGATTTACTGAATTAGTAATGACAAACTCTACATGGGAAAATCTTACATGGTATGATTCAGTTGTTGATTCTCATTATGAAACAATGACATATCTAGATGAAAATGGAGTTGAAAAAGAAAAACAAGTACCAGTTGGAACAATTTCTTATGAACGTACATGTGTAGAAAAAGGTGATAGACATAATATACCATTTACATTAACAATTGTTAGATTTATTGGTTCTACAGGTAAGACTGAAAAATCAATGCGATTTGTATTAGATTGGATTAAATCAATTGAAGCATATTTGAGAAATGCTATGAACAATGGAGCAATTGCACCAGGTGTAGGTGATTATGCTGAATGTGAAACTTTTGACGATATGTTAAAACATGAACTTAACCGTAGAACATTAGAAATTGATAATATTAAATGGGATCATACAACTATTAAAGATAATGAATTAATTACATATAAGCAATTACAATATATATCAATGTTTAATGATGGAAGAAATAATGCAGATAATAATACACCATTATTAAAAGGATATATTGAAGTAAGTATGGATGATGGTGAACTATCTGTAGAACAATTGACTCAATTAAAAGAATGGTTTGGTAATCAGATATTTAGTATTAAATCAATTGGTGTTGGTTTAGTTATTGACCAGTCATTAAATTATATTAAAATTAATGTTGGTAATGCAAATGTTGAAACAAACCCAGATACTGGTGAACTTGAAATTTCAATTGAAGAAGGAAGCAGAGCAACATTATCTGCTACTAGATTCCAATTACAAGAAAACGATACTACAACATATTGGGGAATTAAAGCACCTGGTTCAGCTGCTAATGCAGGTACTAGTTGGCAAGGATGTACGATAACAACTGGTAAAGATAAGTTAACATATTTGGATGTAGCAGAAACAGTATATGGAGATCGTACAATTGAAGTTACATGTTCTATGGTTGGTGAAGAATTATCGTCATCAGTATTAATACATATTAAAGCAGTTTCATATCCTGCAAGTATAAAATTAGCAGTGGATCAATCACGTAATGGAAGTAATGAAATGAATAGATTACGTGATTTTGCTGGTGCATATGTATATTGGAAAGGTGGATTAGTGGCAGAATTCTATCCTGAAATCAAATGGATAGAAGAATCATTTTCTGGTGATACTGTTGATGAATCTACTATAAGAAAAGCTAAAATTGATGATATTATATATACATTGACAAATTCAAATGGTCAGAACATAATTAATCAAGTTTCATACAATACATTCCAAAAGGGTCAAAATTCAACAGGAAACGTTAATGATAATTATATTACATATTATAATAATGCTACTCCAGAGCTTAAAGGTATTGTTTTAGGAGTACAAAATTTACCAGATCAAGGATCTGCAGATTATAAATTAACAATAACTATAAGATATGCATCAAATAAAACTGTTATATTAACGACAAATATTATTATAATTGATGATGCTGTTGAAATAGTACAATATAATAGTGGTTTATTGTTTGATGCATTAAAAGATCAATATTTAGCATGTAATAATGCAACAATAACACGTTCATTCTATAAATCAGATTTATTATCATTAAATGGAACATTATCATTTACAGATTCAAAATATCAACTTTTGACTGATTTAACAACTATAGATCGTAAAAGTATTTTTGAATATTTACCAAATATTGAAGGTATTGATTTATCTGGATGCACTTCTCTAGACACATCTCCTGATGCGCCACCAACAGATTCTAGTGACGCACGTAGAAATTTTGTTATGAATAAATGCACTAAGCTTACAACATTTAATGTTACTGGATGTACATCACTCGGTAATGTATATAATACATTATCAAGATTTTATCAGATTGATTTAAGTAAATGCACAGCAATTAAAACTGTAAAAGCGTATGGTACAAAAGTAGATATATTACTACCATCTAGTTCAAGCATACAGACATTAGAATTAGGTACGCCAAGACATATTGCATTAATAAATCAAAATGAATTATTTACTAATAAAGTTTCAGTACAAAATCCAGATAGTTTGGAAAGTGTTGTATTAAATACTGATTCTCAATCAAAAAATGATTTATTTAGTACATTTGCACAAATTATATTAAATACAGAACTATGAACATAAATACTATTAATATTCAACAATCATTAAATGTTACTGAAGAAATACCTCATTCTGTATTAGGTGAAATATATAATATATTTAAAAATCCTAATTTTAATATTAGACAATCAATTTTAAGAGGCAAAGTATCAGTTGATTTTTCATATAGAAGTTGGATATCTGAATTACAAAATAGATGGAACAGTTTTCAAATTACAGCACGTGATTATTATCAGGACTGGGATGATTTAGCTTTTAGAACTGGTATTTCTAAACTTTGGGGTGACGGATATGGAGTTACACCAACACAATTAAATAAAAGCTTACAGTTTGGATGCTCTGAAAATGAATGTAAAAATGGTCCATTTTGGCATAATACTGAAGTTGAAGTTGTAGATCTTAGACCTTTTAAAAATATAGATAAAATAGATAGCGAATGGAATAGATTTAGATTTCATGGGCATAATGAAAACTGGGATTTTTCACAAATGAAATTAAAAGAAATTTATGTTCAAGCTAATTCAGGTACATTAAAGCCAGATTTTTGGGGTGGAAACGATAATGGAGAACATTTAGAAAAACTATGGGTTGAAGGAAATAAAAATCCAGCAATGCCAATCATGAAATGGAGTATTGCTAATGGATATAACACCGGTAAGACAATAATAGATCATTTATATTATAGAAATAATTGTACTGTTGATACTGGAAATCAAATTGAAAGGCCAAATGGAACAAAATTTAAATATTTAAGTGTACTTAGTTATGCTGGCTGGCAATTTAGAGGATGGTATCCTCAAAATATAATATTAGATAGTCCAATACCAATAATGGTTGGAGAAAAATTGAGTTTTGGTAATGGTTTAAGTAATACAACAATATATGTTCCAGATCATCAACTAAATGATTATACTATTTTATATAATCAAGTTGGAGATGATCATTCTGTTAGAATATTTTCATGGACTACATATAATGCAAATTTCGTTAAAATGAGAGAATGGTATAAATATGATGGAATAACTTTATATGATGATCCAACAGCATACATGTTTGCTGATGGTAATAACTATTAATTAAGAGCGATATACTTTAAAGTATATCGCTTTTTAATACATTATCTCCTAAAATATTTATTTTTATTAAAATATGAAATATAAAATCATTAAATATGAATTTAATAATTTATATTTTATTATTTTTATTTGGTTTGTAAATATAACAAATATATACATATTATGTAGCATATGACAAATAAACGTTGCTTGGTTTATGAGACTTTAGGAAGCGTTTCAAATCTTCAAGTGTCAGAAGCTAAAGGCGATGGTTTAATGCGTTTGCAAGGTGTATTTGGTGTTTGCGGTGTAAAGAATCAAAATAATCGTGTATATGACAAAGATAATTATGCACAGATGGTTGAATCTTTACAAAAAAAGATTAAAGAATCTGGTTGTCCAGGAGAATTGGAACATCCTAATTCAATGAACATAAATCTTGAAAATGTATCTCACAAAATTGAAGATATTCAGATGAATGAAGATGGTACAATTACAGGTTCAATTGTTCTTTTAAATACTCCTAAAGGTCAAATTGCAAAAGCTATCGTTGAAGGCGGTCTTCCACTTTTTATTTCGTCACGTGGTGCTGGTACAATTACTAATGAAGGTCGTGTAACATTATCTACAATACAGACATATGATTTAGTAGGTACTCCAGGATTTAGTCAAGCTAAGCTCACATTATCAAATAATCAAAAACTTGAATGTTTGAATGAAGGTCTAGAAGATAATAATGAAACTTGGGTTATTGTTGAAGGTGATGATCTTTTAGGAGATGAAGATAATAAAGATGATAATAAAGATCCTAAAGATAATAAAGATTCAAAAACCAATAAAGATAATGATCCAAAAAATGGTGACAAACCTAAAGATGACGATAACAAAAATAATGACGATAAAGACATCAATATGAAAGAACTTAAAGAAGCTATTGATAAGCTTACTGAGAAAGTAACATCTCTCGAAGCTGAACTTCATGTAGCTCAAGAATCTTTAAACGAAACACAAAATGAAGTAAAGTCATTTAAGCCAACAAATTATGACGGTATTCAAAAGTGGGTTGTTGAACAATTTGCTCCAGAGTTCCAAAAAAAAATCAATGAAAGCTTAAATACTTTAATAAGTGAAAAGTTTAATGATGATTCTTCAGAAGATATGCAAGAATCTATTAAATCTTGGGTTGTTGAAGAATTTGCTCCATTAGTACAAGGTTGGATTACTGAAGAATTTTCACCAGAAATTCAAAATTGGATTACTGAAGAATACTCACCAGAAATTCAAAAATGGATTGTTGAAGAATACTCACCAGAAATTCAAAAATGGATTGTTGAAGAATACTCACCAGAAATTCAAGGTTGGATTACTGAAGAATACTCACCAGAAATTCAAAATTGGATTACTGAAGAATACTCACCAGAAATTCAAGGTTGGATTACTGAAGAATTTGCTCCTACCGTTGAAAATTGGTTAATGGAAGAATATACTCCTGAACAATCATTAATTATTGAAAAGAAAGTAAATGAAAATGTATCTGCATTTATGGAATCACAAAAAGCAGGTCGTCTTGATGAAATTGACGGTTTACTTGAATCTATTGCTGCTGAAGGAAACAATGATGTTCAAAAAATTGTTAAAGAGCAACAAGAGGAAAATAAGTATAAAGGAATATATGTAGTAGAAAATATGCCAGCTGAATATCTTCCATCTTGGAATATGCTTAATGAAGCTGCACAACAATTAATTATTAGAAGTTCAAAAATGTATGACTTTACTAAAGAAGGCGTACTTGAATCATTCTGGGCTAATGTAGATTTTGGTAAGAATGCTGAAGAAACAAAGCCAGTTGTAGAATCAAAGAATCCTATTCAAAATTATCAAAATAATATTATAGCTAACATGAAGAGACTTCGTGGTTTGAACTACTAAATTTACTTAAATTTTCAATAGGATAAGAAAATTTTTATTTTTATATAAATTAAAATTCTCAATAGAGAAATAACAAATAAATTTTGATTATAAATAATATGTTTAATGAACAAAATGGCGCAGTTACATGGGAAAAAATGTTGAAGGAAAACTTTAACGTTAATGACCAGGAAAAACTTAACTGGGTTTCTCAATATGCTGCAATTCATGAAATTCATGAATCACAATTAGGTATTAATACTGGTAATGTAGTTCCATCTACAGCTCATCCAGGTGTTAGCCCTATTTATGCAACTCCAATGAATACTCTTGGCATTGGTAATCCAACAGCTCCTAGCCAATTAGATCCAATGAGTACAGCACCTTATAATGCTGCTAATCCAACAGGTTCATTCTGGGGTCAAACTCCAGGTTCAGGTGATATTCCAGTATCAACACTTCCAATGGCTCTTAACATTGCATTGTTAACTATTGGTCTTGAACTTGTTCCAGTTATTCCTTCTAAAGGTCCTTGGGCTATGTTAACATATATGGACTTCCCATATGCTGGTGGTAAGCTCGGTCGTGTAAACGAAACATCATTTGATGGTAAGGGTGAAGGTAATGAAAACAAGCCTATCTACATTAAGATTAAAGGTCTTACACTTACTCAAATTGCTGGTATTCGTGGAGCAATGGAAGCTGGTGATGTAAAAGCTGATTCTGTTGTTGAAGTTGGTGGTTTCAAAGGTAAGTTTATCATGCTTGGTCGTATGGATGCTTGCCCACTTGTTAAAGTTGTAGAATGCTCTGCTGCTAATAAATCAATTCGTGAAGAATTTGGTGCTGCTACAACAGTTAAGATTGGTACTCACACAATTACATTAGAAGCTGCTTCTGAAGGTAAGGCTGCACAAGCTGTTGAAGCTGATTTCGTTCAAACTTCAGTTGATTTAGTTGATGGTTTTGCTAACTTCTTTGATGGTAGTAAGAATCCTATGACACGTGCTCAAAACGAAACTGGTACAGGTAATGTAATTGGTCTTCGTTTATTCAGCAAGTGGATCCAAATGGGTTCATACGAAGTAACTGGTACTGTTACACGTCAACAACTTCAAGATCTTCCTCTTTATGGTGTTGACGCAGTATCTAAAGTTATGGAAGCTCTCCAAAACGAAATTACACAACACATCAACCAACGTATTCTTGAAAGAGTATTTGCACTTGGTGTTACTAACGCTGTACAGCAAAAGGCTCGTCAAGGTGTAGATCTTAACCTTTATATGGGTAACGGTGGCGCTGATATTCCATTTGCTACTGCATTCCCAGGTGTTCCACACTTCACAGATATCTATGGACATGATCATAAAGCTGATTGGGGTAACGTAAAGAATGCTGAAGTTAATACTTCTGCTGAAAATCTTGCAACACGTCAACGTCGTATTATGTCTAAGTTACTTGCTGCTGCTAACTTAATCCAATTAGTAGGTCGTCGTGGTCGTCCAACATGGGTTGTAACAAACGGACAAGTTGCTACTGCACTTCAAGATGTTTCAGGTTATGTTGTAGCTCCAATGCTTAACACAATGTCTCAAGCTAATACACAAAACTTATACCATGCAGGTACAGTTGCTGGTCTTCAAATCTATGTTGATCCATATATGGACTGGAATGATACACGTATCTGTATTGGCCGTAAGGGTGATGGTAATTCACCAGGTGTTATCTTTATGCCTTATATCCTTGCTGATACAGTTTCTATTACTGCAGAAGGTACAATGGCTCCAAAGATGCTTGTTAACTCAAGATATACTATTGCAGAAGCTGGCTTCTATCCAGAACTCCAATATCTCACAATCGCAGTTGGTTCAGCATTTGGAATTATCTAAGATATATATTAAGGCACAATTCTCGCCTCTATATATTAATCCGATTCGTAAGAATCACATTAGGAGTAGCATATGCTACTCCTTTTTTATTAATTAATATATTTTTATCATAATTCATTTTTTAAATATATATAAATATTCTTTATTATTATGTATAGTTCCACATGCTAGATGTTTTGATTTTTTATTATTAATTTCAAATGATTCAAAGCATTTTTCTTTATATTTATAATCTAATAAATCTTCTCTTATAACTAAACCAAATATCTTACAAGAATCTTTATAATAAAATACATTAAATAAATTATCTATAAAATTATTATATTCTTCTTTATTTTCAAAACTTTTACATTCATATTCTTCAATATTATAATATGGGGGGCATGTAAATATTGCATCAAAGTCAATATTAGGAATAAAATTATTTGCATCATTATTATAAAATTGAACATTATTAAGATTTAAATCTTTAGAAATTCGTTTTACATTTTTATAAATATTTGGTGATAAATCATTATATATATACAATTCTAAATTTGTACTTCCTAATAATCTGTGTCCCCATCCACCGCATGGATCATAGCATTTTTTTATATTATATTTATTAATAAAATATTTAAATATAAGCGGATTAAAATGAGAATAACCATAATACATACCAGAATGTTTAAACCCTAAAAGTAAATCATTATTTGTTAATTTTTCTATTTGCTTATTTAAATATTTACATCTATTTGATATTAGACGTTCTTTTATATTATTATCTTGTATTAATTCATTTTCTTTTTTAAAAAATACATCTTGTTGATAATATTTTACAATAAAATTATATGATGTTGAACCATTTAAGTTACCTTTCTTATTCTTATAATAATTATATTCATTTAATATTTTATCCCAATCAAAATAAATATATAGTGGTAAATTAATCCAATTATATAATTCATCATATGAATAAAATACAAGATAATTTAATTGATTTTCTTTTGCTGTATTTCTTTTATTTACATCTCTTATTGTCCAAGTATTAATTGCGTTGTTATAAAATTTAGTATTTTTTTCTTTCCATTTATTTAATTTATTTATATCATCTTTATTGTTTTCATTATAAGGATGACCACCATGAGTCCAATGATAATTACATTCAATATATAAATCTAAACTTAGTATATAAAAATCACAAACAAAAGGATATTCTTTAGATTTATATTGAGCTGTAACATCTGGGTATTTTTCTTTCAATAATTTATATGATTCATTTTCAGGTTTAGACTTATTAAATGAATTATTTTTTTTCTTCGTATTGTAAGATTTTTCCTTAAATTCAATTGAATTAAAAAATAATATTGATTTATTAATAAATGCATTATATTGATCAATATTATTTTTTATTGTGTTCCATCTTTTAGAAATATTATTTGATGATTTGTATTTATTGCATTTTGTTTTATTTTGACGTTCTAAAATTTCTTTACGTTGTGCTTGTTCCTCTACACCATATTTAAGTAAATTAGTTTGCTTTCTTTTATTAATATTATTATTAGATCCGTATTTGTCTATTTTTGTATTACATTGTTTATTATATACTTCTTTATCTTTTTGCTCACAAGATATTGAACAATATGTATTATAACATGTATTTTCTTTATATCCAAGATTAAAATTAGTTAATTTTCCACATATTGGACATACTGGTCTAACTTGTATATCAAATAATATGCGATATATTGATTCTTTAATATTGTTAGAATCATTAAATCTTAATAATAAATAGTTTCGTAAATTTTCAAATTTCTTGTTTCTAATTAATCTATTATAGTTTGATAAATTTAATCTATTATCATTAATAAATAAATTAATTATACAATTATCATAATCCATAATAAAACATTTATAGTTAAATATTAAATAGTAAGTTATTAAAAATAATTTAATATTTGATTTTCAATTCAGTCTTAATTTTTTTATTTTTATTAAATTGTATCTATTAAGCATCATTTGCTTAAATGTAAATACAATAGAATATAATAAATATAAAAAAGATAATATAATATGGCAATTCCAGTACATTTGCAGCAGTTTAAAGCTGCGGGTATTTACCGTGTAGTTTTTGATCACTCAGCAATCTTAAACCAAGATACTCAGATGTTACGTTTAGTTGTTGGATATTCTGAAAAAGGTCCTTTTAATGTGCCTGTACTTGTTAAAGATCCATACGAGTTCAGATCTATCTTCGGTGATATATCTAAAAGACTTGAAAAACGTGGTATTTATTTCCATCGTTTAGCTTTACAAATGTTACAAGTAAGTCCAATCTTATGTCTTAATCTCAAAAAGTTTGATGGTGAAACAGTTCAAGGTGCTACTATTAGCACAGACTTTAATCCAAAGTTTACTCCAATTGACACTGTAACACTTAATGTTGAAGACATTTACGATACAACTCGTTTCTGGACTCTTGATGCAGAAAAATTAAATGATTTACGTTCAGTTGAAGGTTCATTGTTAGATCAATATATCAATATTTCAGCAACTAATGTAAAAGCAACATCTTGTACATATTTTATTCGTAAAGCTTCAGGTACAAAGGTTTCAGGCTATAATATTACAGTTAATGACTGGTATTCAGATGAAGAAATGCCAGAATATATGGAACCTTATAAGAATAACTTGATTTCTGACTTCTTTGCAGAAATTTATGTGTTCAAAGGAAAATTTGAGGCTAAACAAGTTCTTGCTTCAAATACATTAAAAAACTATTTCATTGTTACAAATGAATTAGATGAAGATGGTAACCAAATACTTAAGCTTCGTGATAAAGTGATTAATGCTTTTGGTGAATCAGTAGATACACTTGATGCATTGTATAAAGATGAAACTTCTGGTGCTTTAGGACACTACATTGGTGCAATCATCCCATACTTTAAGAATAAACAAGGTGCATATGCATGTCTTGATGTTGCATTCAATAGCGATATTGATACACATAACATGATGTTATCTTTCAATAAGGATTTACTTGAAGAAGAAAATGCTGCTAATCTTGATCTTTCTGGTCGTATCAGAATTCCTTCACCAAAGAATCCTCTTAAAGCAAATAAATCTTTAAGTGTAGATAAAATATATAATGGTACTGCGTCAACATCTGTATTAGGTAATATAGCTGCTCCAGTTATTGCTGATGTAACTTCATTCTATACTAATGTATGGGATCCAGAAACAGAAACTCCATTACAAGATGTTTATGTAGGTAAGACACGTATTGCAGGTACTCTTTATGTTAAAGCAATTAAAGAAAATATCGAAGTTGAAGCAGGTACAGCAGGTCAAATTGAATTAGCACAAGTTGGTTCAGACCAAACAATTACTATGACATTTAATACTACACAAAATGAATGGAAAGTTCGTGAAGTTGCTCGTAAGCTTGGTGTTGTATTTGATGAAGAAGGTAATGCTAAAAAAGGTATAGGTACATATTGGCCATCAGGAGATGCATTTATTGATGCAACAGATCCTCTTCGTGGTCCTCAAAAGGTTATTACTGCTCTTTCTCGTCTTGAGCATAAATCAGCAGATGGAACAGAATATACTGATATTGATGAAAACATTAAGCCTGCATTAAAAGAAGTTGAAGTACTTACAAGAATTAAGTATGTTAATACAACTGCAGTTGGTGCTGATGCTGTTTATGGTTCTTCAGTTTCATTTATTGATTTCTGTGACGATAACTGGGAATATGTTGAAGATGCTGAAATTATTAAGGGTGTAAAACAAGCTGCTCTTATAGGTACAGCTCAATATGATACTTCATTACTTAATATTCTCCAAAAGGGTGATTGTCTTCTTGCTGAAGATGGTATGATAGATGAAAACGAAAATGGAGAAGCAGATGATGAAAACGGTTATATTGATAATGTTAACGTTCAAGAATTTGGCACATTATACTATGAAGAAGGTGAAGAAGATATTCATGAAGAAAAAGATGAAAATGGAGATATAATATTACACCATGCAGGTGATTTCAAATTCCATTATATTCTTATTTCTGCTGAACCTTGGTTATATGAAATTCTTGATGAAGAAACTGGTGCAACAATCAATCGTGCTTTAGTTCGTGTAGATGCTGCTCTTAATCAAGAAATCGGTACAATGGTTCCACAATATCTTCAAGGATATACATATAAGAATGATCGCCCACTTGGAACAGGAATGTATGCAAAAGTAAAATGGCAAGAATTTATTCTTTCTACAATTACTGATTATAAAGGACTTCGTACTGCATTACTTAATAAATCAGAAATTGATTATCGTTATGTAATTGATACATTTGAATCATTCCCAGTATCAAATCTTAAGAATGTTCTTTCATACTTATGTAAAGAAAAGCAATCTGCGTTCTGTATTGCAAACTTCCCATCAGTTAAGAACTTTATTAAGTGTCCTTATACATCATTTACAGACTCTAAGGGTGTATTTAATGTAGAATATGTTGTTAAAGGTTTCAACAAGAAGAAGTCAGCTTCAATGATGTTTAGCTTACCATCAGAAAATGACGGTGCTTCATTTATTGCATTCTACACGCCTCTTAAGTTTACTGATGGATATCTTGATACATTAGTTCCTGCTGCAGGTCTTGTATCTAACTTATTCGTTAACAAGTATATTTCACGTCAACCATATTACATTGTAGCTGGTCCTAACTATGGAGCTATTACTGCATCTGGTCTTGTTGGTCCTGATTATAAATACTCAATGGATGAATTACAAATTATTGAACCATTTGGTGTAAATGTTATGGTATATCGTCCAAACTTTGGTACATTTATTAATGCTAACCAAACAGCTAAGCAAACTCCAGTTTCAGCTCTTTCTAAAGTTAATGTACGTGAACTTGTTATTTACTTACAAGATGAAATTGAAAAGGTTCTTCAAGCATATCAATGGGAATTCAATAATCAACGTACACGTAATGCTATACTTGATAGAGCTAATCAAATATGTTCAATAATTGCAGCTAATGGTGGTATTCAAGCTTATAAGAATATTATGGATGAATCTAATAATACACCAGACATTATTGATAATGAAATGGCTGTTATTACAACTCATATTGAACCTGGCATGGGATGTGGTAAGATGGTACAAGAACTTCATATTTGGAGAACTGGTCAAATGAATGCAAATATTTCAGATTAAGTATATTATTAAATAAAGGATGGTCTTCGGACCATCCTTACATAAAGAAGAAACGTTTTAAAAAATATATATTCATGAATATAGTTTATGCCTAATAATTTAACACACTTACCTCATATATTGAATGTTGAATCAGGTCGTATGAAATATGATCCAGTGCACAAATCAATATTTGAAGTATATTTTACATTGCCAGCAGCTATTCAGAGTCAGTTCAAAACAGAAGAATTATTACTTACAGAACAAGTAACAAATGTAGCAGGTCTTGATGTACTTCAAAAGACTACTGATGTTGGAGAACAAAAGTTTTATGGAGTTACTGTTTCTTATTTGAATCCTGTTCTTGATACAACTGCTGCAGATATTACAATTACATTTAACCTTAACTTACGTAATGTAACAGATAACTTTGTATTGAAAGTATTCCGTGCTTGGGAAAATATTTCATATAATCTTGCAGATGGTACACGTTCAATTAAAACAGGTTATATTACAGATAACTTACGTATAGCTGAAGCAACTCGTAATGGTGATATCTGGAGATCATATATCTTCCATCACGTAATGCTTAGAAGTGTTACTAATATTGACGATTTGGACATTAATGCTAATGACGCACGTCAATTACAATGTCAATTCCGTTGCGATTATTGGGAAGATGAATTATCATAAGACAATTTATCATATACAAAATAAAAAGGAACTCTTAAGAGTTCCTTTTTTAGTTTTCAAATATATCGTCTGTTATTTTTGTTTTTGTACCTTGATATTCCACAAATACTTTAAATATTCCTAAATATTCATTTACATCCATATTATATAAAACATCATTATTTGTTAATTCAATATTTTCTAATTTATCTAACACTGTACATGGTTTATTAGCATTTTTAGGAACAACTAATACATATGATTTATTGCATTTATATGTTATAGGAAATTTATCATTAATAATTGATTCTATTTGATATATAAAATACATTTTATTTTCTGTGTCTTCTCTTTTCATATATATATATTTATGTATCATATCTGTCCCTCCATATACATTAACTTTTACATTATTAAAAATTTTATTCATGTTTAACTATTTTAAATTTATAAATTTAATAAATAATAAACAAAATATTATGGCAAAGAAACAATTGACAGTTAAAGAAAAAAAAGAAAGAAAATTACAAAAATTAATGAAAGTGTATGATAATGTAAATGATGAATTACATATATCGGGTAAATCAGTAAATGAGCAAATTCATATACTTGTAAATAGATGCTTAGCATTACAATTAGAAATTTGTCAGACATCAGATTCTATTAAGATTGATGACTTATTAAAAGTTCAAGATATTACAGATATTGATAAGAAGACATATTTGGATTTTGTAAATATATGCGCACTAAAATCAAATGATAAATTAAAAGAAAAAGCAATTGCAAAATTTGAATCTGATTTTGAAAGTCGTTTATTCATATCAAATTTAAGACATTCATTTTTGGAGTCATATATGTCTGGGTATGATTTGAAAATTACTGATGAAAGTAATCAAGAATATAAACCATTTGCTGATTATAAATCTGAAGAATTTGAACATATAATGGAAGATTCTGCAAAGAAACGTGAATATATTAATAAAGTACTTTATGGGCAATATAAAAAATATGCTAAGGCTGCAGAATATATTACTAAACTTGAATTAAATTATGGAAATTTCAAACAATTAGTTGACTGGGAATATTATAAAAATGGAGGATATCCAACTCCATCTACACCTGCTAAACTTTGGTCTATATTTAATAGATATAATGAAGCAATAAGATTAATGACTAAATATGAATTTACTCAGCAAAATGATCTCAACAAAGAATTCGGATTAGATATTAAATTAAATACACCTGTTCCTGTTAAACATCCTTGGATGATTAATGAAGAACCAGAAATTGATGAAGAATAATTATGACTATATTTTTAGTTGGTAGTTGTAGTTTTACAGCGGCAAATTTAGATCCTAAAAGATTAAATAGTCAAATACAAGAATGTGGATGGTTAATCAATATGGTTGAAGGTATAGGCAAATGGAAAAATCATCCATGTAATTTTATGTACAAAGATCATATTGATTGGGTGAACTAACACAACGCTAAAGACGTTGTATCTTCCTGCTCAGCAAATTTACTTATAAATTTATTATAAGAAATTTTTACAGGCCCTTTTATACTTGTATGATTAGTTCCTAACCTATCAAGTTTATCATATATAAGATAGAAATATATCATGTTATTTGCTGCATGTATGTCTCTATCTTCTTTTGTTTTACATTTAGGACATTCAAATATTCTATCTTTTAATTCTAATTCAACTTTAGATCCACATTTATTACAATATTTTGTCGTTGGAAACCATTTGTCTAGTATAACTGTTCTATCGCACATACTTAATTTGTACTTTATTCTACCTAATATAGAATGCTGTATTTTAGATCCACTCATTCCATCTTGTCTCCATTCACTTATTTGCTCATCTTGTATTACTATTGTTTTATTATCATTTAAAATTGAATGAACTATTTTATTTGATATGTCATTTTTCTTGTTATTTATATGGATATACTCTTTTCTGATTTTCTTAATAGTCTTATATCTGTTGTTTGAGCCTTTTATTTGTTTACTAAGCTTAGCTTGTAATCTTTTAAGTTTCTCACTTTCTTCAATAGATATGTCATATTTGATGCCATCAGATAAAGTCAAACTTGTAGACACACCCATATCTATGCCTACTATGTTATTTTTATATTGTTTATTTTTATCTTTATTTATATAACAAGTTAAACTAATATAATAATCATTTCCATCATATAATAGTTTTGCATTTGCATAATCTATGTTATCGTATTTGTTTAATTGCTTAATCCCGTTAACACGAATAAGTTTTTTTATTCCTTGTATTTTAAACTTATTTCCTCTTATGCTATGCGTATTATTATATTGTTTTAATTCAATACAATTAAATTCTGATTTATATTTTAATTTGCCAACATCATATCCTTTTTTCTTTAATGCAGATAAACCTTTTATTTGGTTTACAATTTGTTTTATTATTCCTTGTTTTAATGCTGAACTAATATAAGATATATTTACTTGTATATCATTTCCATACTTATCTTTATGCGTTATTGTGTTTAAATCTTTATAGTCAAAATTAAATACATCTTTATCTAAAAGATAATTATATATCCACTTAGCCTCAACAAACTGCATTTTTATCTGTTCGTTTTGCTGTTTAGATAAACTAGATTTATCAACTTTAAACTTAAAGCACTTGCATATCTGAGACTTACGTTTATCATAAGTCTCTCTCATAGTCTGTGCTATATGTTTATTTTTTTCTAATCTATCCATTTAATTAATAATAAAATATTATTTTTAATAAAGTACAAATAATTTTATTTTTTTACTATGGAATTTGAAGATAATAGTAGAACTAGAAATCATTATAAAGGTGATTTAAATTATCATATAATATTTTCTACTAAATTTAGAAGAAAATGCTTGTCTAATATAGAAAATGAATTATATGATGCATTTAGATATTGTGAATCTAAATCACATTTTAATATTAAAACAATGAAACAGGATAAGGATCACATACATTTATTAGTTAATATAAAACCAACATATAGTTTAGGGCAAACTATAAATAGAATGAAACAGATGACAACAAACTATTTATATAGAAATGACAAGACTAGAACGTGGCTTAGAAATTTTTACTGGGCTAAACGACTAACATTATGGACACATGGATATTTTGCATCAACTATAGGACATGTAAGTGAAGATATAGTATGGAATTATATTGAAAACCAAGGAAAATAATATTATTTTAAATTAAAAAATAAGTCAATTCATATACAACACTAAAGATGCTGTATCTTTCTGGACTTGATTTGTAAAGAAATATAGAGATTGCCTTGTTGCATATAAAAACAAAGATTATGATAAATGTTTAGAATTATCTGATGAAGCTGAAAAGATAAAGCCAAGTTTTATATGCGATGAATTATTTATTAATTTCAAAAAACGATTATATGAAAAAGATCCAATTATATATGATAGGTGGTCTCATTTAGGTGGTACAACTGCTAATTATTATTTTGTCGATGGTAATTGGTGGAAGTATGAAAATGGTAAAAAAGAAATAGTTGATAAAATACATATAACTTATAAATAAAGTTCCTCTAGCATCATTGGTTAAATCCTATAATATAATTTTATTATTTTATATTATAATGATGCTAGAGGAACATTCTACTATATTCTAGACGATAATAATATAGTTAATTAATTGTTAAAAAATTAACTATCATTCTGTTGGGTTTCTTTATATTTCTTTTCAATTTCTATATTATGTTTTGTAATATTCATACCTATAATATCATTCATATCAAATCCTAAATCATATGCTATATTACAAATATTATTTAATATATCCCCAATAGATATTGCTGCTTTAGTTTTTGTTATTTTCGTAAAACTTCCATGATCTTTTATTAGTGCATCATTTAATTTATTTGCTAATGATCCAACATTATTCTGTAAGTCCAATATAACTGAAAATGGACCAAGTTCTATTGGATAATCTATATATTCACGAATTGTTTTTTGATAATCATTAATTTCCATATTACTTAAACTTTTATTTAATCATTATACCAACTATCTTTCATATATCTTTGTGGATACTGATTTATGTTTTCTCTATTATCTCCATTACCATGAACAGTATTTGTTTCTTGACGTTCTTTAACTTTTATTATTCCAATTTTCATTATATCTTCTAAAGAACATCCCATATCGTCAGCAGCAGCCCATATATACCATAAAACATCTGCTAATTCTTTTTTTATTGCATATTTTGTTTTATCATCAAAAATTTGATTATTATCCCTTAAACATTTTTTAACTTTTTCTGCAGCTTCACCAGCTTCACCATTTAATCCAAGTATCGGATATATAATAGGCAAGCAATCATATACTTTTGATGATTTCATGAATGTTTCATATTCTTTAAGTATCATATATGTTCATAATTATTTATTTTACATTTTACTAATGCGTTTGTTTCATGCTTATCTATTTCACATCTACCATTATAATTACCAAATCTTCCAGCAACTGGCCCATAATCATTATAATGTTTACATGAATAGCACATATTTGTATAATCATTTGGATTTAATGAACATAGCTCTCTAAGATCACTCATAATTGCATTTATATATTTATATTTGATAATATCCAATTTTAAAAGGATATTGTTCTTCTGTATATTTTTTACATTTTGCTAATCCTTGTAAATAAATTTTATTAGATATATATTGTTGGTTAAATACATCAATTACATCATATAAAACAAATTCATCTTTCAAATTAGATAATCCTAGTCCTCTTCCTATTGATTGCATATTGATTACATTAGACTTAAATGATTCAAACAATACACCAAAACAAAGATTCGCCAGTGTGATTCCAGTTGACAAGGTACCGTAGCTTGCAATTAATATACAATCATTATTTTCTTTAAGCATTTGTTTTATTTGTTCACGTTTCTTTGGAGTTACTGCTCCAGTAATTGTATCTATATGTCTATTTGGAAATTTTTGTTTTATAATATCAGTTAAATAATATATATATTCTGTATGATGTGCCAAAATTAATGTGTTCTTATCACATTTAGGTAATATTTCATTACATAAATAATCAACACGTTCTGTCATAAAATGTGTCATCATTCTTTCAATAACTAATAAATTAGTTGATGTTGACATTTTAATAATATTTTTAAGTACTTTAATATAATCTAATTGATATTTAATAAACATTGTATCAGCACGTGATTTTAATTTGAATTTACGTTTAATCTTATCTAATTCTTTTTGTGTTTCATTATCGGCTAAGTCTGTATAAATACCAGTTTGTAAAAACAATTTTGCTTTAATATCTTCAATACCAGGAGGTAATGATTTAACATATTGTATTTGAAATTCTGGATCAAATAATTTTATTTTTTTCTTTTGCTCAACTCCTTTTTTATTTACAATAGTTTCATATTGAAATTCTGATAATCCATATTCCGCACACCTAATAAATGTTTCTAATTGTTTTTTTAAGTCTTTATATTCTAATCTTACCTGTAAAATATTGACTTTTGAAATATAACCTTCATCCATTAGATATCTTGGCTTAATTTCTTGAATTGTGGCGCCAAGTAATGATTTAAGACAATAATATTCAATTGTTTTCTTTTTAGGAATTGTTCCAGTCATACCGAAAGCTATCTTTACTTCTTTCATAAATGGCTGACTTATAATATTCTTTATTTGATTTGCTGTTGCACGATGTGTTTCATCTACAAAAACAATATCATAGTCATTAAAGAAATTAGGATTATATTTATTATTTGGTTTACTTCTTGTTGGCTTTTCAATGAACTTAATCAATGACTGAAAAGTACCTATTGTAAGATTAGCTGACTCAACTAGTTTACCACCACCCCATACACATTCCGTATTGAAAAATTCTGCATATTCTTTGAAGTCATTATATCCTTGTGTTACTAACTGAATTGAAGGAACAATCATTAATATTTTCTTTGCCCCTAAATATTCAATACAATATCTAAAAATCATATAAGCAATAAGAGTCTTACCAGCACGTGTTGCTAATTCTGAAACTGATTGTTTCCACTGTAATATTTTATATGCAGCTTCATATTGATAAGGGCGTGGTGTATATTTTAATCCCCAGCTATCAACTATAGTCTTAAATTGCTCAAATGTATGTGGTATGTCTCTTTTGAAAAAATTAGAATGATCTAATAAACCATCAAATGCAATATCGTTATCTTTAAAGAATCTATATATTTCTTGCCAAAGCCCTATTGCACAATAATAAACAGTTTGACCAGATTGCTGTACATAATCAAATAAAAAGTCTTGTGTATATGGAGGTCCACTATATGTTGGTAAATAACATATAGGGTCGACTAAATTCAAATGTTCTTTAAGTTTCTTTAAGTTTATTTCATCATATTCAGAATCATATTTAAGAAATAAATATCGTGTATCTTTTTCAGTGAATATAAAATGTATCATTATAAATTTATGTAAATATAAATATTAATTTAGATTAATTTTAACAATTATTTAATGTATAAAAAACTATTTTAATTATTTTTATTTATTTACAATTAAATACAGTTTAATTTTGTAAGAATAATTAAATTATTATAACTTCATTCTATTAGCGAAATGAAATTGAATTAATTTTTATTCTAACTGGGTTATACACATACCTCTTATCTGCTGGTACTATATTTAGCACATCACAGTTACATTTTTGTATACCTAATCTCATTATATTGAATGATCCGTTTACATCAGCATTTATCTTATGTCCATATTTTGATTTAAATAATCCACGTTTGATTCGTTTTCCAAAATAAGTTTTATGCTGACATATTTTTTCGTTATCAATAAAACTACATTTAGATGTATATGCTTCATTTAGTAAAATCATTTTAATACCTGCTAATTTACATTTATAGTCTAACATACTTATAAGTAAATTATATGGTATAGCAACAAAATTTTGATTATTAGTTTTTCCTATGTTAATACCTTCTTTCCAACCAAAATTCTTACCTACAAATAATGTATTAAGATTGTTTGTTTCCATGTATATAACAATAAGATGACTAACTTTATGCATATAATCTTTTATCTTATTATTTCGTCTATAATTTATTCTTTTTATTCTATTGCTTGTTTTCCTATTTTTATTTAGCTTAGATTGTAATAATGCTTTTCTTTTATTGTAAAAATGATTTATATTTTTTAATTTTTTACCATCATATATAACAGATTGACATACGTTTGAAGTTAATGTTACTAAATTATTCAATCCTAAATCTAAAGCTGCATATTGTTTATTATCACATTTTAACTTATATTCTTTATTATATATCAATTCAATTACTATATGATTTCCTTTATGTATAATTCTAACTATTTGCACATTTAGATTAGTCTCAATGTCAATTTTATTGTTATTATTTATCTTTAATGACAATACATTGTTTTTTAATTTAAAACATTGATTTGTATATGTAACTATATTTCTTCCATTTTCTTTATCTTTATATTTAGGTAATCTAATTTTCTTACCTTTCATTTTTGGCGATTTCAATACATTATAAAAAGAAACATATTGTTTATCTATTTGTCTTAATACTTGCTGGCTACATTGAGCATAAGGTAAAGATCTATAATCAATTTGATTCTCTTTAGATAATAATGTATTAAGTTCATAATAAGACAGATATTTATTTGTATTTTTATAATATTGTCTTATTTGATATAAAGCATAGTTATACAAATTCTTAGATTTAAAACACAACTCATCAAGCATAGAATACCATCTATGCTTATTATTTATAATAATTTGTTGTGTTAATTGCATTTTCATTGTTGTTATGCTTCTAAAATTTCTTCTAATAGTTTAAACTTTTTACGTTTAGATTCTAATATAATGTATATATTTATATAGAAATAATATATTAAGTTTATTTATAAATAATGTTTTTATACAAAAATAATTTAAATTATTGTTAATTTATTATTTTATTATATCATCTCTCTATTCATTTCTTTGTTGGATCTATTAATTTATATGGTAGATCTAATCTATACCTAAATAACGTATGTGGCCAATGTCTTAATTGTATTGTGCATTTATCATTATAATTCATAAACTTATTTTCCCAAGGACACCAACCAGTAGGTCCATAAAACATACAATTATAACATATATGTAATTTATCGTTTAATCCTAATTTAGATTTTGGCTCTCTTTGAATTTTTTTTCTAGCCATTAATTAAAAAATGCGGTACATGTGTACCGCATATATTTATTCTGATTTTGGATTTTCATCTGCTTCAGCGGCAGCTTTCTTAATATCTTCCATCTTTTGCATTACTGCTTGATGTTTAGATGCAATATCATATGTTTTCTCAGTAGCATCAACATATGCATTATGCAAAGGTTCAAAATATTTATTAATTGCAACCACTGCTGCCCATTCTTCGTAACCAGTAAATTGCATGCCTCCTAATGTACGAAGTATAGCATCAAGTTGTGCATAAGGTATTTTCTTTGATTTCTTTTCAGGATTCCAAAAATCATAAAGACCAACTAAACCTAATGTATATTGCCATTGAACTGTCTGCTTATTCAAAAGCTTACGAATTGACATTGCAACTTCTTTATAGTTTTCTTTAGGCAAATCAAATTCAGTTTTTGATACTTTTTGATCATTTTCATCAGCCTCTGCAATTAATTGTGATTCAATTTTTTCAAGTTCTTCAAAAGTTTTACTGTTTAAAGAATTTTCATAATCTTTAAGCATTTTCTGCTTTTCTTCTAAATTCATTTAATCTTATAAGATATATTTATAATTTTTCATATGCTTATTTATAAAGCTATGTTATAAAAATAATATTAATATTATTGCAATTACTATATATATAAATGCATGTAATAATGTTGCTTTTAAGTTTTTAGCAAATTCTTTTCTTGAAACAATATCGAAAATCAATAAATAATTATCTGCATTCTTTGGTCCAACGTGCTTAAATTCTAAATTAATAAAATGATAAAGATTTTCAATTGAAAATACTTGTCCAATTATATTAAGTTGCTTATAAGTCCAATGTTTAATATATTCATTATTGTTTGTATTTTCATCATCAAACTCAATTATTGTTTTTGTAATATCAAATCTTCCTTCTTCATTAATATTTGGATTAATCACACCATATAGACGTCCTATCCAATCTTTTTTAATATCTACATTTAAATATTCTTTCAATACAATTTTAAATGCATCACTATATAATGTATCTGATATGTATTCATAATCTTTTATATAGTCATATATAGATTTGATTGTCTTATATATTCTTCCTATTAAAGTTTTATAAAACAAATTTTTAAAAAATTTCATTAAATGATATTGTTAATTTTATTAAAAAATAGTAAATATAAAATAATTAATTAAATAAAAATTGAATTTTTTATAAAATATTCTATATATTATTATAAGTTAAAATCAAACAAACAGCTATTATGAATAAATTTAAATATATAAATTATTCCAGATTATCTTTATAAAAATTATTTTTAATAGTAAATATCTAATTTAGGAATATTATGAGAATTTAACAAGTATTTTATAATATTTATAGTAAATAAAGTTAAATAATATATTAAAATGAAAAAGATAACTGAAGCAAAAGCAAAAGTAAAATTTCAAATTCCTGAAAATTCAGTAAATTATATTAGTGCAGCTGAATTGAAGAAATATCTTGAAGTTACAGATAGATTCATATCTGCAGAAACAAAAGAACTTATTAATTGGCTTATTGTTAATAATGATTCATATATTTCAGATCTTTCTAATGATGAAGATGAAAATGCATTAGCTGGTTTCTATAAAGCTGGTGTACCTGAAAAGGATAATCTTAAGGAACTTTATAAATTACTAGGCACAATTATTAAAGCCGGAAAAACAATGGAAATTCCAGTGTTTCAAACAAAAAGTGATTTTGAAGGAATAATTAATAAGAAAATTGCACCTGATGAAGTAATACTTGATTTGTCTACTGAAGCAGGTCGTAATGCTACTGCTAAGAAATACGAAGCTCTTGTTCATATGATGGCAAGACAATGGAATGGTAAACTTAATCTTTCATATAATGATCTTCTTAGTGTTTGTTACGAAGGACTTGCATATGCAATGAATACTTATGGAAAGAAAAATAAGAAATCAAAAGCTACTGATGAAGCAGTAAAAGGATATACATTTGGTCAATATGCTGCTTATTGTATTCGTAATCATATAACTGGCTGGGGTGTTGCTGACTCACATCTAGTGCATATTCCTAATTCACAGCAAAAGAAAGAACGTGAAGAAAAGGGACATAATACTCGTAACTTGTCAATATCTGGTGACAAGTCAGTAGGACATAGTGATGATGAGGGAAGTAAGACAATGTTTGATTTCATGGGTTCATCAACTGACGTAGAAGATGGAGTAAACGCCGAAGATCGTAAGAAACTTTGGGGTGATGTATGGAAAATTCTTTCAAAAGAATTTGACGAAAAGACATTAGATATTTGGTGTAGTTATTGGGGTGCATATGATCATAAGAAACTTCAAAATAAAGAAATTGCAAAGAAATATAATGTTGCAAATTCAAATGTAACATATTATTGTCAGAAGGTCAATCAATTTATTAAGAAAAATAAAAAGATTCATGATATGTTTGTAGAATTATATGAATTACTTAAAGAGTCTATTAACGACAAGGATCGTGAATCTTCATCAATGGGTAGAATGGTGACAAGTACTGAAAATATATATAATGAAGAATAATGAAAGATATTAAAGAATTTATAAATGAAAGTTCTAATGCTTGGAAATATTTTTCAAGCGTTAGTAATTCAAGTAATTCCAGTATTAAATTATCTGGTCTTGAAAATAAAGATGCAAAATGGTTATATATTGATATAAATAACCAAATGATTACACCTTATACTGAAAATGATGTTAAACAAGCAACTAAAGATTTAGAAGATAATTATCTTGAAGAGGAATTACGTAAATTAAAAATTGGTGATTCTTATAATGATGAAGGCAATATATATTTAAGAATAAAATAAATTTAGTAAAATATGAAAAATATTACAACATATATTAATGAATCTAATATAAATCATACAATATTCAATGCTTGTATGGAATTAGATAATAATGAGAATATATATAAAACTATATATTGGCCATTAGCACAGAATCTTATTAAGATACATAAGTCTGGTGATTTTAATATTGAAACACTTGAAAAATCAGCGTTAGTATCAAAATTAGCATCTGCAACATTGAAAGCTGCAAAAGCAGGAACATTATCTTCTGAAGATAGAAAACGTCTTTATAAGTTTATTGTTGGTAATCTTCTTAAAACAATAAGTAATGAAGGTGAAGAATTAACAAAAGAAGAAGAGGATTATATGATTGAATGGGATTATAATAATTCAGATAAGTGTGGATGGTAAATATATTATAAATGCAAGATATTATTGAATCTATAAAGAAAACTAATTATTCTGAAATTCATGATGTTAAATGTACTTCAGAATATAAAATTGAACGCAAAGAATGCAGAATTACCTTTAAAAAAGGTGAACATTATACAGCTTCAAAAATAAATAATAATTGGTGGCTTATTGAACAATTTGGTGTTCCAGCAAAAGACTTTAAAAAATATTTTAAAGATATATAATGAAACGTTTATACAAATAATTACTGAAAATACACTGGTGAACATAAAGACAATTCATTCAAAGAAAAGATACAATATTCTAAGAAAGACTTTGACAAATTGGTAGAACTTTGGAGATATGATAAACTTCCTAAAGAAGTCATGATTCAAGTCCTTATGGCAAAGATACTAAATTTGTACTTATATATTTGATAAATCACTCACGAAAACAAATACAACATATTACTTCATATGATATCAAGAATTAGATATTAATGACAGATGATATAAAATTATTTGAAAATTAAAAATGAAATCTATAGTTAATTTTATAAATGAACAGCAAGATTGGTGGAGTGGAAAAGATGCTCAATTAATTGATGAAAAAACATTACTTCAGTTTGCTAATAAAGCTTTAAAAAATACTAAACTTTATGCATCAGATTTGCAAGATGAGCTTTCACAATATGAAGATATAGATGAATTAGATAATGCATGGGAAAACAACGAATTAAAATATTGTAAGTTTGAAGATGAACTTTCTAATTTATTAAGTAATGATACAAAATATAGTGGAAAAGAAGGAGACATTTGTGATCGTGTTTGGATTCATGCTTGGGATTTACTAGATGACCTTATTGAATTATAAAAATAATGTATTTATATAAATGAAATCATTTACACAATATATTAAAGAATCAGTAGAAGGCTATCGTTTAAATGATGTAGAAGCAACATATATCGTTCAGCCAGAAGAATTAGTATTACAAGCTCCAGAAACATTTCAAGAATCTGATATTCAGCAATATATGGATGATATGTGGCTTAACAAATTGCCTTCATCACAAGATTACTCAGATAAATTTTTTGGAAAAAATAATGACAGTATATCTGATGCTCATTTTGAATATGATACATTTGAACATATTGATATTGAACCAAAAGAATATATAGAATGGGATTCAAAATATGATGTTAAGAAAACTAATGATGATATAACATTAGAATACTTCAAGATTAAAAATCTTAAATATATTATATCTTTTGATAGATTTGATATGGTTGATGTGACTGATGATACTGTTAAACAAAAACTTATTGATGTGTTTAAAGCAGCTGAATCTTCAAAAGAAAATGAATATCCAATTGAAATAATGTTTGATGAAGATTCATTAGAATATAGAAAATAAAAAAATTTAAATATTATATATGAAAAATCTTAAAGATATATTAAGTAATAATATTATTGAATCATTTAATAATACTGAAGAAGATTTTGATAGAATGGCACAAGGATTATTAAGATCAGCGAAAGCTTCAAAAATTAATCCTTTAGATTCTAAAGTATTAGCAAAATGCGCAGGATATATTATTGAAGCGTGGATTAAATTCGTTATTCAAATGCATGCGTGGAGACCAGGAGAACGCACATATAATGATGATGACGATAATGAAAACTATGAACCACCAAAAATTTATGAGAATGGTGATACATGGTATGATTTTTCAATTCGTGGAGATAAATTTGAAATAAAATCATTTCAAAAAGGTAAGAAATATTCAAATACAAAATTAACTAAAGCACAAGTTGAACATAAAGATGAATTAATTTTTGTATTATGTGAATATGAAATTGAATCATCTGGTCCAAAATTAAATTTGGTTAATGTTGAATTTGTTCCTGGAAATGAAATGAAAATTTCTGGAAATAGAATGGTTAAAAAATAAAATTCAAATATTATATAAATTTAACTAAAGAGATTTAATTGATCAAATCTCTTTTTCTATATTATATATAATTAAATAAATTTATTTTTAATAAAACATTTATTGTTTATGAAAGACATTAAAAATTTTATTAATGAATCATTACATAACAGTGATTGGCTATCTAATGCAAAGAATAATGAAGAGCCTTTTGTTAAAGCTGCTTTAGAAGAAGAAGGATGGAAAGTAACACCTGGCTCACAAAATGAAGATTTTCAAGGAATTGATTTAAAGGTTGAAAAACAAGAAACTGATGACCAATATGGTGGTAAGTTTAATATTGATGTAAAGGGAAGTTCATCAAAAAACAAGCAATCAAAAAGTTTCTTATTTACATGTAAGAGTGCATCAGGAAAAGAATATCCATATTCTGATAATCACTTTATTGCATTCATTAACTATGTTGACAAAACTATTTATTTAGCTGCTGATAAGGATGTTAAAGAATTAGCAAGTAAATATAAGGAATATGATAGTAAGTTTGGAGATGAATCTAAATATGTATTACTCCCAAAGAAAGAAGTACAAAAACTTGGTAGAACAATCAATCCATCTGATAAAATCAAAAATTTATTGAAATAATTTATGAAAGAATTACAAAAATTTATTAGTGAATCAAGTAATACATGGGCACTAGATAAAGAGGATGAAAAAATTATATTTGGTGCTTTAGAAATTATTGCTAAATTAGTTAAAGAGGATGAATTTTGTAAAGCATTAAATGTTGAACGATATAAATTTGATGAACTTTGGGAAGATTTTGGTGATCAATTAAATAAAAATGAAAATAAAGGAGTATCTACAATATCAAAAGCATTAAATAAAATTATAGATCAATAATGAAATCATTAAGTGAAATTATAAATGAAGGTAAATCAAGTATACTTTATGTATATTTTGAATTTGGTACAAGCGGATGGGGAGCTAAGCCTATCATAAGAATCAGTGAAGATCTTAAGGAATTATTAGATAGAGGAGGAAATTCTTGGGGATTTCATATTGCTGATGGAAGATTTCATGATGATTATATAAAGAGGCTTAAGAAAAAAATTAAAGAGCTTAAAAAATGAAAGACATAAAGAACTACATTTTAGAAGCAAAAAGTATTCATTCTCAATGGAAGAAACTTATTAAGAAACTTTCAAATGAAGAAATAGAATGGATTAAGAAATATGCAATTGATGAAAAGCACAATCGAATCTACACTATGGAGGAATTAGAGCAACGTATGTGGAAAGGAGATTTGAAAGATCAATGGGATAAAATGAACAATTATATTGTTGACAATATTCTTACAAAAGAGAATGGCATAACACAACGTGATGTTATTCATGAATATAGTCTTGCAACAACAGGAAAACAATCTATGATTGAAGTAATTGCACAAACTATTTATATGATAAATATGGAATTAGATTAGTAATATGAAAGATATAATATCTTATATCAGAGAATCTGTAGAGATTGAAAAGTCTAATAAGTTTGGTGAAAACAGTGATTATGTTACTGTTACATTAGTTCGTCGTGAAAATTTAGATTTGTCTTCAATTTCTAAAGAAGACTTTATTAAGTTTATTTTAGAGGATTATAATAAAGCAGTAAAAGAATACGATAATATTATTAAGCCATTAAATGATAAAAGACGCAAGCGATTAATTGAACAAGATGTTAACATTGCAATTAAGTTTGCGGAAAAGAAATGGAAGACTGAAAAGAAACGTGCTGAATATGTTGAAAACATTCGAAAGAATGCTGAAGCTAAAGAATGGTATATGGATAAGGCAGATAGAATATTTTTTGACTGCCAACCAGATAAAGGAAATATGGGTATTGATCAAAATTGTATATTTGATAAAAACACAAATGAAAAACAATTAGATCGTGCATATGATATATTAATGGAATCAAAATATTTTAAGAAGGGCACTGGTTGGGCATTTAAGTATGATGCAAGTTCAAAAGATAATTTATATTACTCTTTTAGACCTTATGTAGATATTTTACTTAATGAATCTGATAGAGCTGAACAAAGGCGTGATGAAGAAACATTAAATAAGTCAATAGAAAACTTTTATAAGAATACAAATTATTGGGGTGATTGATTTATAAATATGCAATTAGATTAAATGGAAGACATAAATTATATTTTAGAATCAACACTAGATACAATGTATATTATTGGATTTGATTATAATGAAGAAAATTCAATAGCTTCTGGATTATCTTTTGCTGAAGACTATATAGATGGCAAATATAAAGTAAATCTTTATATTGATACAGAGAATAGTGATTATATAATATTTAAAAAATATAATGTATTTTTACAATTATGAAAGACATAAAAAATTATATTTTAGAATCAACCCAAGATGAAGATCTCCAAGAAGAAGTTGGATTAGCTCTTAAGAAATTTGGTAATGTAAAACATGGATTCAAAGCTGCTAAAAAACAAGACATTATAGATGCAATGTACAAGCTTGGATTTGACTATGATGAAGAAAACTCAACCGTATCAGGATTGTCATTCACCGGAGATTATATGAATGATAAATATGAAGTAAATCTTTATATTGATAAGGAGAATGGTGATTATATAACACTTAAAAATTATAATGTATTTTTACAATAATGAAAGGTATAAATGAATATTTGATAAAAGAATCTGCTGATGAAGTAGAACTTGTTGTACTTTCACCAGAAGAACTTCAAAAGGTTTTAGAATTTGTTAAAGGTAATGAAGACAAAGGTCTTTGCATAAGAGATACTCGTAACACTGATGATGAATGGTATCAAATAGATGCTTGTTATTATGATGAGAGAAATGACAAAGGTCCTCGTAATTGGCCTTGGAAAAAAATAATAAGAAAAGACTAAAATGAAAAATATAAAAGATGTTATATTGAATGAAGCTGGCAAAGACTACTCAGATTATAAAGAGGAAGTAGCTGACCAATTATATGATATTTATTACAATCAAGGATTAAAAAGGTTTGTAAATGCAATGATTCATTTTATTGAAGATGGTCATTATACAAAGACTGGATGGGAATCTGATGAATTGAAAAAACTTCTTCCAAAACTTAAGTCATTAAGGCAAGAACCAAAAGGCTTTAAATCAAAATAAATGATAATATAATAAAAGACTTAATTAGAACTATAACAGAATCAAAATTTAGTCCTTATTGTGGCATAAAAGATAAAGAGATTAATTCAATTAATGGTAAATTGCTGCTTAATTGTAGTGGTGATGACGATTTTAGTATTAATATATAATGATTACGGTGATACGTATGCCAAATATCACTTATTAATAAGTACTGGACATAAAGGTGGAATATGTAGACCTAAATATTGTCCTGAATGCTGTAAAAAAATATAGTAAATAATTTATGAAAGACATTAAAGAATATATAACAGAAGCTGTTAAATTTAATTATTGGGAAGATGTAATTCAATTTCCAGGTTATGAATTAAAAGTTCCAAAAAAATATATTAAACCAGTTCAAACAAAATATTATCGTGAAGATTTTTTAACTGATTATTTTGGATGGCTTAATCAATGGCTTGATAAGAATATTAAAAAGATAGTTCAAATAGTAATTAAAGAAAATAAAGATTTTCCAGATAAAATTTCAATTAAATTACCAAGTGAATTAGGTGGTAGTTTAAAATTTGATTGGGATTGTGGGTGGACAGATGGTGTACCTCGTGGATCTCTTCGTGATGTTGAATTAAAAGTAAATAATGTTTCTCCATCATCAATGAGTCATAGTGCATTTTATCAAGCTCAAGAAGATTTAGAACAATTTAAATTAAATAATCCAATTAAATTTTAAAATATGAAAGACATCAAATAATATATAATAGAAGCAGCTGGTAGTGAAATCGAGTTTCAAGGTCAGAAATTACAATTAAATCACATTATTAAAGCTAATGTACATAATGACATATATCAAGCAACTCGTGTAAAAGAGTTTACTGATAATATGTGGAAAGATCTTAAGAAACAAGGTTGCACACACTTTATTTGTTTCCCACCTCATTATACAAACCAGGAAACGAAAAAGTTGATGAATTTCAGATAAAATGTTTATTAAAGGAAAGAAGATACTAGATACATACAAGGTGGTGAACATTATGCTATGTATGATACAAAGACCCATGAATGCGTAAATAGAGATATTATGGAAAAAAATAAAGCCTATAAAATTATAAGATTTGAATGATATGAAAGATATAAACAGATTTATTAATGAAAACGAAATACAGTTTCCACATTGGAAAGATGAATATTGGTCTGAAAATTTAATCCATCATTTAGATTCTCTTAATAGAGAAAAGAATGAATTAGCAGAAATAATTAGTTGGTTTATTGTTAAAGCTCTTGGAGAAACTCCAAAATCTTCTTATAAAGATTTACGTAAACAAATAGATACTGCATTAGTATAATGAAAAACATAAAAGATGTTATATTGAATGAAGCAGGTAAAGACTATTCCGACTATAAATCTGAAGTAGTTGACCAATTATATGATATTTATTATAATCAAGGATTGAAAAGATTTGTAAATGCAATGATTCATTTTATTGAGGACGGTCATTATGAAAAGACCGATTGGGAGTCAATTGAATTGAAGAAACTTCTTCCAAAACTTAAGTCATTAAGACAAGAACCAAAAGGCTTTAAATCAAAATAAATTGATAATATAATGGAAAATCTTAAGGAATATTTAATTAAAGAATCTGAAGAAGAAGTATTAGTTGTTACACATGATGAAGACGATGATCTAATATGTGTAAGTGCATTTTGGTATTGGCTTCGTGAAGCAGGATTCAAACCAAGTGGAAGACGACATAATTGGTCAAAACTTGATAAGAAATATGGTAATAAATGTAGTATCATAGATGATAAAGTTGATGAAGCTATTGAATTTATTAACAAAGGTACTTCAGGATTCAAGACTAAGAATATGACAATTAAAGTAAAATCTGAAAATGGATCTTGTAAAGTTTCATCAGATGGTGGTGATATAGCTCATATAAAATACACTAAAGACAAAGCATAATGAAGAATATAAATAATTTTATTACTGAAAAATATGCAGGCGAACGAGAAGGAAGTTCATTCAAAGATAAAGTAAAATATTCTAAGAAAGACTTTGACAAATGGGTAGAACTTTGGAGAGATGACAAACTTTCTAAAGAAGTCATGATAAGCCCTTATGGTAAAGATACTGAACTCGTATTAATATATTGGGTAAACCACTCACAAAAACAAGTACAACATATCGCATCATATAATGTAAAAGATGAGATATTGATGACAGATGATATAAAGTTATTTGGAAATGAAAAACATTAATTCATATATATTTGAATCTCGTGAAATAGAGACTAATTCAAATAAACAACGTCGTAAGGAACTTGAAAAATGGTTGAAACATAAAAACTATGATGATTATGTTGATACATTAAATAAGATGCTTGAAGATCCAAAAGCAAAGACTTTACTTGAAGATGGATTTGGGGGAGAGCTTGGCGATACTAAACTTACATTTTCTGTTAAAGAAATTCCTGTATCTCAATTGATGCCAACACAATCTGAGATAGATTTAGATAAGTCGCTTAAGCATGCATTAACTAAGAAAGAATCATTTGAAAAGACATTTACAAATCCTATTGAAATAAATAAACCAATTGTTACATTCAGACAAAATTATGTAATTGATGGGCATCATACTTGGTTACAGGCAATAGCTCTTAATCCAAAAGGAAAAATATTGGCATTCAATTATGATGGTGATATTTCTCCTATTCAGATGCTTAAAGCTGTACAAGGAACCATAGCTTCAGTTAAGGCAGACAATAATAACAATAGTGGAAAACTTCCATCAAATTCTGTAGATGGTCCTAATTTTTTTGATAAATCATTTGATGAAAAGAAAATTAGAAAATATATTAAAGATACGTTAAATGAAAATCTTATTGATTTATATATTGATAAGATTAAAGAATGCATGAATTATGATACGACAGTAGATTGGCTTACTGAACGTCTTTTAGATATTAAGTCAAATAATTATCCATTTGATTCTGCTCCTGGTCGTGAAAACATGCCACAATTATTTAAAGGTGGCACTGATGAAGCTGATAAGAAAACATCATTACCAAATAAAGAAGGATCTGCAATGAACAAACTTAAAGATAATAAATTTATGAAGTCAGCAGTAAAATAAATTATTGTTAAATATATATATTTATGTTAAATGGAATCTTTAGAAATACAACAAAATCCAGCTTTAATTGAAAATTTAAAACCTTATGATTTTTATAAATTCTATAATTATTTAAAAAATAATGAAACAGAATTTTTAAGTTTACGATTAAAAGGATGGATTCAAGTAACCAATGCATATGCAAGTGTTATGAATTATTTCAATGATAATGAAAAATTTCCAGAACTTGATGTAACATGCACTGGTGAATATTATATTGAATTTGAAGATCCTATTACTAAAGAATGTGCTGCAAATGTATTTGGAGATAGAGTAGGCTTAACTCAGACCAGAGCAAAAATATTCAATGGTTCAGAAATAACTAGTTCAAAAATGTCTCCTTATAATCAAATGGAATTATTTAATGAATTTGGATATTTTATTAATTTGACTCAAATACCATATCAATCTTTTTATAATTTTAAAAAATTAAAAAGCATACAATTACCTGAAAGTTTAACTACATTAAAAGAACAGGCATTTTATAATTGTGAATCACTTGAAAATTTTGGTCATTTAGAAAATCTTAGAACAATTGAACATCATGCATTAAGGCATACAAAATTACATGATATTCATTGTGAAAATATTTCTGTTCTTCAAAATAATACCTTAAGTGATAATACTGAATTAGAATTTGCTCATTTAGATGGAACATTTACACAATTAACACATGAAACATTCCGTGACGATAAAAATTTAAAATCAGTTACTGGTTTAAGTAATGTTACACAAATTAATTTTAAATGTTTCTTTGGATGTAATTCATTGACACATATAGATAATATTGATAAAATAACAAGAATAAATCAAGACGCCTTTAGCTATTGTTATGCATTACCGCGTCTTAATACAGATTCATTAACATATATTGACTCTTGGGGATTCTTCAATTGTACATCTTTAGAATATGTAAATACAGCAAACGTTACACATCTTGGAAAAGAGTGTTTTATGAAGTGTGCGGCATTAGAAGATTTAGATTTGTCAAATGTATTGACTATTGATACTGGTGTTTTTTCATATTCAGGAATAAAGAATATCAATTTACCGAAGTTGACTACACCTATAAGTAATATAGGAAGTATGATTAGAGATTCACAAGTAGAAACAGTAACATTTAATGAAGAATCTTCTGGATGGCAGACACCTTATGTAATACCTAATAATTTTGCAAATAATGCAATTAAATTAAGACAAATAAACTTAGGTAATTGTTATCAGATTAATTCAGATGCATTTGCAGGATGTAGTTCATTAATATCTATTGGAGAACAACCTGAAACACCTATATTAACAAAATTAAATGGTACATCAATATTTAATGGCTGTACAAATTTAGATCATATTGATATATCATTAGTTGCTGAAATACCAGGTTCAACTTTTTATAGATGTAAACATTTAAAAAGTCTTGGTAATAATAATGTATTGTCTAATGTTGAATATATAAGACATGATGCATTTCACGAATTTGGTACTTCAGGGGAAGAAGGATTAGGTGAAATTTCATTTCCAAATTGTAGATTAATCGAAAATGCAGTATTTAAGGATAGCTACGGTATAACAAAAATAAACTTTGGAAATCTTCAAGAAATCAAATATGAAGCATTTTGTCGTTGCAATGATCTTGAATATATTACTGGACTAGATAATGTTACAATATGTAGACATGATGTATTTTTGCAATGTACAAAACTTAAAGAAGTTGAAATGCTTAATGTTGAACAATTTATACATGATGGAAGGGGTGGTAGTAATCAATTTTATGGATGCACAGGATTGGAAAATGTTAATTTACCTAAACTTAAAACAGTTAGTGGTGATCGAACATTTAGCAATTGTAACATAACTGGATTATTAAATTTGCCATTACTTGAAGATACGGGTGGTCAGTACGCATTTCAGTCAGCAAAAATAAAGAAAATCAATTTACATAATTGTAAGAAATTATATCAAAATCAATTTAATAATAATACTTTACTTGAAGAAATTGATTTATCATCATGTGAACAATTTACAGGTGGTTCAGTATTTTATAATTGTACTGCATTACAAAGTATTGAATTACCTGCATTAACTGGAGATATTCCTCTTAATTGTTTCAGATATTGTAATTCGCTTACAAGTATTACATTTGGTACTGGTAAGATTAGATTAGTAGATGAATCTATTAGCGATAACCCAGAGTTAAAAACAATTAATTTAAATAATTGTACTTATATTGGTGTACATGCAATGATGAACTGTACTAAGCTTGAAACAATTGGAGAATTCAGCGATGAATTAACATATATAGGAATGGGAGCGTTTGAAAACTGTTCTAAATTAACAGGTAATATTACAATTCCTGCAAGTGTTACAACTATAGGATATAAAGCATTCTATAATTGTGGATCTATTACATCAATTACAATGTTAGCGACAACTCCGCCACAAATGGATAATGAATCATTTAATGGAGCATTAACATATCCTATTTATGTACCTGCAGGTTCTGTTGATGCATATAAAACAGCAAATAATTGGAAGAATATTGCTAGTAGAATATTTGCAGCATCATAAATATATTTTATTTAACATGATAAATATAGTTGAATATTTAAAGACAAATGATAAAGAATTCAATATTGATGGATTTAAGATAATTGACATGGGAGATGACTCAGTTGTTTCTAATTGGGGTGAAGGTGATTTATTAAAAGCTATCAATGAATTAAAGAAACTTAAAGAAGAAGCAAATAATAAAGAATATTGGTTAATTGCAACAACTAATAATGGATTCTATGATTTAGATGATCCTGGTAATTATTTAGTATTGAAATCTTATGAATATAATGAAAAGGATGATTATTATGGAATCAATCCAAAATATAATGAATATTTAAAATAAATTATGAAAGATATTAAAAATTTTATTTTAGAATCATCTCAAGATGACCTTGAAGATATGACAAATGATTTATCAGAATGGTGGGATGAACATTGTGTTGAAGATGGATATAATAGCCGTCATGAATTTATAGATAATATGAAAGCAATGGCAGATAAAGAAAATGATCCATTGGTTGATGACGCTTTTGATTATCTTGAAAATGAATGCGAATGGGATCATAAAGATATTGAACGCTGGAAAGATGATCTTATAGAAGTATTATCACAATGGGCAAAAGATCAATTAAGTTATTAATTTTTTCTAATATTATTTAATTTTTTATAAAGATTACTATATTATTTATGTATGGATGGTAACATAAAACATTCATTATATTTGTAATCAATAAAAAATTATTTAATATGATGAATATGTATACAACAGAGAGTTTTTGTGCCGGGTTAATTCAGTCAATTATCAATTATATGACTGAGAATAAAGTCGATGTATTTCCTCTTGAGTTTCTTGCAAATTGAAATGATTATAGTTCATGTGAGGCTGCTCGAAATTTTTACAATCATTGCATCAAGTATTTCACTGTTGTAAACGGAGAACTTCATGTTCATCTTCATTATAATTCAACGAATAAAGACTATGAAAATATTGTTTCAGAAAAACCTTGGTCTTGGCCCGACACTGAACATTATTCATTTCATTCTGCTGATTTAGTTGCTCTTATTCAGATAGCTTACGATACAATTGGTTCATCTCATTTTAAGGGTCGCGGAGTTGATAGCTGGGATTCTTCTGAAATTGATGAGCTTGAGGCAGAATATGAAGCTCGTCGAAACGAAGTTTAATAATTTAATACTATAAGAAATACATAGACAATATTTAGAATTTTATCTAAGTATTGTCTATATTTTTTATATAAAAGATAGACTTGAAATATGGATAATAATCAATGGCATCAAACAAAAGTACCTTTCTTTTTGGAAGTTGAATATTATGATGAATATAATCCTGATACTGAAAGTAAAATAATGAAATCTTTATTAAGAAATGAAGATATTCTCCCAGGATTAAGAGTTAATCAAATGTTTGCAAATTGTGTTGATAAGAATGTTTTAATAGCAAGTGAAATTCAAAATGACTTAAAACATTTACAAGAAGAATTTGAAAAGTTTAAGAATAAGTATATTAATTTTGCTGATGATAGATCTAAAGATATTTGCATGAATAAATTAGGTATGGAACCTAATGATTTTTCAGATATGGAAAAACATCATGCAGCATACATTAAAGAAGTAACAAAAGACAATAAGACACCATTTATTGATAGCAATACTGGAAGATATAAAGCATACGATGATCCAACTAATTTTCCACAATAATGATACCAGGTTTTGTAACAATTTATACAGATAAAGATAAATATAAGCATCTATATTTTTATCCAGGATTATCAGATGAAAATGAACCAATTTATAGAAATATTGAATTACCAGATTGTCAATTAAAATATGATAAGATTATAAATAAAGATTTTTCAATTGACTATAAATTTTATGAACGAAAAATTATAAAGATTATTTGTCATCTTGTTAAAATTAATGGAGATACAGATATTAATATTTTAAGTTTTAAGTAATGGGTAATTGTGTAGATAAGTTTATTGAAAACAGATTAAATAAAAGATTAAATGAATTATTAAATGTACGCTTGAAAATTCGACATCGTGGAATAGAACGTGAAAAAACAAATGATTATTTTGGCACGGGATGCTATGAAAAGGATTTTGCAGACATTATTGAATTAAGAAATATTGCAAGGGAACTTGAATTAAATTGTAATAAGTTTTTAGAACGTATATCGGAACAGTATAGTAAATTAAATTGATATGACAAACAATATTGATATAATGAAATGGTATATGAAAAATTTAGGTATACCAGTTGAACAAAGATATAGAAATGATTTATATTTTGATGTTCAATTAATTCGTAGAGGTAAAGACAATCCAGATATACCAGCAGCGAATTATATTTTTAAGACTTATTATATTGATTCAATTGAATTATTTGATAAGTATATAGATGAAATCAAAATTTGTTGTGATTTATTTCGTTTGCGTGCTTACATAAGTGTTAATGTTAAATCAAAATTTGAATTATTAAAAAAGACACTTGTTAAATACGCTGAAATGGTTGCTATTGGTGAATTTAAAAAACCATGGAGATTTTGCGATTATGTTAATGTTTCATTATCAGGTAAAGAAAAACGTTGGGTTATAGATTGTGATGAATGCGATAATTTTGATGATTATATTTATAATGTTAAATCTATAATTCAAAAATGTACATGTAAATATGATAATCCAATAGTTATTGAAATTCCAACAAAGACAGGTTATCATTTGATTACTCATCCATTTAACACATATGAATTTAATAAACATTTTGAAAAATTAAGTATTGATAAACCAGAAATTAAAAAAAATCACATAACATTATTGTATGAAAACTTATAATTATGATTAAATAAAATTAATATGAAAAAACCTATAAGATACATAATAAGTAAATTTACATATCATGGAGCAAATCATCTAAATAATGATACTGGTTTATATGAGATGAAAATTGAAGATAGATATCATATTTATCGTAGAGGAAATATTTTTAAGAAAAGACTTCATGTTGTTGGAGATTGGCTTTGCGATAGTCAAGGCGGTACTTGGTGTTTTCAAAATAATTTTAAATCTATTGAACAAGCGATATCTTATATAAAAGGCTGGCATATTGAAACTTATGGAATGAATAGAAATTATATTGTTGAAAATTATGAACAACCGCAAGAATAGACAAGAACAAATAAGAGCTGCTGCAAAATATACATCAGCAAAAAATGTTGAATCATTTGAAGGTGGAGCAAAATGGGCTGACTATAATCCTAATTGGCAAGAAGGATATCCTCAAAGAGAAGAAAATAAATATGGTCTTCCAAGATTATATCTATGTCAGATATTAATACTTGATATGACATTTGGATATCGTTATTCATATAGAGTTGGATTTATAAATGAACAAGGAAAATGGAATATTGAAAAAGAAGGATTTATAAAAGTTGTAAGATATCTTAATATATATTGTGATGAATCAGAATCTCAATTAATACAAAAGGACATACAAGATTTTAATAATAGTCAAAATAAGGAGCAAGAAGAAAATGAAGATAATGGAGAAAATTACAAAGCTGCTGCATAATAATGTATCAAAAAAATGGAACACTCTAAAGAAAGGTGATAAAATTTACTTATTGATTCCTATTGAATATGAAGATACTTATAAATATACATATCAAGAATCTGAGATAATAAATATTAAAGAATATAATTTAATATGTAATGTTAGATTTAAGTATAATGAAAATTCTGGCAAACGTAAACGTGTTAATTTAGCAGTAAATAAATTAAAATATGATTTACCATATATTGCATTAAAACGTAATACAGAATTTGCAAAAGAATATATGCCTGTATTTGGAGATATTATTGTAACATTTAATAATGATAAAGAGTACATTAATAACATATATGCTGAATTGATCACAAATAAAATTAAGGAACAAGAAGAAATTGTTGCTAAAGAAAAGGATACATTAAGTAAGCTTTATTCATTACAATATAATAAAATAGTATGAGTAAATTTGCAAAAGATATCAAAATAAACGATATATTATGGGCAATTAGTGAAGGTGATAAACCACAATTACTTCCATTAATTATTACTAATATTAATATAAAGAAAATATTATGGACATGCTATTATAATCTTACTGTTAGGCTTCCTGATGGTTCAGATAGATTTATATCATTGTTTGATACTGGAGAAAGACGAGATTATAATATTCCTTTATTAACAGATTTATTAAGCACATTAGATTATAGTAATTATGAAGAATTGAAAAAATCAGAGATAAATATAATGGCGTGTTTTGATAAAGATGCTCTTTGGAAACATTATGTTAATGGATTAGAAAGCAGTATGAAATCAATTGAAGAAGTAATTGAAAGAGGAAAACAGAATTTAAATGAATTGAGTAATAAATTAAAATATATTAAGAAACAACATGATAATATTCAAGAAGGGCAATTTATTTGAATCTGAATGCCAGTTACTAGTCAATATTATACATATAGCATTAATGTCTAATAAAGATTAATATAATTGAAGATGATATACTTCCTCCTCAAGTAATGATATATAGTATGAATAAATTTAAATAAGTTAATATGACAAATAAATATTATGCATGGCATTGGTTAAATGTTGAACCTGGAGATGATGTATATTATTATTCACATGGTAAAATATATAAACAAAAAATGTTGCATGCAAAAATGTATTATGAAACAATAGAATATTGTACTGGTCGTAAGGAAACTTATATGAAATATGTTGTATTTGAAGCTGTAGGAAAGTCAAATAGAAAAACAAAATTTAGATATGATATAAGTACAAGTGAATTGGAAAATGGTTATGGTAGAGATCATAATGGTAATTTAAGATTTAGTTGTTTGGAAGCTGTTAAAGAATATTTTGAAGAAAAAAAGAAATATACAAAATCATTAGTTTTGTATTATAATTATTTAGCAGAAAAGAATAATAAAATAATTGAAAAAATAAATAATTTATTAAATATATGATAGATAATCACACAATAGTAATTTATGGATGGAAAATTGAAGGCAGTGATGAAGTTCGTAAAATTGGTAAAAAACTAGAAAAAGTTGATGAAGAGTATTGGGATAAATTTCAAAATATAATAATTGATGATACAATGTGTGGCAATTATTTATATTTTGGAGCAATATTAGTTAATTATGATGCAGGTGAAGATCCGGATCCAGTTATTATAAATTCAGAATTAATTACTAAAGCAACATCTGAATATAACAAAACAATTGAAGAAAATCCAGAACTTAAAAAAGTTCTTAATAAATATACAAAAACACCAGCACAATTGTTTGTGTTTCAACATATTTGGTAATATGAATAAATTAGCACCTACAATACAAGTACAAAATTTAAAAAAATATATTAGTGGCATTAGAAACATTTGTAAAGGGATAATAAAGTCTGATGATTTAAATGAAGAACAATTATATTATCTTCAAGAAGGCTTTAGAAGAGGATTATGTGCTGCTGCAATGTATTTAGCTGATGAACTTGATGCTGAAATTGGAGAAGGACATCATTTAGAAAAAGAAGAAATTTGGTGGCAATATTATAAAGAAGATTTTAATGATTAAATATCTTAATAATATAATACATATAATATAAATGTAAATGATATGTATGATATAATTACAAAAGAACAAGTTGAAAGAGCTTGGAAAGAATATTATGATTTTATACACAATGAGTTTGGTGGGCCAGGAAATGGATGCGATGATTATCGAGATTGTTCTCCTGAAGTTTCATCAAAAATAATGAAATTATATAAATTTGCTCAAAATTTACAAAAGAAATATGATGAATTAATAAAATATAATAATTATAATATGAATAAAGAAGAAAAAAGAGATTTGATAATTGATAAAGGCGTTAAAATTAAAGAATGGATTAATTATAATATTAAAAAGCATGGCGCAAAGAATTTTTTTGATTGCGTTAATAATGCATGGCCTGACATATCTGAATCTATTAAGCAATCTATTCTTAATGAAATATCTGAAAATATAAAACCAAAGCAAATTAATAATATTGAAGATTTAGCAAAGCTTCTTGATGGTAATGAATATGGAGATGAATTAGATAATGAATATAATATAGATGTCGAAGCTATTTGTCGTAAAAACAAATGGGTTATTGTATTTGGATATTCGGATGATTTAATTGAATTTAGAGGATTCATTGATGGTGAGGACGGCGCCTGGGACGGTGCATTGATGAAATTAGTAAAACCTGGAGATTTTTATATGGAAGATGAAGATGAAGAAACATATAAAAAATCAAAAGAATATACATTTGTGTCAATTAATGAATCTGAACTTAAAGAAATTCAAAATAATGGGTATCAAAATATATGTGTTGTAGAAATGCTATGGAGCCCAAATGATTCTAATGCATCATGGCAAGTAAATTCAAAAGGTGCTCCATTTGTAAGATTTAATATAATGGAAGACGAAGAACTTTATTGTGAAGCAGCAATAATTGATTTAAGTAAATTAATATGAGAGGGAAATTAAAATTATATTTAGGTAAATGCCATTATGCAATAATATAATACATATAATATTTTTTATTCAAGAATTTCATAAAAATATAATACATATAATATTTTTTATTCAAGAATTTCATAAAAATATAATACATATAATATTTTT